GCGGCTTTAGCTTCTGCATCGTCTTTTAATTTTTGCTTGTCTTCATCCGATGGTGCAGAATCCGCAATTGCAGCCTCTTCTTTTTTTAATCTAACTACTAATTTAGAAGCTTGTGATTTAAGGTCTCCTGTATCATTGCTGCTATCTCCCATTGCAGTTTTTATAACCTCGAGTTTTCCTTTGATTTTTTCTGAGTTTAGTGCCTTTTGTACGATCTCAGAATATGACTTAAATTTATCAGTAACTGCAGTTTGAACTGCTGCTGCCTGTGATTTAAGTGTAGTAACTTTATTTGCTATTTTTTTCTTCATGTCAGAATCAGTAGCGGCTGATGCTGCGGCATCTAAATTAGCAACCTTTAAAAGAAGAGTATTAACCTTCTTCTGTGCTGCTCTGGCCTTAGGTGCCCTAAACACAAAATCTACAACACTGTTAGTTTCTTCAAAAATAGAATTAAAATCTATTGACTCTATTTCTTCAGTTAATTCATTTGCTAATGTTTCTAGAGAATTTATAATTGCATCTACATCAGATGACATATTCGTCTCTATTTTTGTAGTTTGTGTTGTTGTTATTGGATTTTCAATAACAACCTCATTTTCATTAATTGATTTAGTATACCAATTATCGAAAGTTTGATGTTTTTTCATAAAGTAGATATTTTTTTATATAACATATATATCAACGAAAAAAGGAACTGATTTCTCAGTTCCTTTTAATATTAAAATGTTAATTTTAAGTATTATGAAAGTGTCAATAGGTTAGTAAATGAACCTTTAACGTTAAATTTAACATATTGTGTTTCTGGGTGAAAACCTGCATCAACTAGAGCGAATCTAGATTTAATAGCAACCTTAGGAGCCATAGTTCCTTCAGCGATAGTTTGCACTGATTCAGCCATTAAGTATGGCATAAATACAATACCAGGTCCGTTACCGTCACCTTTTCTACCAACTGCGATAGAATAATCTCCCCATTCCATTGTTGGGTCAGTATATACATTAATTCCAGCAACAGATCCTAAAGGGTAAATTGCTCCAGCAGCTTGTGCGAAAGTATTAGCCATTGGGTTTGCAACAAATCCAGAGATTGATTGTAAAACTGTTGCAGTTTGTGGTCCACATACTGCGAAGTTACCAGCACCTCTTCTACCTCTGTTAGCGATTAAGTTAGCAGCCGCAAGAATTTGTGATAAGATTCTTCTATGGATTGATGGTAAAGTTTCACCACCACCACCTAAAGCACTAGCAGCAGGTAATGTTAAGTCAAAACCGTTTACAGTAAATGCAGCGGTTACGTTATCAGTACCTAATTTTCTAATTCTACCTAAGATGTATTGGTTAATACCTTGTGTTAATTCATTAGTTAAAACAGCTTCTACTTGAGCAACAGCGTCAACTCCGAATTGCTTAAGATCTTGAACTTGCTCTCTTGTAACCGCAGCAGCAACTTGAAAAGTTTCAGCTGAAACAGTCTTAGAGTGTAATGAAAGACCCATGATTTTGTCAGGAGTTTGTTCTCCAGCTTCTCTAGAAAATGGATTTCCATTCTCATCAGCTGCAACGAATCCTTTAACATGATCTTCTAATGCTTTTACTAATTCTACAGTTACACCAGCACCTGTTGCAACTGCTTCTAAGTCACCTGCAATATTTGTGTTTGATGCATCAATAGTTCCAACTTTAAAAATTGATTTACCATCAATTCTTGATGATCCGATGAATACGTAATCACCATTACTTCCAGGTACAGCATCAATATCGTCAGTACCTAAAAGTGCCTCAGAAGCTTTAACGTAAGTTGGAGTAGTTGTTCCTGCAATTTTACCACCTTCATATACGAAGTCTAAATAAGATAGTAATCCCATTGGTCCAGCCATAGGAACTACAGGTACTAAATCAAGACCGATAGTTTGTGCAGCAACTTGCATTGCTAAAGGTAATAGGGAAGGAGACTTATCTCCAGAACCGTTTACAGTAGAAACACCGTTAGTGATTCCTGAAGGTAAAACCGTTGCGCCCATACCAAAGATATTTCCTGCAGTCCCTAAAGACATAGTAGAAGCATCCTCATATAATTTGTGATTATGACAGTACTCTGACATCCAAGCTAATTTGCTAGCGTCATTGATTCCTGTTGCTGATTCAATAATCGGAGACCATGTTGCTCTGATTTCTGATTCATTAATTAAATTTGCCATTTTTGTTTTAATTTATTTTTTAATGGTTTAAGTTTCGTGTTTACGAGTTTTCGATATAATTTCAGTTTTTTGCTTCTTAACTGTGCATCGAATATGTTTTGTTTTATTATATATCTTTAATTATTTGATAATATTGTGATATATTTTTATTTTTTGAATTTTTTTGCTATTTGAGCAGTAATATCTGACAAATCGTAACCTATTGTCTTTACTTCTTCGATCTTTGTAGATTCATTAATCATTGTTATTTTTTCCATGATTGATGAAGTTTCTCTAAGATCTCTTGTTTGCCAGAAATTTGCAACTTGATATGAAGTTTCTAGTTTAGCCATTTTTGATTGAGCCATTATTTGGCTTTTCTTACTTTCAGATAATTTAGTCCATGTATCATGATATTCAGTTGGCATCATTGCAATTACATTTGGTGTATTTTCTGTAATTACAGCTCCCATTAATGAATTTGACCATAATGATAAAATTTGACCTTCTGTTAGATAGCCCTTGCCTTCGACTGCAGATGTAACTTTAGTTTTATCTTCATTTGATAAAGCATTAAATTCATTTATTTTTTCTTCATTAATAAATTTAAAGAAAGAAGGATTATCTGTTTTTTTAGCGTTAACCTTTTCAACTAAAGCTTCTAATTTAGAAGTAATTGAATTTTTGTAAGCTTCCATTGCGTCTACTGTTTTTCCGGCAGCGTCTCCAGTTCCTTTAAGATCTAAATCGGCTTTGACATCTTTAACTGTACTGTCAATTACATTACCATCAGCATCAACTGTTTTTACTGTTACATCTTTAGTTTCGTCCTTTAAGTCCTCTGCTGGTATTCCAGCTGCACCTTCTACTATTTCAATCCCGGCAGCGTCTCCAGTTCCTTTAAGATCTAAATCAGCTTCAACATCTTTAACTTTACTGTCAATTACATTGCCATCAGCATCAACTGTTTTTACAGTAACGTCTTTAGTTTCGTCTTTTAAGTCTTTTGCTGGAATTCCAGCTCCGTCTTCTAATAATAAGTTAGTGTTTACTGTTTCTGCAACATATTCAGCGTATTCTGTTACTTTTTCTAGATTTTCTCTTAAATACTCAGTATACTTAATTAAGTTATCATGTGAAGTAGTTCCTTCATTGTATGATTCTGCTAAATAATTAGTGTAATTTCTAATAGAATCAACACTTTCTGCAATATGTTCAGAATATTGAATACCTTTATCTAGTTTTTCTGCAAGATGCTCAGTATATTGAATACTTTCATCTGTTTTTTTAGCCGAATACTCAGAGTATGCTATTGAATTCTCTAGTTTTTCAGCTAAATAATTAGTATATTCTTTAATCTTTTCTAATTGAGAAGTGTTTTCATCAGTTGATGTTAATAAATTCATACTTTCTTTGATAGTTTTCATTTCATTAGAAAGATATTTAGAGTAGTTGTTGAAATCCTCAACCGTAATAAATTTAGACTCTGCCATTTTTGTTTCGTTTATGTTTTCGATTGTTTGTTTGTTATTATCTTTATTATTTATCTCGTAAATAAATAGGTCGTTTCCTTCATTAACAAATCCATAAGATTCATTAACTCTTTTTAGTTCAGCGTTTTCAAATCCTGGATCAGCTACTAAATCGTATGTAAATAATTGTTTGATTTTTACTTGTCCATTTGATTCAACAGCTCCGGCAGCTCTGCTTGATATTTGTAGAGGTACTCCAGCATCCACTAATGCCTTTGCTTGTCGACCTGCATCGGTATCTAATAATCTAATTCTACCCTTGACTTGTTTTGTAGTTGAATCATATATTAATTCTTCAATAATATGTGATACATTCTTTAAAGATACGTCAAATGTCTGAGGGTGATCTAATTCACCTAATAGTTTAGATGATTTAATTTTATCTTGTAATGCCTGAATTTGTGGTAAATATTCAGATTCAGTATAAATTCGGTTATTACGATTTTTCTTATCGATTTCTCCAAAGATACCTTCTAGAACGTAGGTTCCACCTTCCTGTTTAAACGCTAATTCTGTAGATGATCTTTCTAGGATCAGTAAGTTGTTAGTCATAATTTTATTATTTTATTATATTTCTATTATATATCATACTAATTTTTATAATATTTAAAAAAATTAAAATTAGATGCCTGCTAGTGGGTCTTCAATGCCACCTTCCTCTTCTTCTTTCTTCTTTTCTTCAGCGTCTGCTTGATTAACCTCAGCTGTATAATCGTTATAAAATTTAACTAAAGCAAAAATATCTTCTTCGGTAAATACAGTGTTACCATACTCCTTATAAAAGTATTCCTTAAATTCTTTTTCTGTTTTAGATGAAAGAATTACACCTAGAATTTCAGTGGATTTAATTTCTTCACCTGAATCTAAAGAAACATCGTCTACTACAACACGTGAATCACCACCGGCATCAATAGCTGCCTCGTCTATTTTAATATAAGATGAATTTATAAATTGTTCAAATGTCTTAATTGTTTTCATTGTTTTTTTTTTGTCTTTTTAAATTGCTAAAGGATCTTCTTATGCAGGTTCAGCTGCTTCCCTTGCCTTGGCTCTTGACTTGTAGGCTTCGTTTGCTGCTTTATCATCAGGTGAAAGTTTCATATATCTATCAACTAAGAAGTCCATGTCAAAATATGGAGTTTCTTCCATTGTTAATGGATCTGTTTTAACTAATGAATCTTTCATAGTACCTATGAAATCAAGTCTTTTTACCATTATTTCCATTTGCTTTAATTCAGCAAACATATTTTCTTCATTAAATTGAAGAGCGATTTGAGTTCTAAATCCAGCATCTTCTTTGAATTCAGGATATTTAAGACACATTTGAAGCCAAAGAGGTTTAACTAATATTTCTTGAAAAGAACTTCTAAGTCTAGTTATAAATTTAGCAAATTTAATTTCATCTCTAATCATTCCATCAGCTTCCATTGCAAAATCTCCACCACCATCTTCATACATAAATCTAGAGTATGGAATTTTAGAAACTGATTTTAATTTATCTGAGAAGTATTTTAGAGATTCAGTGTCGGATAGCTCCGGGCCTTCTCCTCCTAGGGTTTCAATCTCAGGTTGCTCACCGTCCTTGCTAGGTAACCAGTATTCTTTATTGAATTGTAACATTGGTTTACCATTTGTTGTCAGAGATGCACTGTCCCAATCAAAATCTACAACTTCTTTATAGTTACCCATTAATTGAGAAAGAGATTGTTTTGCTCTAGTCTTTGACTTACCTCCAACTGGAATAATAAACTTCATTCGATATGAAGAGTTTGTAACAGCCCAAATAACACGGGTATGCTCCATTATTCTCATTAAGTTGAATGACCTTACTAATCTTTCAACGTAAGAAACCCTAGATGCTGTTGTAATGGAAGAATATGATATGTATACTATTTGAGAATCGTATAATTTTCTTTCTTTAATTGGATCATCTTTAAATTGAATCCATATTTTTTTACCATCCTCATGATTATATCCCGGGACTAGTGTTATTGGATCAATTTCCTTAAATCCAATAATCTGTGTCATTTCTGGATTATAAATAATTTCAAAAGAAAGATATCCATCAATTAACCATTTTCTGTAAAAGAACCACGCGGATTGGTCCATGTTAAACCCAAAATACTGATAAATGTCACGGTATGATTTATTTAAATATTTCTGAACTTCTTCAGAAACTTCCATACCTATAATCTCAGGGTTAGCCATGAAATTTTTATTGTCATATACTATTGATTCATCACATAAGATATCTAAGATGTCTTCTATTTCATCATGCTGTGCAAATTTTCTAAGTTCTTCTCGTTTACCACGATATTGTTGATCAAAAAACGGAACGTTTTTTCGCATGGTAGTGTCTGCCATTGAAAGTGCAGCAAAAGCGCCGTACATATCATCGCTATCCATACCTAATGGATTCATTGCTCCATATCCATATGCATCTTCAAGTGGTCCAATTGCCTGTGATTGTCTAAGTACTAAGTCATCATAGTACATACCAAATGAAGATAATTTCTTTAGTGTATCACTTAATACAAAGGGTTTTTTTCCAGTACTCAGTGGTCCATTTCTTTCGACGAATCCTGCCATGTTGTTTAATATTAGTTTTATTTATATATTCCTTTTTAAATAGTCTTTAAATTGTATTCTTATTGCCATCAATGTGGTACCGTTTAGTTCTATGAAATTGCATAGGGCAATTTCAGGCCATCTTGAATAACTGACAACTGCCTGTTTTTTTTTCCTTGATGGTATATATTGTCTTAAGGCAAAATCACATCCATATTTTTCTAAATATGATTTCATACCATCATATGTTATTCTTAATGGTTTTTCATTTATTGGATTTTTCTTTTCGGAAATAGTGCTATTAATAAATGCATTCATTTTTGAATATAAATCATCAAGTAGCTTTTCTTTTACAGGGATTGGTAGTAGATTTAAATTAACCCCGCAATCATTGTTGCCGTTTCCTTCAATAGCGAGGACTATTGGATTTTCGTCAAACCAGGGCAATTCATCTTTATATTTTGGAGAATATTGAAAAACATAAATCTGTCCTGGTTTAAATCTATTTCTAGTATATTGAGCTTCTGTTAAGCTTCTAGACTTAAGACTATCATTAAACCATGATTCTGAGAATCTAACTGCCCTGGTCTTACTTCCATGTTCTTTTGATAATTCACTTATTCTTTTTTTAACATAGCCCATTTTTTATAGTGGTTTTTCATATTGTAATATATATTCCTATTTTAACGTAGCCCGTTTTTTATAGTGTCTTCAGTTAGAACTATGAATTTCCAACTTCGATTAATCGCATACTCCTTTGCAGCATTATACTTGTCCATATTCTTGACATATTGCTCTGCGAGGAATTTATAGGATTCTAACGCCTTCTTGGACATCTTAGTTGGGATTTTTGGTTTTTGAATTTGTGACTTAGGTTTAATTTCTGCTAAGAATTCATCAGTAGTTCCATCTGGTTTTAATATTTTAAAGTAAAAATCAGGATAGTACTTTCGTTCTTTGTTTCCCTGCCTAGACCAATATTTGATTTCGACAGGTTCACTAGACCACATTAATACCTTATCATTGATATCACACCATATCATAAACTTATATTCCCATGAACTCCTATATATTATAGGAAGAGGCCCTATTACCTTTTCAGGATTAGTTGGATTATAATAACCTTGATGAAATGCTGAATTCTTTGTGGGTTTAAGATTTTTTATTGACATTAAAATGAATACATTCCTCCGGTTTCATCATTGCCAGAAGCCTTATCCATAGATAATGTTCCTTTGTATTTTTTTGGATGGATTACATTCCATCCTTTAGCATAACCTCTCTTTGATATTTCTGTAAAATATGCGAAAGCATTAGGATATTCAGGATTGAAATTTTTCCAATATTTTAAAAGATCTAATAGTGCAGCCTGCAAACAATCATTTCTGTCATCATCACTAACATATGACATTGTTCTCTGTGCTCTTTCTGCTAGCAAAATTAACATTTTTTCTGAAGTTGGTGTTAATTTTCCAAGCAATTTAGACTCGCTCATTGCAGCATGTAAGTCTTTATTATTTAAGTAATTTTTACTTTTAGCCATTTTTATTATTTTAAATTAAGTTATATTTATTGTATGGGTTTTTATTATTTTGTTTCACATACTATTTAAACAAAAAAAGCCTCTATTGCTAGAGGCTTTACTATGGTAATAGAATACTATAGGTTGCGTTACATGTATAATGCTGTAATCTTATCTTCGAATGTTTTTATTTCTTTATTAAGTAAAGCATCCGCTTCTTTTATATTTTCGTCGTTTCTGTCTGCAGTCGCAAGTAATCCCTTTTGATCCTTTAAAAAAGATATCATAGACTCATTTAATATGACTTGTTCTGCTATTTCCTTTAGCCTATCCGATTGACCTTCGGCCATTTCCTTTAAAAAGAAAAGTGCTGATTCTCCTGTCTCATTAGTAACATAATCAACGGCTTCCATTACATTGTTTGCTTTAAAGAATTTTGCAATTCTGTTTGATTTATTAAAACGAGCAACATATACATCTTCATTTAATTTAAATAAATTTACAATATTATTGTTTCCTTCAAATGTAGCTGCAAAATCAAGAGTTACGTAATTTTGTAAAAGAACTGGTAGAGATTCAAATAACTCGGCTGTTGCCTTTTCATTATATCTAACCATACCTGCCGAAAGGACATGTATAGAAAATGTATTTCCTTCAATTAATGAAGTATTATGTTGAAATTTACCTTCAGTTAAATCATATACGAATTTACTTGGTCCATGAAACCATTTTACTGAATCATTTGAAAATTCGAATGATTCAAACGCCATAATTGCGTTTCTTAAAGTTAAATTGTTAGTTCCTTCAAGTTCCTTAATCTCAATGTCATTCATTTCAAAGAGTCTTCCATTTACGTAAAAATGAAAAGATTCATCTACTTTAATATATGGTGCTAGAATATTAGTTGTCATATTATTTTAATTTATTTATTTATTTATATATCTTTTTAATTTAGATTGTTTAATCTATAATTGAAGTGTCTGATGTGCCACCTGTTATAATATTAGATTCAATATTATACATTCGATTACTAATATGTCTTTCAGTACTATCTGCTCCTTGTTCATTGCCCCAACTAAATGAAGGAATGAATGAATTAATTTCAATAGCAAATGTAACCTTATACATCTCCTTATCTTCAAATGTAAAATTAAGTGGTCTTTCTTGAGTGTAATCATCTGGAAATGCATAGTATGATGAAATTCTATATGTGCCTTCGTCTAGGTGTCCTACCTCTACATCATAATAATTTGATTTGTATAGTTTTTTAATAATAGATTCAGTTATTTTTAATGAATCGATCGAAGAAGAAACTAATATTTCAACATCAAACCCTAATGTTATTGGAATCATATCAAATTCAGCAGTATAACCTTCCATAGCACCTTCACTGTTTAATTTAGTGTAACTACCTACTGTTCTTTTGTTAACTAATTTAGATGCATCTATATTAACAGAAGTTAAATTAGCTACGCCCCTTGGAACGATATCATAGTTGGCATCAGCATACTCCTTGTCTGGTGTGCAATATGGTCCGGAAGCTGTTGAAAATAAAAATTGATCTCTTAGGAATTGATCATCACCTGATATAGAATAATAAAAAGGAACATCAATTATGACTCTTTCCTTTGCTGAAATCTGTCTATGAAAATATACCTTGTTATTTAAATCTGCAAGAAATCCGATAATAAGATGTCTTACAATACTATCATCGGAATTATATTTTTGATTATATACTGACATTTAAATCTCTATTTTTAGTTATATATCTCTTTAATCAATTTTAATAACATCAAACTTTGAAAAACCATTTTCTCTGTAAATTTGAACCTCTGCATCAAAAATTTCTCTAGGCAATGGGGTGTGATTAATTACAAATGTATTTATTTTACTTTCTTTAATTACTTGACTTAAGATCTTTAATATGTTATGTATTCCATCTGCATCTACTGAACTCAATAATTCATCTAAGAATAGTAAATTTAATTGTGGAAATCTTAATTTTAAAATCTTAATAATTGCTATAATTATGATAAAATCTGCCTTTTTACGTTCACCTGTTGATAATGTTAATGGATTAATTTCTTCTCCTAAATGATTGATTATACAATTAAACTTTTCATCAAATCTTATGTGAAAATGTAAGTGCATAATTTGCACCATCGATGATATGTTTGCATTTAATCCCGGTAAAATAGTTTTAATTGCTAGATTTTTAACTCCATCTTCACCTAATACATCTTCTATCAGTTCTAAGAATCCAAAGTCAATTGATTTAATATCCTTAAATGAACCTTTTTCTAATTCTTGTTTTTCAAAGTCGCTTATAATCTGTTCTAAATGTGAAAAGTCGGCTGTTCCTTTAATTGAATCTCTTATTTTAATAAGTTCATTTTTAAACATTCGAATATTAGTATTTAAAGTAGAAACCTTGTCCTGTACTGCTCTATCCTTTTGTCTTAGTTCATTAATATCACGTGATACCTTACATACCAAATCAGTAGCATCTGTTAATTTGCTTGGAATTAATTCTAATTCATTAATAAGTTCTTTTTTTCTGTCAATATGGAATTCATTACTTAATGCACTTGCACATGTTGGACATGTATTATTTTCATATAATACAAGCTTTTTCTTAATTTCGGCAAGCTTGTATTTAAAATCAGATTCATCTGATTGTTTAACCCTTAGATCCATTGACAACGTTCCTATGCTTTCAGATATTTTTAATTGTGCATCTTCTAGTTTATTTTTATTATCATTGTATTTTACTAAAGTATCTTTAAGTTCTTGTATTTTTTGTTTGTCTTTTGCTTGACTTTCTACCATTAAAATTTCAAGCTTTTCCTTTACCGAAAGTATGTTATTACTTATTTGAATTAATTCCCTACTAAATGAATCTATATCGCCTTTGAGTAATTTTCTTTCTTCTCTAATTGCATTTTGCATTTCATTAAGAATAGAAAAACCAAACATCTTGTCAATGATCTGTCTTTTATCATTATTATTCATTGTTAAAAATGATTTAAAATCATTAACTGAAAGAATAATGATGTTTTTAAATACATGATATGGAATCCCAAATATTTCTTCTTCAAGATAATCTTGAACTGATTTTTTACCTGCCTTATCGAATTCAATTCCATTTAATTCAACTTTAAAAATACCAGGTGCTAGTCCTCTTTCAATTACAACGTTAGTTGATTTACATTGAAGTTTAATTCTTACCCATAACTCCTTATTAATTCGGTTTGGAAGATCAGATAATTTTACTCCTTCTACTTTACCATATAAAGCAAAAACTATTGCATTAGCAATAGTTGTTTTACCTTCACCATTTTTTCCAAGTGTTAAAAATAATTGAGATTTGTCTTTATCAAATTCTATTCTTTGAATCTTATTTCCATATGATGCAAAGTTTTTTAGTTCAATGCTTTGTATTTTCATAATTTAATCTGTTTGATTATTATATGCATGAAAGTCATGAAGTTTCTTTAATCTATCCTTTATTTGTAATTTGACTGCATCATTATGTTGTAAATTATCAACATACATATTACATAAATGAAGAATATTATAATTTTTATAAAGATCTTCGATTTGCTCCATATCTAAAAGATCTTCATCAATAAAAGTATCTTGTTCATATATGTTTGGATCTATTTTTCTGCTAATTTTTTGTACTTTATTAATAAGTCTTGAAAGTGCAGATGTTGTTGCAACATTAGAAGGAACATATAGATCTACATAGTTGTTTCTGATGGCATCTTTAAAGGTTCCTAGAGGCATATTATACACTTGTGTTAAATAAAATTTAACAAACTTTGGTGATATAGTATTTTCAAAAAACGTTTCTTGCATGTCCTCTAAATTAACCAAATCAAAGCCTTTAGTATTATCCATATCCGATCTAGTTAGTTCGTATGGAGTGCCAACCATTCTAAGTTTGCCTCTTCTTTGTCTATAATGGATGTGTCCTGAAAAAACTGCAGTAAATCTATCATATGATTCAGAGTCAACTCCATGTTGATTATCTACCTTTCTGTTTAGTTTAATACCTCTAACCTCAGAATGACAAAATAGTATTTCAGCGGTTGGATATTCCTTAAGAGTTTCCACTTCATGTTGAGTGTCTCTTCTCCATGGCATTAAAAGAACTTCTCTACCACCCCAATTAAATGTTTTTGGTTCTTTATAAATAGAAACGTTAGGAATCCACTTTAAGATATCAATAGAACTTACTTCATTGCTTTTCTTTGCCCATATATCATGATTACCTGCAATAGCATATGTTGGCATTATTTTACCTAATCTTTCAAATAGGTCTATTACATAATGTAAAACTTTAATATTTACACTTTGTCTGTTGTCGAATATATCACCTACTTGAACTAGAATATCTCCATCTTTAAAATTTTCTAGAAGAGTAGGAATGAATTGATTATCATAAAAGTCCCTTTGCATTTCTAGCCATTCTAATGAGCTTGAACGAACACCTAAATGCATATCTCCTAAAATCCAAATTCTTTTTACAGGTTTGTCTAATATTGCTTGCTCTATCATTGTTTAGAATAATCTATTTATATTCTTTTTCTTTAGTACATTTGTTTTTCTATCTAGTACCTCTATTAATTCTTCTTTAAATTTATTGCCAAGTGACTGATAGAATTTTGTTGGATTTACATTAAAATAATCACATGTTTCTGAATATATTTCAATTATTGAATGATTAGGTCTAAGCTCATCTGAAATATACTCATAAATTTCATTTATTTCTATTTTTTTTAATTTAATCGTTTGATTAAATTCATTAATATTATTAAAATGCTTAAACCTAGAAGATTCTATTAGTTCGTGAATTTTAGCAATAATTATTTTATTTTCTATTTTGTCTTCCTCGTCTCGATTATCGGTATGACTAGGGGCTATATTAAATGAAAATGTAGGATCTATTTCAAAACTGCTTTCTTCAAATGTATTATCGAATATTTTATCTCTCTCTTTCATATTTATAAATTATGTATATTTGAATTTGTAACATCTTCGGTTTCAGTAAGACGCATATATTGATAGTTTATATTTAATCTACATTTTACTCCTTTACCTTCACCATCTCTAATCTTTAAAACCTTAAGCCAATATTCGCTACTTGCACGCATCATATCGTCTTGAATAATTCCAAGCATTAAATCTGCTGTATGAGAAAGTCCTGCGGATTCTGCAACATCACCCATTCCAATATCACTAGAATTATAATTGTTTCTGTTGATCTGGGTTGCAGTTACTATTAGCCAGCCGTTTCTAACTCCCATAGCTCTTAAATCTTCTGCAATTTGCTTAATTTTTAAGTACATATTTTCAGAATTTGGATTTCTATAATTCGCTAAAATATTAATATAGTCAATGACTACACAGCTTAATTTTATTTTTCTTTCTTCTTCAATTTGCTTTAAGTATGCTTCAATATCAGGTACAGTTGCTTGTGATGTTGGAAATTGTTTAACAAATAATTGACCTGGTGGTGTTAATCCATTTCCTACGTTTTCTAACTTTCTTTTGATTAAATCTTTATTTTGTGCTTTAATATCATATTCACTCATTGGAATGGTTAACAAGTTTGCTCCTATTCTTTTAAGAACCTTATGTGCTGCCATCTCTGCTGAAACAAATGCAGTGTTAACTCCCATTTTAACAAAGTTTGCAGCGTCATTTGCTAGATAAATCGATTTTCCAATATTTTGCTCACCGACATAAACTACTAAAGATCCATCTTTATCATATCCACCAGTAAGCAGTCTATCTAAGAAATTATATCCAGTTGAAACCTTTACTCTTCCTTCTTGATAGTGATCGTCAACATTAAAGAAATCTAATCCAATATCTGAATTAAATACAATAGAGTTCCTGTCATTAATTAAGCTTTTTACTTTAGATATAATTTGATCTGCATTTTCAGGAGTAACTTCAGTTGTCTTAATATATTCAATGGTATCGATTAAAGTTGTATCGAATGTTCTCCATTTAATCCATGCTTCAGCCGTTGATACTAACCACTCTTCATCATATTGAGTTAGATCTGTCTTATATACTAATTCAATTATTGATTCTTCTACCTTACCTTTGAATTTAGGACTTTGAACTAAAATTTTCATTTGTTCTGCCTTTGGTGATTCATGGAATTTTTCGTAGAATTTAGTTGCTAAAAAATGCATGGTGTCTATTTCATCTGATGTATAGAACCCTTTATGTATTTTTTCTAGGTATTTTGGTTTTGCTAAAGCTAACTGAAAGAATATTTTTTCAAAATCTTGTCCGAATTTCATTTGTTATTTGTTTTTAATTATAATGTATTATAGGACTAAGTTTCATTATATCTGAATGTTCATTATATTTGAATGTTCATTGTGGTTGAACAGATGTAAATGTTGAACAATGTATCTTATTGAAATGGATTTATTATTATTGTATACGATTCCTTTCCTTCTTCAAATTTAGTTTGCTCTATTAGTCCAAGAGATATTGCTTGAGTCAGTCCCTTTTCGACATTAAATATATTTCCTTTAGCATGATATTTAATCAATGATGGTTTTGTAAAATTATGCATCGGTCTACTTGGACGGTTTATTGTTTCAGATAAATAAATGTAAATTATATCAAAGGCATCAGGGAAGTTTTCAAGTTCCCCTTGTATGCCTAGTATATATTTTATAGGTAGTTTATCTTCATTATATGACATAAGACTAACTTCCATTTTATTCGTTTGTTAAATTTTCATCAAGTAAAGCTCCGATTTCGTTATCTATATTATCGCTTTCGGTATTATAGTTAAAAAGGGGCTTAATATGAATATTTATTTTTTCTAATATCTCCTTTGTAAATACCTTTTCACTAAAAAATTCAGAGTTTGTAACTACTTCATCTAGGTGCTGGCAGATCCATCCGCGTGCTGTTGCCTTTGGTGTTTTAACTCCTTTTTCTATAGAACCTCTTGTGATTCCACAGATATCCCATGTTGCGTATTGCTCTAGGCCAACATACGGATTCATACCTTTGGTAAAATCTAAATGAAACTTAATAGGATGTGGCTTAGCAAATCTATTTTTATCAGGTTTTGCCGTTACAATAATACCAACCTTTTCAGTGCCATCCTTTAATTGTGCTTTAGTTAACATAAGAACAATAGAAGCGGCATACTCCGGACCTGTATTGTGATGTATTACTCCATTTTCAGTAATATAATGTTGAACATCTCTTACTGTTAAATCATGTACTTTAGTAGATTTTAACTCGGTTACACTCTTTATTTTTAATTTGTTTAATTGCATCTTTTATTAATTTTATTGTTTTTGTATTATTCTTGTATGAATTGTCACTTACTCTAATAATTCCAGTAATATCATTTCTAAATTCTAGACATATTCTGTCCTTTATTTCATCGTATATTTGATTGTGCCAATATAACCCATCATATTCTATAAGAATTAATGAATCCTCGTCTTTAAAATAGCCATCATATTTTATTATACCTTGATTTAACTCTTCAGATTTCTGTATGTTAACTATAAATTCAGTATGTTTTATATTATCAATAGATTTTACGATATTATTGAAAAATACAACTTCCTCCTTAGACACGCTTCCGAAAAAAGATGCAAATTTTTCTGGATTATTTTTTATAAAGTTACTTTGTTTTTTAGATATTATTGCTTTAATAGTATCGTATTCACTTTCACTAGACCAGAATTCTCTGCAACCATAATTCCTTTTATGTGCCTCGTATTTTGCTTCTTCTTCAGAAAAACCTATGTTTTTCCAATATTCGATAGACCATACTGACTGTCTACTAATTTCATGTTTATCATATTTAGTATATCGCAAGTTGGATCTTCTAGATTGTTCATTAGCTACCATTAAAGTTGCTTCAATCTGATTATACCCTTTATCCGTCCAATGTGAATTACATACATTACTGTTTTTTCTTTGTAATTCACTTATTTTTAAGGTAGCGTATTCATTATCATATCCCCTGGAATTCCAATATGATGTGCTTAATTTAGAAACTGCTTTACCATTCCTTTTCTGTTTAAAAAATTTTTGACATTCTAATTTAAATCCACATACTCCTTTTATTTCATTAGAATAAACGAAACTAAACATCTCTAAAAAATGTTCTTCGTTATTGATATTCATGTCATTATAATGAGTATTTAAAAGTTTCTTAAATTCATCATATGTTGGATTAATATATTTCTTAAGTACTGGCATTTTTAGTAGTTTCAATTTTTTGTTAGATAATAGGTGGCTGTTAACCACCACCTGTTATATATATCTAGACACTTCATTGTTTTTTACTAAATCTCTTGCTAATATCCAATTATTGTCATCTAATGGATCGTCTTCAACATTACCTGTAAAAAATCTATGATCTTCAGAACATTCTATGATCGTATTATCTTCAAATTCTATTCGGTATGTTTTCTTTTCAAACGTCCATGTGTTTTCTATTTCCATACCTCCATTTAATGTAAGAACTGAATCACCTTCTACTATATCTTCTATGTTCTTTAGGGTGTTATCGAACATTCTCACTTTAGATCCTGGAACTAAACAACCTCCACCTGCAACTTGTCTTGAAATAAAGTCTTGTGTTTGATAAGTATGATTAGTAAACAAAAATGGAATTTTTAAATCAGCAAGCGGAGTCATTATGATTCTAAAAATAGATTTTAAAATCTTAGATCTAGTCATATCTGCCTTTTCACTTCCACTGGTTGCATCATCAATTTCCTTTGCAGTCGCAAGGTTACCTGCTGAATCAAGAATAATCATGATTTTTTGTACTTCTCCACCTTTTCTTTTTACCTCTTGCATTTTTTGAGTAATAGTAGTGATTGAAGTCCTAAACGCCTGTACAGTATTTACAGGCTGATAATTTACTTTACTAATATCAATACCAAACTTTTTCATTTGGTCTTTATCTACTGCAGCTTCTGAATCATAATAAATAACATAATATCCCATGTTAATTGCTTCTCGAACTGAATTTAATGTAAGAAAGGTTTTTCCAGTACCAGATGGTCCTGCTATTGAACAAGAACGGTTATTAGGCCATCCTCCCCATACCGAACCAGAAAGACATGCGTTTAAATGATAATTTCCAGTGTGAATCCATTCTGTTACTTCAGAAAAATTTGATTGGTCCATAACAGAACCTAAGGGGTTTAATCCTGCTAATTCTGCGTTTAAGTCATCGAATGTAAATTTATTTTTTGCCATATATTTTCTTTATTTTCTAATATTTTATTCTTAATTCTTCAAGCTCTGTCATGAGTGATTGTGCCTCATCTTGTATCGCCTGCATTTTAGTTTGAAGACTTTCAAGTTTTTTAGTAATACTTTGATATTTTTTTACTATCTCGTATTGTTCTTCTGTTAAATTTTTGCTGTCTATTTCCATGTTTAAAATAATGATGTTGAATAAATTAAATTTCTGTTTAGTGTATGTAATCCTACCGCTGAAAGAACTCTGTTTAACGGATCAATTACGCTTTTTTCAAATTGTAGTTCATAATCTACAAGTGGTGCTATTTCATATGGATGAGCACCTGGTTGATATGCAAATATTTCACAAGTAGTATGTTTACAATGATACAGTCTAAGTTTTTCACCGTTACCAATCATCTTGTACTTGTTTTTATATTTTGGATTGTTATTCATTAGAAAATTATAAAAACCTGCCGCCTTGACATTAGATGGGCATTTTAAGCCATACTGGAATTCAACAGTGTCATCTAAAATATACTTATCAATGTTATTAGTTCTTTTGTTGAAGCAAATTTCATCTATATCTGCGAGCTGAAATTCTTTTTTACATTGTTTTAAATAATCTACTAATCTTTTTAGGAGAGCTGCTGTTGGCTTTTCTGAAAGAATCAATTTAAGGGCTTCAGTTAAATGCTTCCTTGCAATTGCAGGTGTTGAACTTTGAATAGTATCGAATCCTATTGTTTTTATTTTTTTAAGTGAAGGATATCTATCATTAATGTCAAGCCTGTCTTCCCATGCTATATTTTGAAGATATTTTTTCTTAGCTAACCATATTCCTGAATATGCTATTGTTTCTAATTCAAATACAAGAAAATTTTCAGTATTTGTTGCTTCTGAATACTTTTCCATACACTTAAAAATGTAATCCTTAAGTCTAAAGTTATATAATTCCATAATAAACTTATCTATTGACATAGAATCATCATTCCACTCAATAGATTCATACATTTCTTCGAATTGAACATATGCCGAATCGGTGTCAATATAAACAACAGATGGTCTTACTAGTTTATTCTTAATAGAAATATTAAAATGAGAATGCACTTGCTTATCTTTAAGCCAAAATTCATGAAAATACTTATTAAGAATTTTTTCTGAGTATAAAATGGCGGATTGACCCTGTAGTGTAATAGATTCAGCAATGTCTATGTTAAAAAAGTGAAACCATTTATTTCCAAATGCACCATATATTGAGTTAAGCATTACCTTAACTGCCTGTTCATATGCCGTATATTTAGCTGACATCATTGAATAATGTTCAACCAATATTTTAATCTCCTCTTGTGTTAGATTTTCTTCTGGTTTTAGTATTAATTCATCTATTGTCATATCTATTCAGCTGTTTGGCAGGTTGCAATTGTTAAAAGAGTTTCTGAATCCTTTGATCGGAGTACAACACGATTGTCTAATACGTTTGCAGTATAATCTTCTTTGTCTAAAAGATTTAAATACTTTTTAAATAAAGTTACGTCCTTGGTATTGGTTCCTTTAAATTCTTCAGTTACTAAGTAATTATAATTCTTACCTTTCATTCTAACACCGCCTTTGCCTGTAGTAATCGTAAAAGTTTCTTCTTTGTCTAATCCAAATAATGAACGTACCTTTGACGTTGCAGTGTAATCCATATCAAACGAGTATTTAGCTTCATCTATGTTAAAAATTGCTGTGATTTGAGAATCGGTAAGATCTTTATATCCAAGAGATGGCTCTGAACATGATAACGTTATTTCTAATTCATTATTAAAGATACGAAATTCAGTTGCTACGAAATCTTCCTCATTTTCAACAAATTCTATTTCTGCCTGTATGTTGCCGAATTCAAATTGCTTAAACGCATCAGTTAACCTGTTTGCATCAAAGAAAGCAATTTTTAATTCTTTAGTATTATTAACCTTATCTATTGCGTCTTCTTCTAACTGAAAGACTTGGCCAATTGGCAATCTGTGATGCTTTACTGCATCTCTTTGTGGTAAATAAGCAGAAGCCTGAATTACTCCATCTTTAATTTTAAAATAAATAAAGGTATCAATAACCTTTAACCGATTAACAAAACCAATAAAATTGTTTTGATCTACTTTTTCAATGCTAATTTTCATGTTGTCTATTTATAAATAATATTATTAAGTATTATAAGCATAGTTAGCGTTTTGTTTCACATAAAAAAACAGGGAGTAGCGAATTCCCTGCTTTACTTTCCGTGAACTAACCCGGTCCTAAAATGCAACTATGTTTCAAGTTGCCGTTTCTTTACGCTTCACAGCTTGCACAGTCTAAAATATCTCTAGCAAATGATTGAGCTGAGCCTTGACTAAATTGGTAGTAAAGTGTTTTGATTCCCTCTTCATGGGCATATAAATACAATTTATTAATGTCCTTTGCCGGAACACTAGGATGAATCATTAAATTTAATGATTGTGACTGATCTATAAATTTCTGTCTCTGTGCTGCTTGTAAAACTATTTCTTTTGGTGTAATTTCAACAAAAGATTTAAAAACTTCCTTTGTTGGAAAGTCTAAGTGCTGAACACTTCCATCTCTTTTAAGAATTCCTTCCCATACTTCAGGTGTATTTAAGTTATACTTGATTAATTCATCAATAAGAAATGGATTTTTGTATATTGTTTTTGACTTTGCTAAATCTTTAATAAAATAATTAGATTTAATAGGCTCTATTCCCATTGAAACTTGACCTAAAATAAATGAACTACTCTTTGTTGGTGCAATCGCAACTAATGTTGTATTTGCATATCCATCTCTTAAAGATCGATAACCTTTTTCATCATGTAACCATCGGGATGCCCCATCACTTCTTTCCTTTAAAGTTGAAAATATATCATGGTTTAATGCCTTTGATTGTAAAGAGTCAAATGTTATTAATTTTGACTGGAATAGTGAATGATAGCCAAGAACCCCTAGACCTAATGCTCTATGTTGTTCGGCAAATCGATGTGCCCTTGACATACCTGGCATTTTAAATGACTTCTTAATAAATTCATCCATAACTGCATTTAAGAACAATACATATGTTTCGATAGCATCTGTTTTTTTAATCTCATCCCAATGTAAAAGATTAATAGAACCTAAACAACATACAAACGAATTAAAAGAATCAGTTGGAAGCTGAATCTCACTGCAATTGTGGACTAATATATCGTCCCCGTAGAAGTTGTGGTTATCTTCTACTGTAATATCGAAGACTGGTATTTCTTCTTCTAAATATTGTATTTTTAACATATTGTTATATTTTTGTTTTTAATTTCTTTTCTTATTTTTGGACTATTATTGTAATATACATTAAGAACTAATCCTGTTTTTTCAGATGCTAATCTATGTAATTCTTTACTACCTAATCCATTAAATCTAAACGAGCTAAATGATTTTGGTAATTTTTCATACTTTTTAATTTTTCTATAGTAAGTCGACACCATTCTATATGGTAATAAAAATCCTAAGTTCATTTCAACTGAAAATTCAGATACAATATTAACAAGCTCTTCGTCAGTAAATCCACTAAATCTTGAATTCTTTTCACCTTTAGCGTCGCCGATGTTTGCATGATATTCGTCATAATTATCCCTATATTCATTCACTGTTATGTATTTCTTAACACCTGATGTTTTACATATTACTGATATCTTACCAGTTGAATGGTGTCTCCATTTTCCAGATAAAACATTTGGATGATTTACATCAACAGAACCTATCATTTTAAGCGTTTCAGAATCTACAACAGGCATTGTACCCTTTCTTGCTTCTGATATGTTGTTTACACCTTTAATACTATGCCATGTATTTTGCTTTCTAAACATTGATATATTCTGTTTGAATGATGCAACCAACTTATTCTTTAATTTGGAACTTAATGCACTAGATACTTTTTTCTTATAAACATATCCGTTAACCATGAATCTAATTGCTAGAAAATCTTTTCTATTATTATAAGCTTTAAATCTTAATAAATGTGCCATATAGTGTTCTTCAGGTAACATAACAACTAGATTAGATTCTAAGTCATCACCTCCAATATGCTTAGGTACTATATGATGTTTTTCAGTATAAATATAGTCTGCACTAAGCCTTTCATCATTGGCATTCCTATTACTTAATCGATCTTTAACATCAGTTGTTTTACATAATTCACATAAGTTATTGTATATTCGTTCATAGTTCATAAGATAAAGTTACTTTTATTTTAATATATATTTAAATAATTTTGCAACTTTATCTCAGAACATAAAACTTTAAGAATTAATAACTAATACGTCATCTTCTCTTAGATTTTTTGCCATAATATATCCTCTATTCGAAGTATATACTTTATGATCCAGTGTACATGTTATTGATTTTCCAGTAGCTTCATCTGTTATTTTCATAACTTTTGCTTTTTTAGAAGTCATTGCACTATCTATCACTTTTTTATATTCAATCTCAGAAGTTTCTATGTTAAATGATTTAACTTCTAGTGTTGTATATAGATTATATTGAAATAAACAATCTAACATTATAATTGGCATCGTTTTTTCAACGCCATTTACTTTTACACTAACTTCAGTCCAAGGTGCTACGCATAAGTTTGAGGCAGTAATGTCAAGGCCTAATTCCTTATAAGGGGAATTGTTATTACTATTATCCTTAAACATAATGTAAGGAAAACCAAACTCATTACGTCGTTGAATAATCTTTGCCCATATTTTACGTTTTTGAGTATCTCCTTCTTTCATTTCTGATATCCAATTATCAGTTACGGTGACTCCGTATTGTAAATTTTGAATAGGATTTCCATCAGTTCCAATGTCTAAAAATTCTAAGATATCTTTATGTTCTACTGGCAACCATACTGCACATGCACCTCTTCTTGCCTCTGATTGTTTACATACATCAACGGTTGTATCATACATTCTGGCATAATGAACAGGTCCGTCTGCTGTTCCTCCTGTGGAAATAGTAGCTCCTCTTTCTCTGATGTTTCCTAAAAAAGCTGAAGTTCCTCCTCCGTATTTTGACATCATTCCTATTTCTCTACTTGCATTTAATATACTATCTAAGTTATCATCTACATTACTTCCATAACAGCTAACAGGAAGACCTTTGTCTTTTCCGAAATTAATCCAAACAGGTGTTGATAAACTATAAAAACCTAAGTTCATATACTCCTCAAACTTCTTTGCAAATCCATCAATTTTTAGTATCTTTTCTGCATTATTAGATATATCCTTAATTCGTTGCTCGGGTGTTTCCTTAATATAGCCGCGAGAGAGGAATGTTCGACTATCTTCATTAAGCCAATAATTCTTTTCGTAATTCATGTTGTTTTGTTTTTTTCTAGAATAAATCATCTTCAGTAATTGACTTTGATTTCTTAAAATAATCGATACTTTTTTTGTAAAAGAAGTCTCCCTCCTTTGTTGATAGAATTTCAATGTCAAACCATAATGTTTTTTCTATTTCATTAAAATCTACATCAAATACTGGCTTCATTCCAATTCTTCCTAATGAATTGTTAAATCTGTTTTGAATAAATTGTTTAATTGTATCTTTAGATAAAAAATCTAATTCTCCTTTTTCAAAAATCCAATCAAGTATTTTAACCTCAGATGCATACGCCTTTTTACATGCTGAATCTATTAGTTCTTCGAATTCTGCATCAAACCATTCTGGATTTTCTTTCTTAATAATGTTAATTAATTCTGAACCGAAATTTCCGTGGATTTCTTCCTCCTTGCTTGTCGCTTCAACTACATTTGAAATACCTTTGAAGAGGTTTTTCTCCTTGTTAAACGACATCATAATTAAAAATTGACTAAATAAACTAACATGCTCTATGAATAGTGAAAATAAAAGTACTGATTTAGTATACATTTTATTATCCTTGCTTCTGGTACCATCTAGATATTTTGATAGATATGCAATTCTATCTTTAATCGCAGGAATTTCAACTACATTTTTAAATTCCTCTTCTAATCCTAAAATTCTGAGTAATTGTGCATAAGCGTCTTTATGTCTTACTTCTGATTCCGCAAACGTCATTCCTACATCTCCAATTTCAGTAATTGGCATTCTTTTGTAAAGGTCAGCCCAAAATGTTTTTACATTTACTTCAATTTGCGCTATTGCCAACATTGACCTTTTTATAACTTCTCTTTCCTCTTCTGTTATTTTACTCTTAAAATCATCAATGTCTGTTGTGAAATTAAATTCAGTGTGAATCCAGTATGAGTGTCTAATTGCATCTTTATATGCAAGTAACATTGGATATTCGTAAGGTAAAATATTTACTCTTTTTTCAAAGATATTATTGTTCATATTAATTTTTTATTTTGTTTAGTTTTTTATTTTGTTTTTAATGCTTAATTATTTAAGTCTTTTCTTTAATTTATCTGCGAGTGTAAAATATGTATATGATGTTTTTTTGTAATCCTTACGTTGATTATATAGATCACTTAATATTTTTCTAAGAATAGAGTCTTCGGTTTTATAAACAACTCCATTGTCACATACAATAACCCCTTTATCCTTTCTTCTTTCTTCTATTTCACTCTTGTAAATTTTTTCAATATATGCATCTGGTGAAATATTAAACTGACGCATTATTGAAGGATATAGCGAAGCAAAATCGAATGCACTTACTCCTTCATAATATCCTAAAATAGGTTCCTTAACATAAGCACCTGCATATTGAGTATCTTTACTACTATCTGTTTTTTCTTCACTACCGATTCGCATTCCTTGTTCTGCTAACTTTCTAGCCATAATTGCTTCAGTAACTGCCACTGGAGAACTTGCCTTATACAATGGCATATTTGTAATATTTGCAAGAGTTAAAAGAACTTCCATTGACTTTAGTTTTTGATCGATATAGTACACTAAAACTGAATCGACTACATTATAATATATGTATTTAACAAAGTTGTCACGATACAGGTCTTGCAATGATCCTGTGAACTTGATTTTATTAACATTAAGGACTTGACTAGAAACATAATCAAGGGAGTTGGATTCCTTTACTTTTACACTTCTATCATACTTGTCATATAATTGCATATAATCTAAAATTCCAAGGTGTAAAGGTCTTGAATCTCTGTTATCTACTGATTTTGTCCTTCCAATATCTTTAATATCTATCTGTAATCTTTTACATCTGTTTGTAATATATTGCCAGTCATAATTAATAAAATTCCAACCAGTCATCATCGGAAATTTAGGTAAAAACTTAAACAGGAATGTATATACCATATCATATTCAGAATTAAACTTATGATATTTAAATTCCCAATCCATGTCAAAATCCTTAAAATACTCATTAGTATCATCTTGAATCTTTTGAATTTTATCAGATGCCATGTCTTCTAATCCAAGAACTATTGCCTTGCGGTCAGGTGTGATTATTGAAAATGATAATATTCTACTTTTAGCCTCTTCTGCCTTTGGAAAACCATCAACTATCTCAGTTTCAATATCCACAAAATATGTTTTTGGCATATTATATGCAGTAAGATCTGCCTTATCTTTTTCAGATAGACTATCTAGAAAATAAAGAATGGAAAACTTATTATATTGTCTTCCATTTCCAAGTTTAACAGATCTACCATCCCAATTTTTAAATTGAGTACTGGCTGCTTTATCTTTGTCCTCGCATACATACCAATTCTGAAAATTACTTACGGGATATTGTTTAAACGCTACTTCTCCTTCTGTATTATAATACGATATAATAACGTCTTTATCCCTTTGCTCAATGTCAAGAATCATCTATTTAATTTTAGTAAGTTATTATTGTGGATTTTATATATCTATTTATTTAGACTATTTTGTTCTTTAATTGTTCTTTAATAGCCATCTTTTTGTCGTTGTACATTTTCTGCTGCTTTAGCAAAATAGTAGTTAAATGTAGTCTTTGCATCTAATCCAATTGAGGATGCATAGTTAAACATAAAATGAATTATATCTACAAATTCCATGTATAATTCCTTTTTATCTCCTTCAGATAAATCTGAAACTTTCATAGTTTCATACTTACTAAAATCTTTTTTCCAGTACTTCCATACTGCATTGCCGCTACCGTCTTTAATACCTCCGAGTGCATCTGTCATTTCATGAACTTCGTCAATAAGTGCATGAGTGTTAACATGCCAAAAATCCATTACCTCTCTAATAGACATGTCTTCGAAATTAAAACCATAAGTTTGCTCTTGCATTTTCTTTTGGTTTTCCATAATGTCAGCTAAGTGTGTTGTTGAATTTGAATAGAAGTCATTCACTTCTAAATCTTTGCATTCATTGTCAATATTTGCCATAATTAATTTTTTATATGTTTATAGTAGTTTTATTAAAATATGCCTGTTTGTTTCACATAAAAAAACCCCGTATACAGGGTTTTTAGTTTAATTTATTTTAAAATAAAGAGTTTTGTTTAATAATAGGAGGCGTGTAATTTTGTTTATTTTTTGTTAGACAATTGCTTCCAACATCACTTACTACTAAATCTATCCTATTATCAAAATCATCTTTACTCCACATATATGATAATATAGTGTCAGACTGGGTTTGCGCGTATTCTTCTAATTGAATATCACTTAACGTTTCTATGTTCATCTGGGGTAATCCAAGTGCCTCTAGATCCTTCGGTGATGATATTAGGATTGATCGTTGAATTGCAGCATAAATCCATCTTATACGAAACCACCCTGAACCAGCATGAGGATATTCAGGACAAAGAATTCCCCAGTACTTTCCGCATGTTTCAAATACATCTGTTTCAGTGTCAAGCAACCGTGCTGTTTTAATACTCTTTGCTCCAAAATAATCTACTGGCCATTTTAATTTATTTCGGCGAACCCATGGACTATGATCGACAATAGAAGCTAGCATATGCTTTCTTTCCTTTGCTTGAAGAGGATTGTTAATACTTATATTCCAATTCTCAAGGACATATGGTGTTAAATCTAGATTGTAGATATTTTTTGCCTTAATAATATCTCTAATCTTTTCTTTATCTCCCCAATCGAATGCGGGTATTAATGCATTTTCGAATTTACCATCAACAATATCTCTAATAACTTCAACTGCTTCGATTGGATTAAACAAAGGATTATCTACTCCTCCGTAAAAATAGCTTCCATTACTCCATTTCTTTGATATTGATTTATCAAAGACTGCTTGATCTAACATTTTTTCCCAAGATTTCATAGTTCCGTCTATTTTCCAATCCTCATGAAATACTATGACATTTTTTACAGTCTTAAGAGCATACATTACGTTAAAGATTTCTCCTGAATAATTGTTTGAGCCAAATTGACCTATTCCAATAATAGCTAAGCCATATTCAGAAAGATCATCACCCCATTTCACCTTACGTCTATCTACTAAATATCCTTGTTTCCTTAGAGAGTTACATATAATAGAACTGTCATCAATTCTTTTTACCCTTGCTCTTTTCCATGCATTATCGTCGGTTTGCTTTGCAGTACATCCTGTGAATAGTATTTTCATATTAATCTATTTTTTCATTAATATAATTATCTAATCCTTGAATGTATGCAACTGCATCTAATAAATTGTCACGCTTGTGATTATATGATTCTCTTGAAAATTTCAGAGCTACTAATGCCTTAAACATATGTTCTCCGGTAACTTCAATACCAGTCATACCTTTAAAAATCAAGGCAGCCCTATCCATTCCTTCTGAAAAAGGACCGTAGTTTCTGTCTGCTTCTTCACTGCGGTTATTTACTATACCACTTGCTTCATCTAATATGTTCATAAAATTACTATGTTTTTTAATGTTATATTTTAATTTTGTTTTTTGTTTAATATTATGTCATATAAGTATTCAGTGCCTTGTCCAGGTATGCATTTTTTAAAATATCGAAACAGCTGATTCCATTTATGTATTGCCATCCTCCTACATCATATTTATTCCAAATATATGTATTGAGCATATCGATCTGACATTCACATTCTTCAACAAATATCTGATGTGCTATGGCAGATGTTAATGTGTTTAAAACATTGAAAGTAGTTTGAATTGCAGTTTCTCTATTCATAATATTTAAGTTTTATATTAATTTCTATATGTAAATATAATCAAAAAAATAGACATAAAAAAACCCTGAATAAAAAGTTATTAACAGTTTTCAGGGTTTATTTTAATAGTACGGGATGGCTTTTCGTATTTTTTCTTCTTCGGCAAGAATATCCCTCTTTATAGTCTTCGTTAATCGAAATATAAGTCTACTAGATTCAACATATTTTCGAATACTTAATTAGAGAAGTATGACCTTGTACCATTTTTTATAGTGGTCGGCCTTTAAAGATTTCCACGTGTTAATTTTACATGTAAAATTAACTATCATATTTGTTGGTTTATTAGTTGCTGTAGCCATCCGCCAGATTCCTGTCCATTTGCTTAACAGTTTTGCTTTTTATTGTTTGCTGTATGGAATCTTATTTTTTTTTATTTATTTTATTTGTTCATATCTTTCTTTCATTATAGTTTTGTCCATTATTTGATACGGTGATTCAATTTTTCCGCCTAATATACTTGTCATTATAGCTGGAGAGAATCCAGATATAAGTGCAGTTCCATCTTCTTTAAATGAAACTGGAATTCCTCCATTCCTTGATTGAATATTCCAATAAACTATTTGTGGCATATCATATCCAGCGTCATTATACGTCTTACTGATCAGTTCATTTACACTAGGATTCCATCCTTTTTCATTTTGCCTCCATGAATTTACAGCTTGATCAAATTCCATATCAGATAATATTAATATCTTAGATGGCATTTCTTCTTTTTCTAATTTATTTTCAACAGAATGTTTTAAAATCATCTTAAATGTCGCTTGAATATCAGTTGACATTCCCCACTTTGATGAATTCATTTGAGAATATCTATCATACAGTGATCCTTTTAGTACTTGAAGCGTAGGGTTAGATGAGAATGTAATAAATGCATCCTTAAAAGCACCGCTATTTCTTTCTGAAATATAAAGTCCCAGTGATATTGCAACATCCATACATGATACATACTTGCTTCCTCCAGCTGATGCACACATAGAACCTGATACGTCTACTATTGGCAGTATATTTTCAGTAATACCTTCCATATAATTCGGTAGAGCTTTCCATTGTTCGTTGGCTACTATTGAACTACCATGTTCCAGTGTCTTTGTAATATCGTAAGGGTATACTGCTCCTGCGTTAATTTTAGATTCTCCTTTTGTTAAAGATTCAATGTATGTAGAATAAGTCTCATATGCATTTTTTCCAAATGCCTTTTGATATCTTGCACTCGCAACTGAGGGTATTTTTCCAAAGGCAATGGAATCCCAATCATTAGCACACATTTGTGTTTCAACTACGTTTGTCAAATTAACTAGTAATTTTCGATATTGCCTTGGCGTCAAATTTAAAAATGACCTGATTCGGGCAGCGTTAATCCCCTTCCTAGGCATCCATTTTGCACATAGTGCATTATCAGCATCAAGAGCTTCTTTAATCATTGATAACGCATCTTTTTCTAAATAAGTTCCAAATAATGGTAATAAATCATCCCATCTGCCATACTCTGGAATAAATTTTAAGTTAGGTTTAAGTGAAAGATCATGATCTGCTGAAAGGTATACTAATATATCCTTGAATATTTGACGTTCACCTGCACCTCCTCTAATATCTCTAGCCCAAAATAATATTTTCATAGCGCGGATAGGATCTTCAATATATGCCTTTGAAAAAGTAGAAATTAATCTAGATTTATCTTGACCTCGCATCGCTCCTATATTAAAAAATAAATCAACACATGCATTTAATGACGTTGAATTAGTCGGCATGCCATTCTCAGTAAAAGTGTCTTTAGTTCTTAATGCGTCTATGAAATTCATTTTGTTTATTTTTAAATTCTTATATTATACTTGCTTTATTTGTTTTGTTTCAAAATAAATATTTTTTTTAAATTTATTTTAAACCAAAATAATAATACAATAGATTCTAGATCCTTGTCTGCTATATTATCTTCAAGACTGGTAATTATAATAAAGTAATCAATTAACGTCTTAGATTCATCTAATTGTTCTAGGGTGATGCTATTGTTAATACTGGATTCTATTTTTAATATGTGTAATTTTGACCAATGTATGTAATTGGCAGGTCGAAATATATATTGCATACTTATACTTGTTAAATATTAAAGCTCTGTATATTATACAGAGCTTTAACTTAAAGTTTCATTTTCCTTTCTAGAGATTAATTTTACATTATTTTTTCATCCAACCATAATCATCAATAGAACCGTCATTTCTAAGTTCTTGATAGCGAGTTCCTACATCAAACAGTGTTCCAAAATGATGTCTCTTATCGTTAAAGAAATAAATATTATCTCCATCTTCTTTGAAATCATATCGGTCTTTCATATCTCTTAACAGATTTGTTTTTAATCCAACTAAAATTTTGGCTTTAGCATTTGAATAATCAATTATCTTTTCAGAACTTTCGTATAAACTTTTTGATTCCTTAGAGCCTATTTTAACAATAGGCATGTGTTTTAACTTATTATATTGACTGTTTGAGACTATACGATTATCCATATAACTTTGTAATGAAGTCATAGAGTCGAAGCGATGACCACCAAAATCTATATCATATCCTCTGTAATATAGAAAGTATAAAGCGGATTTTTTATTAGATAATTCTTTTTGTTTTTGAAAAACAATCCCATCGGAATTTGTGATTTCATCTGGGAGTTTATCAATATTCTCATTAATAAATTGTTCAAATGTTTTTAATCCTTTCTTAAATTCTTTGCGTTTCTTCTCATATTCATCATCAGCATCTCCACTTTTTGATAAAATATCCCCTGAGCCATCTGTATTTGCAGTAGGAAGTAAAAGAGGTCCCATACCGCCTATATTTGATAGTTCTATATTTTCATTTGATTCTTTCATTTTTATTCTAATCCTAATTCTTGTTCAAGATCTTCCCAGTTAAAGTCTGAAATAACCTCGTCTGCTGTCATTTTATTATCTCCCGCCCAATCAATTATATAACCAAACATTTCTGCCGGCAGTATAATCATCCTCATCTATGTTTGATTTTTTGCTATCGAATTTTTTCTCATACGCATCGTAGATTTCGTCTGCAACTTTTTCTGCAAATTGTTTTAATTTTTTAATGTCAGATGCACTGAATTTTTCATTAATAAATTGTTCGAATAATTGAATATGTTTCATGGTTTCATTGTTTTCTTTTAAATCAATTGACCATGCATATTCAACGTAAGAGATTGCGTCATTTTCTTCAACTTCCCAGTTTTTGGCGGCTTTGTATACTATATCCTTTGTGATTTTAGAATTTGGATATTTAGATATTTCTTTGTCAAATCCACCCGGAACCCATATTTCTGGATTTTTTGTTGTCTTTTCAGTTAATATGCCCTTTAGAACAGTACTTCCTGTTTTTGATAATGTAATTCCATCCTCAGAAACGTTAAAATAATGCGAATTTCTTTTCATCCATCGAGTAGAGTCAGATGTCATTTCCTTTAGTATTGTATCGAATTCTTCTTGTGTAATTTGCCCGTCCTTTAATGCTTCTATTACTTTGTTTCTGATTTTAGCATGATGACCTACGGTAATGGCTGGATTGCCATCAGTGTATTGTCTTTTAATGGTGATAGTTCTTTCATTAAGGGATTCTTTAATAAAAAGCTTAATGTCCTCTACGCTTTGTGCTTCTATTTCTCTATCTTGAGCAAGCATGTCTAATGCTTCTTGATATTTTCTTTTTGACCATAATTTATCAAACTCTTCAATATCATCATCTTCACCAAAAAATAAATACCCTGGGTTTCCACTGGTTTCATCATTTAATAATTTAACTGCTTTATTTACGTCTTTAGCCATAAAAGCACTAGCCTCACTTAGTGATTCTTCAATTGCACTATCATATATCGACTGAAGCCAATCTTCTAGATCTTTATTATCTCCCTTTGTAAATTGAGGATATTCTTTTTTTGCCTGCTTTACAAAATCTTTAAAATTCTTAGAATCCTTTGCAATTAAATCTAAATCTGACATTGATTCATATATCTCTAAAGATTCATCTACACCTAATCCTAGTTTTTCTATTGTTGATTTAATAAAAAATACAGCATCAGCCTCTGAATAGCCATATTCCTTTGCGGTTTTAGTGACGAAGGCCGCAACCTTTTTTTCACCAGCAGAAACTGCCTCATTTAAAAAATCATTAAAATCTGTTTTTATAAATCCCATTACTTATTTTATTTTGTTTTTATTATTTATTATGATTAATAAATTGATCGAATGTCATTGTTTCTTTAGAATTATTTTCTGCAACTATTCCCATTGAATCTTCTAATTTTGATTTAAGTTCAAAATACATAGAATGAATAGATTTTGGAGTCATATTCTTAAATACAGTTTCGTTGCCTTCGATCATTGCATTTCTTACTGCAGTAGCTGAAATATCATCATCGTTTCTTGGTATTTCAAAGAGTCCAAAATCAGGTCTTGCATTTAATTGATCTCTATAAGAGTCATTATTGACTTGATAACCATAACTTATCATTCTATCGCTTCCAGTTCCCCATAATACAGGTTCATATTTTGGTCTCATTTCGTTAAACATCACATCAATACCACCAGTTGGAACAACATAAATTTCCTTTAGAAAGGGGTATTGTTTTTTAACGTTTTTAAACATTTCAATTTGAGTTTTTTCATCATATGGCCTGCTAAATTCATCACCTTTTTTCTTTGACTTTGCTTTAACTAAAAATACAACAACTGGATATCCATTTTCTTTGTGTATTCTTTCTAATACCTTAGCATGTCCTAATGTGAATGGCTGAAATCTACCAACAAACATATTTACTGGTTGTTTTCCTTGCTCATTGTATTTTATGGTAAGGGCTTCATTTAAATCAACAGAAGATCTAATCCTATTATTTAATGTAAAGTTTTGATAATCGTAAATTGAGTTTTCGTCTGTTTTTTCTGCAAATACTTTTTCTGATATCTTATCAATTATATTATTCATCCCGTTCATTGTATCATTATCGATTAAATCTGATGTCTTATTTCTTTTCTTTCTAAATGAACTTAAAATCATTTTAAATAATTCTGCTAAAATTTCATTTGAAGCATATTTTAATGTCTTTTCGTTTTTAATATATTTAGTATTTAATTTAAATGAATTAGCTGATGCGAATTCTGCGCTTTCAAAATTAACTCCAATATATTTTGCTGCGTTTTTACCTATATAATCATTAAATATGACTGACATTAATGTAATGTATCTATAATCAGCATTTTCTTCTTCTAGCTGAATAGTATCTAAATCATATTGTGTTAAAAATTCTAAAAAATCAGTAACTGCAATTTGATATGTATGGCTTGATTCCTTATTATCTTCAATAGCGTATGTTCGGTTAAAGTCTTCTATTTTAAAAGAACTCATAGTTCTACCATCAATAAAATTAAGAATAAGACCATCAATTTCTGACTCTAGATCAGGGTTTAGAGCGGAAGCGCTAATACTTGGATTAAATAACTTGAAAATTGAGGATGTGAAACTTGTTTTATCATCCGTTTCAATTAAGTAGTCAAATTTATCTGAAAACTCTTTATTATTCATTGTTAGTATTGATATCAATTCATTCCTTTGTTGCTGTGATAAATATCCATCAAATATAACAGTAGATGATTGTACTTGTAATTTATTAGACCATTTGTTTAGGATTTCGGGATCGTTAATTGTTTTTTTAACTTTTCCATTTTCACCTATCTGTTGAATATTATTTAATATTAAGTTATTAGTAGGTGTGTTTTGATATTTAATTTTAGATGCATCTACTTCTGGTAAATATTCAAAACAAAATCTCCAATCAGTTGGCATTTCTTTTTTAATATCACCAGGTAAACTCTGTATATAATTAATAGCAACCTCGTATAGTGATATTATTGTTCTGTCAACTAATGTTAATTTATTGGAATTAGAAGACTTAAAAAATTCAAATCCATCTGTATTCCGCCTAACTAGAAACATAGGAGAAGATATCTTTTCAGTGACAATCACTCTATTTTTTAACATATCAATGAATGATTCTCTATTGGTATCATTAAAATATTCTCTTAGTTTTTGTAAAGCCATTGTCTTCTGTATTTTATAATTCTGTAATTTATTGTTTTGTTTTTATCTTCCGTATTTGATAATTCCCATAAGTTGATTAATTGCAGCGAATGTTCCAGTAAGCTTATACATCTTTCCTTTATATGAAAATACAACACCTTCTGTTGGAATAATCGATTCGATTCCTCCGATTCGTTGTAATCTTTCTAATTCGCTTGCAACCTTTTCGATTTGAGAAAGGTCTCCATTTAATTTAATTTTATCAGCAGAAGTTCTAATTTCAGTATGCAGTCTTTGCATTTCCTTATCAGGTGATGCTGCTACGAAATTACTAGCATTCTTTAAAATAACGCTGCCTAATTCAAGAAATAAATCCTCAAATGGTCTAATATTTTCCTTGAATTTAGACTTAAAGTCTTCTTTATCAAATTTCTTAATTGCAGCGCTTTGCTCCTTTGTTAATACTTTGTCAAGAGATCTTAAATTAAGTGTTTTTTTATCGTCATATGCCCATCTTAATAGTAATCCTTCTTTAATATCTTGCGGGTATTCACCAAACAGATTTTCAATTTGTTCTCTCCACCACATTTCATGATATCTAGCAACCTCATCTGCATCTGTTAAATTATATCTGTCCTTTAACACATTTAATTTACCTAAAAATTTAGATCTATTTGCTTCAAAATCAACATCCTTTTGTAATTTAATAATTTGAGGAGGAATAATAGTAAAGACTTTACCTACATTGGCATTTAGTGATTTAAGAACACCTGCAATACCCTTGGCGGCACTATTATCATCTCCTATTATGTTTCCATCTCCGTCTGTTTTTTTAACACCATGAAACTGTATTACATCCACATCATAATGAATTACATTTGGATTTTGTGAATATATTAACTCCATATTCATGAAATTAAGGCCATTTTGAAACGTTTCATCCTGTATTTTGCTTGGTAATTTAATTAATAATGTAGCTAAATCGGATGCTGCAAATTGAAAGGTATCTTGAACTAATTTACTAGGATGTCCTTCAAATTTGTTTTGAAATTCTCCAAGTGACATTGGATTTTTAAGTTCTGTCTTATTTCTTGCAAATTTAACTTCTCCTGATTGTATTGTTGCAAATACATTTTGTCCATCTGTTTTTTCAGTAGGTTCTGATTCAAAGTTTAATTCTCCTTGAAGTCCACTGATAATCATATTTTTAAAATCACCAAATGTTAAATCATTATTATCAAATGGATGACTCATATGTCCTGCAGCTCCTCCTTCTAATAATAAAGATTCATATAGTTTAACTTCATACTTTTCTGTTAAAAACTGATTAAAATTAAGAATTTTTGTTTTCATAGTTTATATACTAAAAATACCTGGTATTAATCTGCCAGGTATTATTTATTTAAATTATTTTTAACCTAGTGAACTTGTTAGCATTCCAACAGCTGCACCATAATCTCCATCTGATTTCTGTAAGATACCATCAATTACTTCTTGTGATTTGTCCTCGTCAAATTCATCTCCAAATGCCTTCTTTAAGAGATTAACAGCGTAATCTTTAAATTCATCGTCAGATTTAATATCGGCCTCATTAACAAATGATTCGCGAACATTATTTTCCCAATATGTTTTAAGTTCATTAAATTCTGTAAGTCCCATGTTAGAAATCATATATTTCGTAATGTCATTATCGTAATCATCAGCTTCATCTCTATATCCACCTGGGGTATCTATGTAATTTCTTCCCATAAATTTTTTAATGTCATACTCTCCCATTGCATCTATTTCTTCTAGGAAATCTTCAAAGTCTTTTGTGTTTTTAAAACCTTTGGCCTCATTAACAAATGATTCGCGAACATTATTTTCCCAATATGTTTTAAGTTCATTAAATTCTGTAAGTCCCATGTTAGAAATCATATATTTCGTAATGTCATTATCGTAATCATCAGCTTCATCTCTATATCCACCTGGGGTATCTATGTAATTTCTTCCCATAAATTTTTTAATGTCATACTCTCCCATTGCATCTATTTCTTCTAGGAAATCTTCAAAGTCTTTTGTGTTTTTAAAACCTTTGGCCTCATTAACAAATGATTCATAAACAGTGCCGAGTAAATCTTCTTTTTTGTCAAATTTCTTTGCAGATTTCCTAACATCTTGTAACATTGAAATAATATTATCCAGTGCCTTAATATCTAGATCAGAACCATTGCTTACCACAGAAGTTAGTTGTTGCATACGATTATCTAGAACATATAGGTCGTTACTTATTACTTTTTTTGGTAGTCTGTAAAAGGATTCTTTGATAGACTCTTCAACCTTAAATGTTTTACCTTCAAAATCGAATTCATCATCGCCGGCCTCTTTGGCCTTACGTACTGCGTCACCAAACGCATTACCTTCTTTTAATTCTTCTAACTTAAATTTCTTTGGATTTTCTTTAATCTTCTCAGTAGCAATCGCAATTAATTTATCCATTGAATAGTCATTAGACCCTATAACTTCACCATTAAGAGTATATTGCACATAACCTCCTGATTTCTTTTTTTGACCAAGCTTAACGTCGGATTGTTTAAGATCATATCCGTTAGCCTTCAACGCACGTTGGATTGCTGATTTTTCAAAACCTTCATTGGCAATAGATTCTTCAATAAATTCTATCAAGTCATCATCACCCCAAAAATCCGAAATCATTGTTTCAAGATCTTTACGCTTTCCAGTGTATTCATATTCAGCAAAATCTCCGCCGGCTCTTACACTCGTGTCTTTCATTTTAATGTTATGCTTTTTAATAAATTTTTGAAGTACTTTATCCTCAGGATCAGTAGTGTCCAGTAGCACGGTAGCTTCAGATAATGCATTGGGGTCGAAGTTAAAAATAACTGATTTTACATTTACATCATATTCCTTTATTAATTCACCAACCTTATTATACATATTATTTAATGCAGTAGATTTTAATTGCTTATATCCGTTTTTAAGAGTAATTTCTGTTGTATTATATTTCGCAGTGTAGTCATCCTTTAATGCTTCATTAAAAATAGATTCTTCAACCTTAAATGTTTTACCTTCAAAATCGAATTCATCATTGCCGGCCTCTTTGGCCTTACGTACCGCATCTCCAAATGCGTTACCTTCTTTTAATTTTTCTCTAGGTGGAGTTGGAGGAACTACTTTTTCTAGAGAACCGCTTGGAAACATTTTATCTATAATTCCATTTCGCTGTACTTCTTCTAATCCTTCTAAGGAGGTTAATCCCATCTCGTCAAGAATAGATGCCAATTTATTTACCGTTTCTTGTCTTTTTGTATTGTTTGCTTCTCTTAATTTTACAGTAGATTCCTGTGATTTAACCTCAGAAAAACTCTTAAATGAAGAAATTTTGTTAATGTTAGCCATTGTTTTATGTATTTTTTATTATATTATTGATAAGTTATATATCTCCATCAAATTCAACACTCTTAACTGTAAATGGAAACTTTTCTTGTGTATAAATAGCCTGCCTTGCCTTTCCATGTTTATATAAATAGTTATCCCATTCAATAGACCTGATATTGTCTACGAAATCTATAATTAAAACCTTGTCCTTTGATTCATGTTGTCTTAGTCCTCTACCTATTGACTGTCGTATAATAACTTCAGATTTAAAAGATTCTGTAAAGAATATATTGTGTATTTTTTTTATAGAAATTCCTGTGGAAAATGTTCCGAAAGAAGCTACTATTACGATTTCTTCACCAGCCTCCATTTTCTTTTTATACTCTTCTCTTATATCAGACGAAGTTCCACCATCTACATAGAATACTCTTTTATTGCTTTCTTGTCTAAGTTTTTCATAAAGTCGTTGGCCATGCTCAATTCTGTGAAAAAGAACTAAACTATTTCTTGGAACCTTAGCAATAACAGTAGATATAAAGTTGAGTCTGGCATTGCTGGTAATTACAAAATTTTGTTCTAAAGAAAAGACATCTTTGTTTTCATATTTGTTTTGAGCCAATTCCATAAATGCTGTTCTTTGTTTAGGAGTTGCATAATTCATCTCAATAACCTTTACTATACATTTTGCAATATAACCTTCCTTTTGTAAAAAGCTTGCTTTAACCTCGGTAATTAAAGGTCCAGTTTGACTCATGAGTGTAAGTCGATCTAACGTGTCTTGCTTAGGAATTGTGCCTGAAAGTCCAAATTTGTAGTTTGCATTTACACATTTAGAAAGAATTTCTTTGATTGATGCTCCTTTGGCTTTATGGCAATTTGAAACGTTTAACCCATTTGCAAAATAATTGTGGTTTAAACCGTCTTCTGATTTTATTCTAAGATTATAAACAGTATCGCTATATTCTATTTTTTTAATATTATTAATCTTCATATAAAATGTTTTAGTAATCTTTTTAATTTTAAAAAATAAAAGACTCGTAGATATAATTATTTTATGACATTAACCTTAACATTAACATTAGACATGGGAATGCCTACTTTGGCATTTTCATCTAAGTTTACAGTTACCTTTTTAGATAATTTTATTTTAAAAGTGTCAGACCATGGAATAAATAGATTTCCGTCTGCAACAACTTCGAGCTTAATATTTCCAGTATCTCCTTCATTAAGAATTCCTAGTTTTTTTATAGGAACAATACATTTGTTATTTACAATATTTCCTGGAAATACAAGAGACCATTCTGTTGTCTCAATAATAATTCTAGTGTAAGCTTCTTCAATGGATGCACCTTCGATTGATATATCACATATGAATTCCTCATTTATATCCTTATACAGGGTGTAATTTGTGTCATCTTCTATAATTTCAAGAGTTATTTCCTCTGAAATTTTATCTTTTATGTATTCTATTATATCCTCTTCGACAACTATATCATCATGTGTTGCCATATCCTCTTGGATAACTATATCATCATGTGTTGCTATATCATTTTCTTTTTCAATAGTATCATCAATTAGTATTGACTCGTTGTTAGGTAAAATCTGAATAGAATTATCGATTTCATTATTATTCATAAAGTCGATAAAACTAAAAACATCAAGTTTTTTCATGATTTAAATTATTTTTTATTTAATATATATTAATATTAAAATTTGTTATTTTCGTATGTTATTAGAAAAGCCTATATTTATTTTAATTCCTTCCTTTATTCCTTGTTTAATGAATATTTCAAAATCAGATCCTAGAACTTTAATATTTTCATTGATTTCTCTTTTTTCTTGATACTCGATACCTTTAAATTTACAATAAAGTTCTAGAAATCGTTTTGTCTTGGTGTCACCTATATCTTTTTGTAGTCTCTGGCCTGGATTACCATATGCAACATATCCTCCCGATCCGGCTACAATATTGTTAACTTCAATTAAAACAGAAACATCTGACCATTTCTGACCGGATGTTTCATTCCATTTTTTAAGTTCTTTCCATTTAAGATATCGCTTCTGTGGCATAAAACGTTTTAATTGTTAAGTCATATTTATGTAACCGATACCTGAACCAGTAATAGCACTAATAGCAGTTGTGTTAAACTCTAGGTTGCTATATGCTCCAATATGAGTTCTACCAATCTGGTCACCAATCGCTGCCATATGATTCTAAAATATATTTTGCTAGTATCTTTTGTGTTTGTATTAAATTTGATGCCTGATTAACTTGATAATATAATGGCGTACCTATTGGCAGGCTATTACCTTTTCCATCAAAATATGATCCATTTCCATCAGTTTGCACTAATCGTTGAAATGTAAGAAATACTTCAGATTCTGTTAAATCAAATTCAGGGTTTTGCATTTTATTATTTATGTTATTAATATTATATATCCTATTTTTATATACAAAATATATCATCGGTATATGATAATTGATCCACTCTCTTATATACCCCTGATGTTAATTTAACTCTATGATTTCCTGTTATTTTAATAATAGATCCATCTTCCATTTCTAACTCGAACATTTGATTTCCTTTCGATAAATCATGATATACAAATTCAACTTCTCTATTTTCAATTTCTAAAGTTTTATCATTAGTTGTTTTAACATATTCTCCTGCCTTTATTTCATTTATCTTTTTATAGGAGCCATTGCTCATTTTTATTAGAGTATCGGGATGTATACACTCGTCAACTATTACTGCATCAAATTCTGAAAAGTATGCAGCATCCTTTTTAATTAAAGATTGATATGTACCTATAATTATATTTTTATTAGGTTTAATATCTTGACCAGCAAATATTTGTTGAATTCTTAGATCTATTTTGTTTTTGTAATTGTAATCGTGAAAATCTTCATGAGCCTGTACTACTAATGAAACGTTAGGTACTATAAACAGTATTTTAGTTGCATTGTTATGTTCTAATATATATGCTACTGTTAAAAAACTAATTAATGTTTTACCTGCAGAAGTTGCAAGTTCAGCTAGACATTTTCTAAACTTTAAAATATTAAAAGCAGCCTCTATTTGATAATCACGAGGTGTAAATTTTTCAGAGTCTTTAAAGAATTCTAAAGACCATTTTTCAAATACTTCTGGATTAATATTAGGGTCTATTAATCTTTTTATTCCTTCAATTTTAAGTTCAAATCTATACTCCTTGCAAATTGACATGACATATTGCCAGAGTCCAGCTGGAATCCATTTATCATCTTTAATATATGATACGTATCCATCCCATATTCCGCGTTTTACTAAAGGGTGAAACCTCCAGCTGTCAATTCTTTTTGTTAGAGATATTTTAATCTGCTCTAACTCTAGTTCAGTAGCATCATCAATTCTTAAAAATTGATTATCTTCAGTTAATGTTAAAATCAAATCTATTTAATCTTTTTTATAGACGACTGATATCTAGGCGATTCTTTATTGCAAAGCCCATATTATCTAAAGTTTTAATAGATCCTTCAAAGAAACTCTTTTGGATAGTTAATAACTCTAGAATTGTCGTATCGTCAGAAATATCTGCTTCGATAAATCTTTCTTTCATTTTATCGGTAAGTTTGTAATCGTATGTAAAGTACTCTATCCATTTTTCTTTGTACCTTTTATCGACTACTGCCTTTTGGGATTTAATTCTATTTCCCATAACAGCTAGGTGTTCTACCATTATTTGGCGGTAGCTTAATGTATATGCACTTACATCTTGTAGATTGTTACCTAATTTTAAATCTTCAGTTAATTCTTTGATTTTTAAAGTCCAATCTTCTCGCTGTTTGTTTAAATATTCATCTAACTGCTGAATTTTATCTTTAGCCTCTATCATTGTGTTTTATTTTAAAAAAGTGAGTTTCCTTTGTTGTTTTTCTTAATATAGACAGAACTAGTAAACTTTGCTTTAAGCTTTGGCTTTGTCATTGTAAATTCCTTAGAGGAATGAATAACATTGTTAGAATTAAAATCGATAATCATTTTAATATTCTTTCTTTTGTTTTTTTCATTTTCGAATTCTTCGAATTCTTCGTCAATCATTTGTAAAAATTCTTTTTTTATCATAGGTAATATGCATCAAGTTTAGAATCTGAAAAATATTTATCTAAGTTAGACAAGCATTTGTTTCGCGTTAACCACGCTGCAATAACTAAATCGTTTAGATCACCTATTTGTTTAGGATATTTATCTCTTTCATTTTTATCAATATTTTTAAGGAAATTTTCTAGTTGTAAATCTATTTTAGTTTCTTTAAAGAATCTTTCCCACGTAAATATTTTCTTGCCTCTTTTAAGCTTTTCCATCATTTTACGCTTACCTGTACTATCATTATCAAACATATATCTAATAGTTGGTATTTCATCAAATTCAGTTGTTGATCTTCCCGCAGTCGCAAGCCCTATTGAATTTGAAATAAACATAGCATCGATAGGTCCTTCGAACATTGTTACTTCTCTTTGAAAATCAACAAGCATTACTCCGAAAAGTGTTGATAATTTCTTAACACTAACAAGTTCTTCTTCACTCAGGATCATCTCACGTTTAGTCTCTTGATATATCTTTTCTAAATCGTATGTTAAATACCTTGAGTTAGATTGTTTATTAAGTGACCTTGTTTGAAATCCAATAACCTTATCCTTAGGTGCTAAATTTAATACTACAATTCTTTTATCCTTAGGAGAATACATAAATCTGTCGAGGCGATGTGAAAGCAATCTATTTTTTAAATAAAAGTACGCTGAATCTCCTGGTACTATTTCTTTAAAACCAAACATTTGTGATAATTCAATGCGTGTAGGGGATAAATCATATGTTAATTTAAAAATATCATGTTCTAATACTTCAATATCATTGACTTCCATCTTATGTTCTTGGATATAGTCTATGATTTGAATAGAGTCATCTGTATTTTTAAATTTAACATGATGGTCTTTAAGTAATTGATATGCATTTGAGTGAATGCCGCAATTAAAACAGTGATATTGTAATGTGTCCCAATATAAATTACCTCTCTTCTTTTTAAGATCTGTAGTAGAGTCACCACAATATGGACACGAAAACGTGATACGACCTGGCATTTCCTTAATCATTTGTTTACTAGAGTCATGATGCGCCTTTAACACTACTTGCTTAAATAGGCTTCTGATTTTAGACTTTAGTTCTTCTGTTATTTTTTGACCTTTCATATGTATTATATACGAAAAAAAGGCCAAGTTTTAAAACTTGGCCTTTAATTTTATTAATTATTTAATACTATAGTTCAAGATCATTCAAGAATGAGTCTAAGTCATCTGAAGAATCTACATTGCTTGGAGTTCCTACCATTTCTTTTGGAAATTCAAAATCTACTGCTTGTTCTGATTTTGCTGGTACTTTTTTAGCAGCTTGTTTTGAAGTAACGGAGTTCATAGAATCGCCAGGGTTTAAATAGCTTCTAAGAATACCGTTTACAAAATCAAGCATTTCTCCATCCCATGGCTTATATTCATAAGGTGTTAAACTAGGTGCAGTATCTAATTCTGCCTTAATAGCAGTCATTGTATCTGCGTCTCGCTTAGCTGGAGTACCTTTCATATCAATTGAACTAGTACTTGAAGAAAACTTTGACTTATCATAGTTATTGAATTCTCCTTGTCTTGTTATAATTAGTTCAAAGTTTTTCCCTTCGAATAAATCAAAAACTTGAGTTGGCTCTCCAAACGCTGGTTTTAATTCTTCATCAATTTTTTCTTTGATTTTATAACCAAACTTAAATACCTTATATTGTCCTTCTAATTCTGGACTTTGAGGGTCTTTAATAATTTTTACTAATGCAAAATATTGCTCGCGTCTTTTTAGTTTTTCGCTCATTTTACGATCAACTGCTGAATCACTTTTACGTAATTTGAAAAATACATCGGCGATTGGGCATTTTTCTCCAATAGTGGATGGTGAATCTACCATCTTGCCGTCTCCACTTGCATTAGTTAGCCAGTGTACGTATTTTTTTACCAGTGAGTTCCTAGGGTTAGTTGGGTTCGGTACAAAGCGAATCATTGCTTTATATGTTCCATCTTTTCCATCATCTGCTGTCGGTTTAAATAAATCACTTCCGGTTGAAGCTTGTGTTTCATGTGTTTCAACGTCAGATACTCCTAAGTTAAAAATGTCAAAATTTTCCATGTCTTTAATGTTTGTTAATTTCTTTAATGTTTGTTAATTTCTTTAATTGCTTTGATTTACTAAGCTGTTAATTATATAATAATATTTAATAATGTTTCAGTTTTTTCATATTTAATTGTGAACCTGTTTCGTCTAGATATATGTGGTCTTTAACTAAATGAAGACCCGCTTTAGACAATAGAATTTCCATATCCTCTTTGGATAGTTTTTCTAAAGTAACTAATTTACTTAGCAAAGTATGTAAGTTGAAATGTTCAGTTGTTGTAAATATACTCATTTTCTACATTTTAAATATTAATATACTTATTATATATCTCTTTCAATTTAGTTTCATTAATTACTTCTTTATTTGTTTATTAAGGTACATTAAAACTATTTACAAATATTTTATCAGATTGCTGAAACATTCCAGTCAACTGTCAATATAACTAAAGTATTTAAGCCTTTGGGTAAGATTAGGTTGCAAGCTTAAAGATATCAAAGATAAGATTTGATTAACATTAATAAAAATAAGTTCACCTTATAACAAAAAAGAAAGTTACTTATTGTAATACAAAAATCTTGATAAATGATTTAGAAAGTATGCATCTACAAGATCGTCCATTGGCTTTGGCACCTTTGAAACTATTCCAATTGAAGATTTACAGAATGAGAGCAAAGACGAGTCATTTAGATATTCATCTTCTAGATAATTTTCAAGGAATTTAACCCAAAGTTCATCTTTCTTAAGGCGACCTGAACCTGCGTGTTTTTTAATTGATGAAGGAGCAACTGTTAACATATTTATAACATTAAGTCTAGACATCATTTCCATCTTTAGTATCGCGGCCCCTGCTGCCATGTCAATTATATTATTAGTTCCGGAAGATGATCCAAATGATGTACCTTCAAATGCAATTATAAAGGAATCATCATTACCTGTAATTTCTATAATAATGTCAATAATGTCTTTAGCAGTTTGAGTGTGTCTTTGTATTTTAATCATCTCACTCCTAGAATAATCCTCGTTATTCGTCCAATCTGGTTGCTGAAGAATTTGTGTGTCTTCAAGTATATTAAGTTCTTCTTGTAGTTTTTGTTCCTTCTTTGTGCCTGTCTTTGGTTTTAAGTATCCAACGAAACTATATTTATTATCTTTAAATATACAAATTCCTGGTGAATTTAAAGAAAAGTCAATTGTTACAAAATTCATTTATAGTGATTTATAGTGATTTACCAAGAGAAGCTCCTAAAGCAGCCCCTACGAGCCTACTTGTTAACATATCATACATTACGCCTGACTGGATTCCTAATATTTTAGCAACTGTTTTTCCTATTGTTTTTCCAAGTGCAAAACCAGTAAGTCCACCAAAAATACTTCCTAGAATTCCCTCGTTAGTAAGTTCATTATTGAATTGATGAACATCATATGTTCCATCTTCTTTTAAATAGGTACTAGCAAATTGTTCTAATGCTGAATCTACTTTAAATTCTAAATCAGAAGTCCATTCCGATTGTAAAGATTCATTTAAAGTTAAAAGATCTGATTCAGAAGTATTTTGTTCTTTCATGTAATCTACGAATGTTTTCATATTATATATATATATACGTTTTTTAATCTATTTCTAATACTAAATTGAACTTATTATAAAAAAAGTTCAATTCAAATGTTGTAAATTCTGCAATATTAGAACTCATATTTAAATCTAACTCAGAAATTTCATGAAGTATTGGCTTTTCAAACACAATACTAATTACATGAATTCCCTGTGCATCCATTATTTGTAATTTAATATCATTTAAAAATGGGTTTTTAACACCCTTTGAATAATAATACAATAAAGTGTCTTGCATTATCCAATAGTTTATATAACCATCTAACAGCTGCATTGTAATCGAAAATTGACGCTGTATTGTATTTTGTATTGGAATAGAACCTCTATGATATGTTATCGTTCCATCATTTTGCGATGTTGATATTGGATCAAAACTAATTCCAGGAATAGCACATCCTTGTATAGAATAATTAATAAAATCAATAGGCTCTGTTATTAAGTTACCTGGAATTCTATTTAAATATTTTTTATACTTATCAGCGACCTCCTTTGGAATAAAAGTCCTTGGAAATCTTATATTAAATAAATTATTTCTACTGTTTATTATCATTATATTATGTTAACGTTTCCGAAATATAGAAGTGATTCCGTATTTCCATTTTTAATATTTATATAAAACATATCTTTGTTTTGATTTGTATCAGTCTGATCAAATCTAACAGCTATTGCCTTTGAAACTTTAAAAAATATCTCGCCGGCTCCCATGTCTATTCCCGGAAAAGAAGGATCATGTGATATTCTTTCTTCAATTTTCCCACTCTTAATAATTAAAATCATATCTTCAGCATTAACTAAACTTATTGATTTGTAATTATCTCCATCAGGCTGTACTACTTTAAATTTTATAAAGTTATCAGATACTTTTGATATATTTATTATTGCAACTCCTTCTGGTTCATATATAAAATTAGATGTTGAGTTTACAATAGCACCGTCAACTGTTACCTTGGTATTTGCTCCTAATATTCCATATGTGTCTAATGCAACTGGAACATATTTAGTTTCACCTATAGCAGGTCTAATTGAGTTAATAAATTGATTTAATTCCCTATTGACTGATGTATTTGGTAACTTATTATATACTATTGTTGGAGAAAAACTAGAGTTTAAATTTAACTTTAATAGTTTTTTTCCATATTTTTTAGGCTGATTATATATTAACGATGCTACTTTAACTATTTGTGTATTATCAGTTTCATTATAAACCCGCATATTAACCGTAATTAAAAAATTGCTTGATATAGAAGAGTTCATAATAACAGGTCTAAATATAATAGGCTCATCAAACTGACTTGTTTGTGTAAATGTATTGTTAAATGTGTTAATATAATTAAGTCCTAATTGTTCGCTCACTTGTACCTCATAAAAAACAAGTATGTCATCACTTGAATTTCTAATTCTTCCATTAATATATCCTTCGAATCCAGTAAGTGATCCATCTTTCGTTCCATATATTTTAAAGTAGTCTCCGTCTGTTGCATGCTCTATATTGACAGAAAGATCTATAAATTCATCTTCCTGTGAAAGAACTATGGATTTTCCAGTATCTAGGTTAATGTATTGATATCCATTATCTTCAAATAGTGAGTTAATTAGTTTAAAATCAAATTCATAATTAATAGAGCTATTGATGGCATTAATAGTTCCTGTCGCTCCAAAAAAACTTTCTTGAAAATCAAGGTTTAAGGAATACATATCAACTAAGGAAGGAACTTTAATTTCGATATACTTAGAGTATGATGATTCTCCTAAAATAAATGGATTTGGATTTTGTATTTCAAAATTTGAAAAATTTAAATAAACAGTTGAATTAAAATAGTTATAGATTCCCGAGCTTCTTTTAATCTTTGTTTGAAATAAAAATCCATCATATCCTCTTGCACTAAATGAATAACCTGTTCTTAAATGTAACTTAATAGTATCGTATATTACGGATTCAACATCGCCAACATGTACTACAATTAAATCAGAAGAAGATGTTCCATTCCATTCAGGTGAATCTAAATAATTAAGCGAATTAGTTAAAAGTGCTAATGTATTTTCAACACCAGTTGGAACTGCATAATATCTTCCTACCTCGCCTGGTGCTGTTTTAATATCGTTTCCGGTTTGTGCTTCCGGAACTGAAAAAAGAGAATTAGCATTGTTAGAAACTTCTATATTTCCACCAATTGATGCCGTATTTGATAAATCAACATAAGTGTACTTGTATTTTCCATTAGTAGTTGGAGTGTATATATATGTAAATCCTATAAGGTATCCGTTTCCGTTTGGAATATTAAATCCCTGTATATTATTTATTGATGCATCACTTAAATTGAATTTATATGTTTTTCCATTTCTTAAAAGAAGTTGACGTGATGCAAAATTATTAATAACCACATAACCGCTTGCGATTTTAACATCAAATTCAACAACGTCTGCACCTAATTCATGAATTAAAAATCTAGAAGCACTTCCATCGCCGTCAACTGTATCTAAATACTTTAATTGACTTCCGTTGTTGTCATTTTCTATCCTAGCCAATACTGGATTTGATTGATCGTGATATATAAATTCCAGTAAAATGTCTTCGTCTATTTTAAGGAATCTTGATGATTTTGCCATTTCTTTATAATTTTATTAAAATCTAAGCCATTTCGGAGACCACTGTATACTTATATTAATAGAAGGACCTACTGTTATTATTTGATCTGTATTTAAATTTAATCCATATCCGATACCTACCCCTAGTGACCAATGTTTTACTCTTTCTTTGTTATTAAGTTTATCGTTTACTAAATTAATATTTTCTATATTTGTAAACTCTAATCCAGGATAAGGTGTTGTTATTTTTAATGAATTAACACCCTTTTCATTAACTATTGCTGCTTTTAATTCTATTCCTTGACTAAAATTAAACCTACTAGAAGTTAATGAAATTTCATTTATAGATTTATTTCTTAAAAGATTTACAGTTCCATCAAAACGTCTCCAATTGTATTTATCCCAGTTTTTTTCGTCGGCAAATGTTATAACATATGTTGAATCGCTTATACTCACAATATCACCACCTGAATTAATGATAGAATCCTTAATCCTGATTTCAGCTCTTAATAGAGAATTAATATTTTTAATATCTTTAGTTAAATTAAGAGCACGTTGATAATCTGCAACCGCATTTTTCGTTATGTTAGATAGAGAATTAACGTCATACTCATATGAAAGTTTAGAAGATACTAATTCTCCTTTTTTGTTTCTTTCGTTTTTTATAGTATCTTGACTTGCTTTATAATTATTTAGGGCCCTATCTGCAACAACTTTCGTTAATTCTAATTCATTTTTAAGATCAGATGTTGTGTTACATTGTCTTAAAAACAATAAAGTAAATAAAATAACTCCAATGAACACTAAGGTATTTTTATTTGTAGGTATGTATTTTTTATAATCTATCATGTTTTATATATTTAAATTATTTTTAATGATTAACTGCATATCATGTAATCTGGAGGATTAATTGATGTAATTGCAATATACTCTCTGTATTGTAGTTCACATTGTCCCTGTCCACAATCAACGTTGTCTGATGATAGGTTACTATATTGTACTGACGTGCTTCCTGCTGGAATAGTTAACACAACATAATCGGTACTCGACGTTAAACAAATGGCTTCAGATATTTCAATCGTAATATCTACATCTTCATTAGTGATGGCTGACAATTGTAACGTTAAAGTACTATATGATGCATTTGTTGAATTTCCAAGACATTCTCCTATGAAATTCGTTGTATCTAAACTTACAGTAACACATGGGATTGCAATAGGGCCTCCTATGACATTATATTCGAATTGGCTTCCAATAGGTGTGCCGTTTGGAACCGTTATTGTTATATTTTTAGTAAGTCTTGTGTTTGAATTAGATAATGATTGACTATTCACTGTAAATGTAGAACCCTGTGGAACATTTGATCCTGACGTATCAACATTACTAACATCATTAAATTTATATCCACTAATAGCATCTATCACTATGTTAAACGTATATCCTGCACTATAGTCATATATTATATTTTCATCCTGTACTGGAGTTAATGTTGAATTAATTGGATTAGAATTTCTATGCAGTAATAAATAATTCTGAAGAGAAGGTGACATTGCATCAGATGTATCAACACTTAATGGAATAATAGTATTATTGGCAGGTTGAGAGCTAACATATATTGCTAAGTTTAACACACTAGGATACGCACCGCTACCTAAAGTTCCAACGACATCTGAAATATAAGAAGGAAACCCTATTACAGGTACAGATACCCAGTAATATCCAGAAGGTGCATTAACAATAGAGTTGACTTGATATGATGAACCCTGTGGGTTGTTCGTAGACCCTATATCTTGTGGATTAGGGCTTATGCTATCTGTCGATGAATTAGTATCTGTTAATCTAAACGTTGTGTTAGAAATAGAAGCCTGTCCATCGCCAGCTGACATCCAGTATAAATCAACCTCATCTAAATATATAATCTGAGGAAGTCTTTTTATTTTATATATAGTACCACCTTGTATTACTCCTACTAAATCATCATTAGTATTAATAACTGAATTGACATCGTAAATTCCATTATTTGAATCACTAGCCACCATTGTAGTATCTGCACCTCCTATTAAATTCACAAAGGTGTTTGTACTAAATGAATATCCTTGACCACTCGGTTCATTCGATATTGAATTATCTTCTATACTGTAACTGAATGAATTTAAATTTGGAACAATATGACTTTCAGTATCTCCAATCCATTGTTGTCCATTACATAAATACCATCCTTTATATCTACCAACACCTGAACCTACTCTGATTCGAATTGGAAGATCAGGAAACTGTGTGGTATCTATTACTTCATTATTTATAAATTTAGTACTATCACTAAAAATAGAAGGAAGTACTGAAATAATAGTACCAAATGGAACGGTTCCTCCTAGCTCTTTAACACTTTTATATATTACTGTTCCTTCTGAATCAGCAGATACTGCTACTTTATCGGTCGATGCCGGATACTCTGTTGTTCCTTTTATAATTAATATGTTGTTAAATGTTACCTTTGAATTAAATATAGTATCTGTATTATATTCAGTAATATTTTGTCCTATTTTAAGTAAAATAGCACTATTTATATTAGATTTAAATATATGGTCTTCTGCATATAATATAAATGAAGTATTTTCTATATTTGCATCTTGAGATTTAAACTCCATAGTAAATTCATTCACAGAATTTAAACTATTAAGTTTCATTGTGAAATCAACCCAATGATCCGGAACATCATCACTTGTGAATCTTAAATTAGAGGAAAATTGATTTTTTCTGTTTATAATCCACTGATATGGAAGATTTCCATTTAAAAAATTAGGTGTTGAATCATATTGAACATCTCCTGGTAAAAAACCAACACTTATTATTGGTGGATATGTATTTTCAGGTGAATTATTAGGTCCATTATATATCGGAACTAAAGTGTCAGTAGTTGGCACGGTAGGATCTCCTTGTATATTTTTCCAAAATACTTCATTATTATCACCTGAAGGCCCTTGGGTTCCTTGAAATCCTCTATCTCCTTGAAATCCTCTTTTGCCAGTGACACCTTGTGGGCCCAGTTCACCCTTAATTCCCCTTGGACCCTGTGGACCTCCTCCGTTTGCAACTAGTTGATCAAAATTATAATTAATTTTGTCTAGTTTAATATTGTCAGCGTCCGCATTACTTACTTGCTTTAGATTTATTATCATTTACATGTACTATATTTATATTCTATATATTACTATTATTAAAGTGTGCTTTCTTGATTAGGTACACACTCATTAGGAAAATTAATAGTACCATTGAATGCGTTAATTAATGCATTCTTATTTTCTAAATCACTATTAATCATTTCATTTAAATAAATTCTTTTAAATGGATAACTGCTTCCAGGTGCCGGTTGACTAATTACGCTAACTAGTCCAGGTGTTTCATTTAATATCCTGGCATAATTTATAGGAACATATACTAATAATGAGTTATCATGTACAAATACAAGATCAGCTATTATACTAGTATCGTACTCTACAAATGATTCTCTAGACAATCTAGAAGCACCACACGCTGATGGGGTATTAGTAACATTATTAAATCCAGTTACTCCATTTCCCGCTGATATTGAAATAATAAAATTTTTAGTAAAAATAACACCTTCGAATTGACTTCCGTTCCAATATCTTCTTTTTCCAGTAGAAGTGCTACGATACCATCCCCTGTCCGCATTTAATAAAGAATCATTATTATCACGCAAAACTGTGGCGTTTTCAAATAAAACAGTATCTATAGAATAATTTAATCCAGGAAGAAAAGAATAATTACCATTAATTCCATCAACTCTCATTGAATATCCTAAAGAAGTAGTTTCATATTGTTCAAAGGCACAATATACTTCACCTGAAAATGTAAGACTTCTAGGATTCCAAAATCGCACAGAGTTATCTGTTAAATCTATATAGTATCCGATGGGTGCAAGATTTGTTGTTCCTGCATTATATAGATATGTTTCTTCTAATGTTTCGCGAAACGTACTCCATGTACCTGGTTCTCCGTTCCATGTGTATTCAATAGATGAGCTTACTTTACATATTTCACCCGAATCATTATTAAAACTATATCCTAATGATATACTATTAGTAACAGGTGGCTCCGATACATTATCTGACACTGACCATATTAAATTATCATTTTCTAAATAAACAATATGAATCATTTTACTAACGTATGCATTTGTGTTTGTACTTCCATCTTGAAGTCCAAACGTAAAGGTGTCATTTGCTGAAATAGCATCATCATTACCCTGAAACACATTATCAAAAGAAACATTATATACTCCATTGGATTCAACTGCTGCTAATGATATATCATACCCTGCCATAATAATAGAAGTACCGTCTCCGCCTAATACAATCTCGTTTTGATCTCCTTCATTAGAAGATATAGTATATTGAAAAGAATTTAGATTTGGTGTTGAATATGAGTTAACACCATTTTCTATTTCCCATGATAATCCATTGCACAAATACCATCCAGCGTATTGTGTATTAGGAATTCCTCTTCCATACCTATTACGCAATACCGGTAATGGATTCCCACTCTGTGATATTACTTCATTAAGATAAAAATTAGATGAGTTAAACTCATTTTCTCTAATTGAAATAATAGATCCTATTGGAAAACTACCAAACAGAGAGTTTTTATCTTTCCATGCAACGGTACCATTTGCATCGCTTGAAACTAATACATCTCCTTCGGTTGCGTTTACATTAAACTGAAACTCAGCGTTTGCCCTTGACAATTTATCAGGAAATCTACTTAATTCAGCAAAACTTTCACGAATAGTATTACCGATTACTATATTTAAATCACGTATACTATGACTTAATGCGTTTAGAATATCAAGAGTATCTCCTACTGATTTAATTATAGTACTATTAGATATTATAATCTGCTTAAATCCGGCGTCTGCTGTTACTATTTTTCCAATATGTAGCGTTTGACGTTCAATGTTGTCTATTACTTGAACATCCAGTTTAAAGTCAGAAACTTTAGTTTCGCTCTGTAATCTTAAATTAATTTTTGAAGGACTTGAAGATGCCACATTACCAATTACAACATATTCTCTAGAAGATGTTGCGGTATTATATTCTGCATTGTTTATATCAAATCCAATCTTAAGTGTTACCGGACTTATGTTTTGAATACTGTTTACATTATATTTAGGTATTAAATAAGAAATTCCACTATTTGCCTCTAATCTATATGTCCATACATCCTCTGTTGAATATCCTTTAACCCCTTGATATCCATCAACACCTTGATATCCTTTAACACCTTGCATTCCTAAAGGTCCGGGATTACCGCCATATCCTAATATACCCCGAGGTCCTGCAACCCCTCCACCTGTCATTTGACTAAAATTATAATTAATCTTACTAATTTTATCAATTGACCACCACGTGACCTCATTTGGATTCAAGTCACTTGCAAATAATTCTTTAATATTAATAGTAGCCATTAATTATGATTGTATTTTAACATGGATTTTAAAATTATATGAATATCCAATTATTTTATTATATATTAATCTAAAACTTAAACCGTCCTTTTGATAACTTAAAATGTTAAAATTAGTAAGTTTAACAAATCCGTTTTTATTTAAATCATCAACATTATCGACCGATACAAATGATGTTGATAAATCCTTTCCCTTAGTTCCATAAATATCTATTAAATCTATGATGAAACGTGGAATTATGTTTCCATCAGTATATACCTTTAAATCGTCATCTATGGTAGTTTCATTACCATATGATAATGAAGGCACGACATACTTTCCAAAACTCTCTTGAATTCCATCTTCTATTAATTCCTGCAAAATAGCAAAAGGCAAATAAACGTCCATTAACACTTGCGCATTATCCTCATACCAATGAATTGAATTTGTATTTAGACTATTTAATCTAATGTTATCAAGTATCTCAATTGTATTTTCCTTTTTATTAGTATATCGAGTAATATCATATGATTCTTTAACTTTCATAATAGTTGAAGCCATAAAGTTCTTTTTTTCTATTGGACTTAGAGTTCCGCTTACTAATTTTATAAATCCACCAGGCAACGCCTTCGTAAAAAAATTGCTTGAATACTTAGATTTAAAAAGGTTAAGCTTCTTCTTATCAATTGCTATTTCTCCAATTAAAGGATATATTGGCAACTTATCAGAAGTACGTGACAATTTTAATATGTTTTTAGAATTTTCATCATTCACTTTGTGATAAAAATAGTTATTTATAAATCCATAATCTTCTCTATTGTTTTTATATGAATCAAATGCTATTCCAAGATCATTGAATTTTTTATACATTAATATATTTCTTTCGGTTGAATTAATATTAACTTTATTAAAAGAATATCCATCCCCGAATGTAATTACACTATTAAATAAAGGATCATATTCACCGTTCATTCTTCGCAATATGGTAAGATATCCTCCATCCTTTCTATTTGATATTATGCTTCCAATTTCACCTGAGAATAATTGATACGCCCTTGGTTTGTCAGGGTCGCTTGTGGCGGTAACTATTGACGGTTTAATTATGTTAACACCTGATTCTATTGACAATGAGTATGCGTTGTTAATTATATTACCTTTTTCTTCTATCGTAATATACTCTATGTTTTCAAATTTATTAAACTTGTTAGCAAATTTATAAGCATTAATTTCATTTAATAGAACATTAAATCCATTTTTTCCTCCTTTATAATATTTAAAATTAGTAAGAGGAATTAGTTGAATATCTTCTACATTCATTCTAATACCTTCAGCCTGTCCTGTTTGTGTATTAAATTTCCATGGAATACCAGCTATCGTTATTTGGGTATCATCAATTACATTTATCACCTTTACTGCATAAGTATCCCCTTCGGCTTTGAAATAAATCCAAGAAAAATCTCCATTTTCGTCAACAGTTATGTATTTTGTAAATTCAGCAGGAAATGGTGTAATTTCAGAAGATCTAATAACAGTGGGTTGGTTAGGATAACTATTACTAAATTCAGCGTGATTTAGTGAAAAATCAATCCAAAATGGAATTTCGACGTCGATAATTTCTTCCTCTAGCTTGATATCATTTAATGTATATAATAAATGTCTATCAATATCCGATACATCATTATCTACTACATTTACTGTTATATAAATACATATAAACTCAAACTTTTCATTTTTAATAGACTTAATGTTTACAGAATTATTAGTGATAATGTTGTCATCAATATCTCTGTCTTTATAATATGATAACACAACACCAAACTTATAATTATTAATATTTGAATCATTTATGAACTCTGTTGGAAATTCACTTACATTTTCTTTTCTTTTTAAATATTCATATCTAAGCCCTCTAAATACGGTAGAAGAATTCTTTTCTAAATTTCCTATATTAAATTTGCTCCATAGTTTTTTTGCAGTATTGTCATACCATGTTTGATTAGCTGAATTATAATATCCATTCCAATTAAAATGACTTTTAAAATAATCGAAATCTGTGCTTTTTAATTTTTCAATAGTCAATCCTCCATCATCGGCGAAGTCAACATAATTATTAAAATTAAAATCTACTAAATTATTTCGTAGACTACTAGGTATTTTATTAATTAAAAAATGCTCCATATTCATGAATTCAACATTTCTATTTGAATCTATTTCAATATTAGGCGATAAATTGTCTTCACCAAAAGCTTCACATACATTTAACATATATGGTAAGTTTCTTGCGTTTAATGCATCTTTTAATTTAAACTTATTAATAGTTGGAACTATTCTACTTCTTAAAGAAGTCTCTTTTAAACTATTTTCTCGTAGTCTATCATATTCATTATTTACATAATTTTCTAAAATTATTTCATCAGTGATCAATTCATTTCCTAAAACAGAGTTAAGTCCAGCATACACTGTTTGGTTTTCATGCGAATAGACATCTAAAGATAAATCACCTAGATCTGAGTTACGCGTTGAATAAAAATCAAAATCAAAGTCCTTAAAGTCATATGCTGCAAAACTTCCATGTGAAGTTTTATAGACATCATATATTTCAAAAACGTTATCATTTGAAACAGAAACAGCAGAATTTAAAATAATTCTATAAAAATCTCTAATGATAGGATCTTTTTCAATTTCAATAATCTGTATATAATTATCTTTATTTTTTTGCTTTACCCATTCTCCGACATTTACATTTCCGATTTCACTTGATTTCACTAGGATGGATTGACCTTCTATAGAACCACCTACCATTGAGTAAATATCCCACTCACTAAATAAAGTATCATGAGAAATTGAATCTATTAACCCAATACTATTTAATTCACCTCCTGTAACTTCAATAAAATCAACTAAATTGGAATTATATAATCCCAATGCATTTTGCATTCTATTATTACCTGCAGCATAATCCTCTATTGTAATAGAAGGCCCCGACACATAAACATTATATGTTATAATTTCTCCATTCTTAATTGCTTGCGCAATTGCGATTGCAATTTGCTGAAAACTTCCTACGCTAGAGAATTTATTTTTAATTGCTCTCCCTGCTGGAATTGCCGAACTAGCTATTATTAAATAATCACCTAAATTGTAATCAGATATTTTTATTTCGTTTTTATCTCCTATAAAAATTTTATCGTTATCGCTAGGGGTATCTATGACTGTTAGTTTGTAAAATCCTCTTGGATTTGGAATAATAGATTCTGATGTAATTTTTTTGCCGTTTCTAGAAAATCCATTAAACAGTGATTCTTTACTTTTATTTAACTCGACTAACATTCTATAATTCGGAATTGACTTACTTCCGTTTAAGTTATAATATTGGCCTTCTTTATCTTTAATATATCTTAAAAAAGGTATATTAAAATCATTTCCTGATGGAATCATATCAAATGGAACTAACGATGTATCATTTAAATCGTATAATGTTGCATAGCTATTATCTTTAATAAATACTTCTCCTTTATTTGTTACATTATCTATCATGAACGTTCCTTCATCAATATCGTCTGCATATATTCCAAAATATCTGTATATCTTATAATCGTCAGCGACATTATCATCAAATAAGAACTCTAAATTTATTATATTAGCAGAAATTAAACCATTTCTTTCAAAACCATTCGTTATAATTTCATTACTAAATATCTCAGGATAGTCTACTTGTGTGTAATATTTATCAAGCTGTTCACTTTTGGTGGCAAAACCTCCGTTAACAATGTCTATTCCATTAAAAGAAGACATCGAACCCTCGCCAAAGTTAATACTAATCGAAGATTTAGGAAAGAGTTTTTCGTTAACGTGATTATTTAAATACTCACCTATTTTTGAAGAATTTCCCAGATCAAATGTTTTAACAATTGATGCCTTTTTTAAAAGTTCTAAAATTCTAGAATTTTGACCTACTGTATTTTCTTCGTAGTTTGAATTATAATCAACATCCTCTACTCTGTATATTACGAACTTACTAGGCACTTTTTTCTCTAACCATATTGGAGCAAATATTTTGTATTGTTCGTCATATAGTTTAGTAGAATTAAAGGCTGCGCCATAATTATATTGATCCTCATACTGAAATTCATAACTTGAATAAACAGCATTGTCGTCAAATAATCTAAGAGTTTGGTATATTGAAGTAGTGGCTAAGTCTCTAAAGAATTTAGAGATATCATACGAATATTTACCAAATGGAGAAACTTCGAACTTTTGATACTCTATGCTTGAAAGTTCCTTGTTCGCTTTAAATGCACTTAAGTACAAATCACCAATAGAGTTAACAAGTAACTTTACATTACTTGTTAACTTTGGATTAGTTCTTAATATAGCAAAGGATTTGCTATCTACTGAATTGTTTTCAATATTTGTATTTATAGTAGACATGTATGATACTCTTTTGTTTAGATTATATATCCTAATTATAAGAATATCTAATCAAAAAAATATCTTATATTATTGTATTTCTGGATATGCGAAATTTGTAGTATTATCAGTCAAGTACTTTCTTCTTCCTGAATTAGTAGAAGACGAACTATTATCAAAATTTGTATTATAATTAGATAACATAGAACTCGTTATATTGTTTATATTTTTACCCTGTGTTGTATATTTAGAATAAACTTCAATATCAAATTGAAAGCTATTTCCTCCGAAATCTAAGATATCTATACCTATTTTTTTAGAGTATGTTAGATTTGTAAAAATAGAAGATATGACTCCAGCAATTCTACCAGTTCCATTATCTCCAGCTCCATAATAATCTGTCATTCTGTATTGAAAAATCAAATCAACAACAACAGAATTAGCCTTTCCACCTGGTATTATTTTTTTACCTCTCTTATTATCCGCATCAACTATTAGTGAATCTACATTAAGAGGAGAAACATATAGAAAAGATCCACATGACTTTCCACCTAATAGATATTGATCATCTGGCGAAAATCCAGTAATAGCAGTCGATCTAAGTCCTAATGTATTTAAATTATTCTTTGTCTCTATTATTCTTAATGGTGTTTGTTTTTTACCATTAGCATCTGTTGATTTTAGAGGAGCTGTTTTTGGCATTCCTACCATTCCATTGCTAATAATACTAATCGCAGATATGGTACCATTTAGTAATAATGGATGATTGATATGCATAAATATACCGTTGCTATATATCGCATTGGTTACATTAAAAACTGAAGTTCTTTTTGCTAATTGATCTCCATCAAAATCTCCAGTCCATATAAAATCATCAGGACTTACAGTGCTTGGCCATGGTGTAATAGTTGAGCTGTTAAAATTAGTAATCTTAGAAACTCCACTGATGGTTGGAACTGTATTATAATTAAATGAAAGTCCATACTCGTACGAATCATATCCATATCCATATCCTTCGCCAGAAGAATCCGGATTAATGTCTCCATTATCACCTTCATTGATTACATAAAGGTTTTCATCATTTGCTAGGTTTTTAAATCTAGAATAAATAAATTGTCCCTTTAATTGAGTAGATTGACTTGGCCCAATATTAAAATATGTTTTATCATAAGCAGACCCTGCTATATTTGGAACGTTCTGATACATTACAGGAACTAAATCGTATTTAGCTTCTCCAGTATAATATGAATCGTTACTATATGATTCTTCAGGAGTTCCTTCCCCTAGTCCAAATATCACATTACTAGAAGATACTGGCAATGCTTTAGAAGTATCTCCAATTATTCTAGCAATTAATTCAAGATTAGTTGCCTTTGTATTTGAAAGTTCTATTTTAAAATTCTTTGAGACAATAAATCCCTTTCCGCCTGTTGTAGGAATTTCATTTACATAATATCCAGCAAACAATTGAACCGTCGTGTTATTTGTAACCTGTGTTACATTACCTGATTCGTCAATAATTCTTACTAATAATTCGCCAAGTGTTCCCTCTATCACTGCACGTAAACTCAGCACTTCATTTTGAAGCTCTAATAGTTTTTCGTATACCGATATTGGATTTTGTTGTGATGTTAAAAAGCCAGAAGCAACTGAATTAGCACTATGCGCATATGTCTTATCATCTACTTTAAATGATTCAGAAACGTGTGAATATACTCCAATAGAATCCAAATCCTGTTGAATTTGAACCCGCAATGCATCCATTTCGTTAGTCTTAATAACTGACGCCATTTCGTCAGTGTTAACTTCTCCTTGTGGAAATTCAAATTTATAAATTTCTGACCAAGATGATTCAATTGGATTTGCAGGAAATCCTGCCTCAGAAACCGACTTAATCATAAATTCAACAACTTCTCCCGGATTAATTGAAACATCAATCGAGTTAAAGTTTACTGCGTCAGCATCCTCTTCACTTTCTATAATCCAAGAATAAATTCCCAAACTATTTAATTTTCTTTTTCTAACTGGACCTAATACTTCTACCCAATTCGAAAAGGCAGCTGTTTTTTCAGTAGAATTAGTTTCATCTTTAAATTTAATCTGATCGATTATCGCAGTCTTACCTGAAGTAGATGCATATCTATATCTAATTCTAAATTGTACAACTTCTTGTGAAACTTCATTTCCTATTTTCTTAGGCTCTGGTATTGACCAGAAACCCCTCATTCTATATTTAGGTGACACGGTTTGTAAGTCAGAAGATTCTGCTGAAGATTTAATTTCAGTAATTATAGATGAAAATAACTTAGATTCAGTTTCCTTTTGTAACACTAAAGAACTAAGTTCGTTTGTGTTAACATCCCTTTCCGCAGATGAATTAAACTTCTTTGTGTTAATTAAAGATTTTTTTTGTTTAATAGATTCATCTAATCTTTTTAAAGATTGCTCTGTTGAAATTTTATCAGATTTCAACTGCTTAATTTTATCAGTAGTTGAGTTATCGGTAAGGTGCTTATTAACCTGAACTACTTTAAAATTTGAAGTAGTAATAACAGGAGGATTAGGTACGATTCCAACATATGAAGGTGGAATGTAATCTACCTTTAATGATTTAATAAATTGACCAAAATCAGAAACTTCATTTTTATAGTATGCAGCGAGTGTCATACTATTTCCTGTAGAATTTACTATCTCTAATTCATTTGAATAGAAAGAAACACCAGGTGAAAAGTATTCTGCTGGAATTTTTGAAGTAGGATCGATTGGCTTAACAAAAATTATTTGTCTTTCATTAAATCCTACCTTTATTTCTATATTAAGATTTGTATCTACATCCTTATATATTCCTAGCTGATTAGCACCTACTTTAATAGATTCAAACCCTTCTAATAATAAAAGTTCTAATTGTGAAGTTGCACTGTCAATAGAAATAACTTGATATCTTGTTCTGTATTTTCCGGAATTAACAATTAATGAATCATTTATCTTTAGTGTCTCTGTGTCCTTTAACAATTTATCAGTATCAGTATATGATAGCTTATTAACCGTAAATAATTTAACAGTTTTTGTTGAGGTTACTCCATTAACGATAAAGTTTTTTTCAATATTTTCTACCTTAATAACATCAAACAATCCTGCATACTGAATCATTCGCATTGGCATGTTTAATACCTCAGAATCAATAGAGTATACATATGCATTGTCTATTAATTGAGTTTTAAAACTTGAGTAATCTATTTCACTCTCTCCTTTGTATATTTCATCAAAATCAGTAACAGTTCTTAAATCACTTTCATCAAAAATATATCTTTCAACATATACCTTTTCAGTTTCAACTGGAATTTGTCCTGTAACATCTAAGTTAATTACAAGTAAAGGATTTAAAAAATCTTCGAAAAAAGCATTTAACTTTGTATTAAATGTAGTTGGAGAGTCAAGTGATGTTATAGAAGGAGATGGTCCTTTTAATCTAGAAGCATGGACGGCTCTAATTGAACCATCTTTAAGTCTAATATTAGCATTAGATCCCTCTAATCCACTTAGTGAATTAAGATTAATATTTAAACGTTCAATTTCTCTCTTTAAATATCCAAATGCGGGTATTTGGATGGTTTGTGTTTTATTAGTGTTAGGATTAAACAAATCAATAACCACAGTTTCCTTGTCTGTGGTTATTGCTTCATTAATTCTATTGAAAGTTTCTAGTGAATTTGTGTTCAGTTCTAGAAATTGTTCAAGTAACTGTGATATTGAATTGCTCATATTATCTTATAATTTCAAGTTCAAACGTCTTGTTTATTTCATCAACACATATTAGTTCAATGTATGGTGATATGCTTAATAGATTAGATGTACCTATTACTGCCTTTAATTTCCATCCATTATTCCGGTCTGTGTAGAAATTTATTTTATTATTTCCTATATTTATTAATGCATCTTTAAATGAAATTTTAACAGTTTGTCCCTTTTTCCATTGATTAATGCTATCATCTAAATATATATTTAAATCTCCAGAGGGTATACCACCGTCAGTGTGAATTCTTAATAAGTTATCAAATGGTCTAATTCTAGTAATTAATCCATTTGCAGCTGCCAATGTCATATTAAATTTATTTGTTAAATTAACCAGAGTTCCTGTTGTCATGGAATTAAAATCAAATTCAAATAAATCGTTTAAATTATATCCATTATTATTATTTACTATTTTTATTTTAGATGGATTAGTTTTATCAATTAAAATTCCATTTCCAGGTGATAGTACATCTGTATTATATTGAACCTCACTTGGAATTACACCATTAATCACCTGATTTAATCTATTATTAATAGAAGATATCATGTCGACAATAGAGCTTGAATCTGCGTAATTTAATATTGCATTTTCAAGCATGATTTCTATTTCATTAAGTTTAGATTTAACGCCATTTGATTCAGCTGTTGTTAATAAAAGATCTTCAACTACAACAAGTCTATCAAAAATAGATGTATATCTACTATTAGCTTCTATCATTAATTTAGCAGCATTTTCCAATGCAGTCGTTGTGTCTAGAAAAATGTCCATCGAAAACGTAGTGTAATCGTTTATATTAGATTCAACACCTACATTATCAAGAGAAGAGTTAAATTTAACGTTTAACTTTAACGCAAACGCGTTACCATTTAATCCTGTAACTTCATTTGGCTTATACTTAGTTAATTCAGGTATATATGATCCTGTTGAAGATGCATCGTTTTTAAAATTATCAAGTATTATAACACCATATAGATTGGTAGATCTATTAACACTATTTGACTTTGAATATAAATCATAATAAACAAGGATTGCATTAAACCTAAAGTCTCCACCTCTTTTAGAATAATCTAGTAAATTATTTAATGAAGGATCATTTATTATTCTAGCATATGATGAAGCATCAAAATCTATTCCATAATTATATGCGTCAACTGGATTAAGGCTAATTGCACCATCAGATTCCCTGTCGCCCAATGACCCTAAAGTTAGATTCGCATCAGGATGTGTTTGACCTTGTCTACCATTAATAAAATCAGAAGGCAAATATGATGTTGCTGTTGTATTATAATTAGATGACTTAAATAAAACATCAGGTGTAAATCCAACTGACGATGGAACGTTTATAAATATTTCGTTGTAAGTATTTCCTTGATAGTTCTTATCATTAGAAACATCAATATTTCCAATATATTTTACTAATCTATTATAATTACTTCCTGTTTCTGTAATTTCTTCAAGTTCTATTGCTCTGGAAATACCACCTACAGCATACTGCGATGTTGCATTTTTTAAATCAAGCGCACCGATATGATTCATCCATTTAAAAAAGATCTTTTCAGAATCTGCTAAAAATAAAGAAGGATCAAAATCATCGTCACTTAATATAAAGTTTTCCAGATTTAATGCATAGTTTTGAAATGTTTCTGCAAATTCAACATTAGCATCTCCGCCTGGAATATAAGGTGTATCTTGTGCTCCTCCTTCAAAAAGATTTTCAAATTGAATATAGTTTTCACCATTACCTGGTGTTGCAACTACTGGAATATCTATCAACGCAAACTTAGAATACTCAAAATTAATATCTGGGTTATTGTATGCTCGCGTCAAATCTCTAGCGGCGCTTGAAAACGCATACATGGTTCCTCCTTGTTCTTGTGGTATTCTTATTAATGGTGTAGCCATTTATGCTTTTTTATTTTTATGAATATACTACTACAGTATTCGATGTATTTGATACAATATAGAATGCTCCTCCGACCATAGTAAGCGTAATAGAACCAGCAACTGGCACAGTTACTGAAGATACTCCATTTATATTTGTAGTATTAAATGTAACTTCTTCATCTTCAACAATAAATGTTAATGTTTGGCCTTCAATTGCATCTGTAAGCAATATAGGATTAGGGAACAATTGACCCGCTAATACGTATGTTGTACTTTGATATGAATCAGCGACAGGTAGTAATGATACATTTGTTTCGATCTTACATACAAGAGCATTGTTCAATGTAACACTACTATTTGCTATTATTGGTAAATTAGCAACGATATCTGCTGCGTTTACTAATAATGTATCAATAGTTCCATTATTAATACGTAATAGTGATGCTGTAATTTTGCCTGAAAGTACAATTGTTTGTTGTTCTGTGTTGAATAGTGCAGCTATAGCCGCTAATTCTTCATTTAAAGCTGTAAAATTGTTGTTAATTACGAGCCTAGAAGATGAAACACTATCGGTTCCCAACATTAATGTTATATTTGCCATTTATATAATTTTTAATATATTTTTGTTTATTTTGTTTTTATTTCCATTAGAGTCTGTTAATTCCAGTTCTAAAGTATAGTCTCCTTTATGTTTAAATAAATATGTAAGCCATTGATTATTATAATATATATCATCTACATTTTTGCTATTGTTTTTTAAAGTCCATTTTTGTAAAATAATTCCTGGCATTCGTGTGTTGTCATATGAGAATGTAACATGATTTAACATATTAACATTTACATGTGTGTCTATTACATGTAAATTATTAAAATTAGGATTATAACTTTCAAAGTGAACTTCAGAATTTGCAATTATTTCACCACCTAATGTATTGGAAAAACCTACAGCAGAATAGTCATGTGTTCTTGATGGTATTTCTGCAACAATTAACATAAAATCACATTGGTCTAATATTCCATCGCCACTTGCATCTGTTATAATAGGATTGTAATTAAACTTTGAAAACAATGGATGATCAGTTGGATTCAAGTTTGAAAGTTCAATTGCAATATTATTCCATGCCGCTAAATCATATTGGTCCACTGGATACACACTTAGTATTTCATATTCGTCTAATACCTCTATATTAGTTAATGTATCTATTTGCTTAATAAAAAACGTATGTCCGTTTGTTTTTTGATTTAGGTTTATTTTAAATGAAGAATTAATGTCGGCTCCAATTCTCATCATTTCCCAATTAATGGTAACTCCATCATTCCATGTGTGTTCTCTTAATTCTTTCCATTGATAAGGTCCTGCTGTTTCGCTAAATCCAGTTGGACTACTACTATTAACATATCTACTAACTGTCGAAAATTCTATTCCATCATCACCATCATGTACGTAATTTGCCCTGTCTAGTGTTAAGTAGTACGTTGCAATAATACTATCCAAATCTGTAATGTTTTCCCTAGACCAATTCCAGTCACTTCCTACTACGTCCCAATCATATTTATATTTGCTCCAATTTAGTTCAGGAACCATCTTTTGATAAATTCCATATATCTCAACGTTTTTATTTTTAACGTTAATAAAATCTTTTTTTCGACATACACTACGAACATTATAAAGATCATAAAGTGCAAGCTCTACTTGATAGTTTCCCTCATATGGCAATACTATTGGAAATTCCTGATACTCTGGTTTAAAATCATCATTATTGTCCCAGTATCCAACAGGACCTCGATAAGTTTTCTCATAATTATTAGGACCCTTTACATTCCATTCTATTTCATAAACACCATGATTCCACCATGTGTTCCATGTTAACATATGATCTCCAGTGTCTTCCGCGTCCATATATGAAAAATCAGCAGAATCCCATGATGTCATAAATGAATCTGATTTTAATACAACAGGACATCCAATTGGAATTCCACTAAGAGTATTATAGGTTGACATGTCGGCTGTGTAATATCCATCATAAAATCCTGTAATGGAATTACATATTTCAATTCTATCAGTGATTGATATCGAATTAAGATCTTGGTTGATTCCAGTTAATCTATAATCTACTTTTCTAAGATCTTCTATAAATAACTGACGAGTTTCTGGAAATTTAATAAATTCAACATTTACTCCAGCTTGTTGATATTTAATAAGATGTTGATTATTCCAAACGTTTAAATTAAATTGAGAAAAGTAATCCCCTTCCCCTGTAATATCTACTATTTTTGCGTGTAGTGGTAAAAAATCACTCTGTAGTTTCTTTTTTAAACCATATAATTTAATTAAGACTTCTTCAGGGGAATAATCAAAAGCCTCTTTAACTGTTGGAATATCCCACTCATCAATTCCGCCATCTACATCATTTAATCGATACACTAAAGAAAATCTGCTTGTCTTTTTTAAATTAGAGCTAGGAAGTACGATCTCTTTATCTTTATTTGCTAAAAATCCAACAACATCCTGTCCAGGAACAGGAACTGCCTTTAATTTACCGAAATTCTCAGATTGATCATTTATATACAACCAATATTCTTTTAAAGTTAACTTATCATAACCGAAAAAATCAATAGCGTTTAATATTGCCTTGTATGTTCCAATAAAAGGTTTGATTTTGCTTGCTTCTAGTAATAATTCCTTTCTTTTTTGATTCATTAGAATCCAATCAGGAGACAACTCATTTATATTAGAATCCTTAAGTATAATAAATTCACTAGGTGATAACGTCATTCCAATATTTGAAAGTAATACACCTAATCTCTCATCTTCTTCTTCAGTTTCTCCGTAAATTCTAATAGTTGCAATTAAAGTCTCAACACCATTATTAATTTCAGTAATATCAAGAAGTCTCGTGTGATAATTGTCGATCATACTCATTAATGCAACATTACATTTAATAGGCTCAAGGGGTAATGCAGATTCTATTATCTTTAATCCTGTTGATTCTTCTATTGAATTACTATTATTCGAATCAAGTAAATTAAATATCTGAAATTCATCTTTTTTAATTTCTAAATCTCCATTAATATTAGAAGCACTGTACATGAATATATCTTCACTAAATTCATATCCACTAAAGAATTTAAATTTAAAAACAGAGCTGCCGGCATTTTCTGAAATAGGAGTAATATATTTAATATTTCCTAATATTCCCTTTACCTCCTCAAGTATATAAATTGTAAGTGTTTCATATAAACCCACCGATACCTTGGGCAAATAACAAACACCTTCCCATATATCCGTATCTGAATTATATATAAGGTTAATGTCATTCGATTCACTATCAAAAAATCTTAAATTTTTATATGCCATTTTATTTAACTTTTTTATCGTCCTTTTTGATTGTAAAGGATTTATACGCCTTCAAGTATGTTACTGAATCAACAAAATCAGCAACAACATGTTGAATCATTATTACAAAATCATTCATAGTATCGTTTCTTTGAATATACTTTGATAACGAATTAACTAACATGTTATTTCTATAGTCGTTTCCTACATGTAATCGTTTGTCCATTATTGACAAACGAGAACTGTATCCTTTTACTTTACGTACTTTAAATAAATTACTAAATAAATCCATTATAATGCTCTTCTATTTTGTGATTGTATTCTAGTAAAAACTGTGTTTTTAACAGCTGGCTCGTCAAAATAAATAGAAAGTGCAGCCATTTCTCCCATCTTCACATCATCCAATACTACAATTCCATCTCGATCCATCCATCCACCTCTAAAAAGTGCAACTTCTTCTTTATCTAATAAGATATCTCCAAATGAATCAAGATTGATTACATTCTCAGGTAATGCTGCCCCTTTTTCAAAGGTAATGTTGGTTGAATTTACTGTTCTTTTAAAGAAAACATATTTTTGTTTTCCATTTCCAATATCCTCAAGTAATGGAATACTTGGTGTTACTGTGATTGTTTCACTAACATAATAACCAAGTCTTCTTGCACTTTCTTCAGTCTCTGACACAAATCTAACATTTACTGAATCGATTCCATCAACACCCTCTAACAATGCAATAATATCAGATTTAGGTAATCTATCTCTACGTGTAATATTAATTAAATAATTAGATATTTTTGAACGAATTACATTACTTAAATTTGTCTTATCAAATCCTTCGAAATATCTAACCTTAATATCCATTCTAAAATATTGAACTTTAGGTTCTACTATTTTAACTTCAGTAGTTAACATTTGTTGTCCGGATTCTTCAAGAACTCGTAAAATTCCATTTTTTTCATTTTCAGAAAAGAAAAACTCTTCTAAATTTAAATTAAAATAGTCATTATTTTTTGTAAGTTTTCTTAAAACATCAGGTAACATGAATAAATAAATAACGTTATCGTCGTCTAAATATCCATCATCAGTTGTGTTGTATGCTTCTAAATATGAGAACATACCATATTTAGATAAAAATGCTTCGTAATTCTTTGGAGTTGCTAAAACAAATGAATGACTTTGTAGAGGTGCTATTAACTTAGTAAGTTCAATTGGCTCTGGATCTGCTCCCATAACAGGTGCTACTGTAAACGAAGCCTCTAATAATTTATTTAAATCATAAAAATTTCCTAATGAATCAAATCCTTCGGTTTTAAATTTAAAATTAAGATCATTAGAACCTGATAAATTACCAATAGAACCTGAAGTAACAATATAGTCTATTTTGATAGTGGCTCCTTCTGTTGGAATATTTCCAAATGATCCATTTCCGAAATAAATATCTAATCCTCCTGAAATTCCTGTCTTTACAATATATCCTTTGCTACCAACTTTCATATCATATAAAGAATCATACTTAGTCCATAATTCACTATTAACAGTAACTCTTACTGAATCATGATCTGTATTCTTTTTAATAATTATATTGAATGATTGGAGTTTTTCACCAGTACCTGTTATTTCCTGACTCTCCACCTTTCCTTGTATGATCGGTATATAGATATAGTCTGCGTTGTTTTTATCAATTCTAAATTGATCAGCACTTGTTCTTAATACATACTCAAGTCCATTTTTAGTTGAAGTTATAATCGAGTTAGCAGATATATTAATAGCATCCCCTCCTATTTCATTAAATGCGCTTGTATTTAATCTTACTTTAATTTCACCAATTGATGAAGAACCTCTAAATGCATCATGACCGGCTAGCCTCGCCAAACCATATATAGATTCTTTATTTTGAGCGGTTAATATGTTTTGTTCAACCGTAGCATCTTCGATATAAAAAAAAATTAGGTTTGAAATCTCAGCTAATACTTGTAATATTTGAGAAAAAGGAGAAGCTGTTGTAAATAGCTCTCCACCTCTTCCATATAATCTACTGATATATGTTCGAGTGTCTGCTATCATTTCAGTAGCCTTTATTCTTGTTTTTGATAAAAATTTAAGTTCTTCCATTTTTATTATATTTTATAGTGAAATTTGAATTCCGAATGTGTTGTCAATTACGATATCAACAAATACCAAATTTCTTTCTGTTTCTGTTGCAAATTCAACATTAACATTAACATTGTATTTTGATGCTAGTGGAATATATGTTGATATGCTTTTTTCAATATATCCCTTTAACATATTATCATTATAACTAAATGAATATACATAGTCTTCGAGATTTAATCCAAAGTCAGCATCCCCTAATACATCACCTCTTTTTGTAAAAATAAGATTTTCTATTTGAGTTAATAACATTTGAACCTCTGAACCTACTTCTAATTGATTTGTAGTGTAATTAGGGTCCTCGATTGTTTTTATATATATTTCCATTATTGTATATATTTGTTTAAGAATGCATCATCCAATCAGTTCCTTCGTCACTCTTAATCTCTTCAATGATTGCTTCTAATTCCTCTGTACCAAGATCTTTAATTAAATTTGGATTTATTTGAATATTTCCCGGAAGAGAAAATCCAAATATTCCTAGCTTTTGACCTAATGATATTTTAATTTTAGCTGCACAATATCTGAAAAAAGCTTCGTCCTGAAAGAGAGCACATTCCGGAATAGTTTCATATATTTCTAATATAACATCTCTCCTAGGTGTCTCTCCCATTATTCTAAGTTCATGTGTAAGTTGATTATAATGAAAAGATATTGGATTTTGAATAATCTGTCGAGCTAAATCAAAAAAACTTTCATTAATAACATATGCTTGTAAATTTTCAGCAGCTGCTCCGGTATTAGATCCACCATACATTCCACCCATTAACATTCGTTCGATTGCAAAATCACCTTGTATAAAGTTAATATCAGTAGTACCTCCCCAATTAGAACCTACTTCAAATAAACCATATACTGAATATACTTCATTTCCTCCAGTAGTTATATCCATACCTGGTAAAAGAAAACTTCTTGTCTTTTTAAAATGCTCACTTTCAAATAATGTGTATGGCAATACCATAAAGCCTTCTCTAACTGAGTATTCATAATTCTTATAGAACCATTTCTTTGCACGTTTTACTATATTTTGAACTTCTTTTTTTGGAAGATTCATAGGAATCATACATGAACCTGTAACCTCATCTGCCAATTCATCTACAAAGCTATTAAAACATGCAGTATCCCATTCTGGATTTTGTAGTGAATTAATATCTCCTACTATTGTTTCACTCATAATGTTTATTTATTTTTTATATTGTTTTTGATTTAATAATTTCAACATCATTAAATTTTGCTAGTTTTTTATCGTAGGTTCCTTCTCTGAATATTCCTCCATTCATTGTTCCTTTAAATGTTCCTTTACCATACACATAACAATCCTTAGTGACACATGACCCATGAACATATGATCCGTCAATTTTAGAATCATTAATCTGAGTACCTGAATAAAAATTGCAATAATGGATATCCGACCCATTTACATCAGAACCATATATATCACATTCTGTAAATTCTCCTCTAAGAAAACAATTAACAAATTCATAGTTTCTAATATCTACACAATATTCGAGTCTTCCGTTTGCAATTTGAATTCTTCCACTATCTGAATCATAATTAATATGTCCCTTTGATAGGTCACCGTGTGTAAATAATCGCATTACTCTGTCCTTTACAACAGGCCAATATATATCTACTATTTTTGGATTTTCGTTTAAATCAACTGTAAATTTAACATCTTTCCAGTTTTCCTTAATGGTTTTCCAATCCTTTCTAGCATCAATAATCCTTTGATTACTAGTAACTATACGCCTAAGCTCTAATGCATTTAAATTACTAAATTCATTATTTTCAGTAGACTTCCAAACTTGTAATAGAAAACGGTCTACTAAATATAGAATAGTTGTAGTTTTCTTTTGCCAGTCAGCACCTCCAACATATCTAAATTCAAGATAGTTTTTATGTCTTTTGTCAAAATTGATTCCATAATATTTAGTATCTGGAAATATAAAGTTATGTGAATTAATATGGTGTCCATCAAAGAAGTAAGTATCTTCCTTTGGTAAAACAAATTTTATTGATTTGGCGTATGCTGAATTTTCTCTTTCATGAAAGAACTTAAAGACCTGATCTTCATTAAAATCTAAAATAAATTTAAGAACATTCATTTTAGAAATCCTATACTTGTTATCTATTTTTGATTTATCAAATGATAAATTTAAGTGAATAGATGTTCTGTCATTTGTATATCCATTTTCATCAATCCAAGCACACATGTTAATTATCATTAAACGTGCTGCATAATAAGGAAGTGCACCGGTTACTAATTCAAGAAGTTTTGCTCCACCTGACATGTCAGGTTCTATTTTAAATGCATCCTGTGTTACTTCAAACGCACTGTGCGCCTTTATTTCAACATGAATTTTTTTGCCTAAAAGAATTGCTATTTTTTTAGCTGTTTCTTCGGCACTAAAATTTGAATAGAATTCAAATTCAACGCCAACAAGGGCATTTTTTAAGATATTGGCATCATCGATATTATTCATTTACTATTAATATATTACTTATGTTAGTTATATATCTTTAATAAATAAATTGATGTCAGATACTCTACATTATATAAACAATAAACTCCATATTTAAATATGGAGTTTATTAATGTATATATATTTGTTTATAAATTCAAGAAAACTTTTCTAGTATCTACATCTATTCTAATAACCTGAACTGTCATTGGATCATTTTTTCCAAGAGAATTAACATCGAATCCAACTGGCAATTCTGAAACATGTAGTAATCCAACAATACCATCTCCTATGTCGACAAACACTCCGTAATCCTTAACTGATTTAATAACTCCGATTACTTCAACCGGAAACGTAGGATATTTTAACAAAATATCTTTCCAATTATCTACTGTTTCAACTACCTCCAATTGGGTTAACGTAATTTTAGAATCACTAATGATTTCCTTTACCATAAATTCAATAGTATCTCCCGGCATAATTTCCCTAGACTTGTGCTTCTTAGTCATTTCCACACTTAAATCATTTATATGAATCATTCCAGTTAAACATTCATCAAATTCAACAAACACACCGTATTTCGCAGAACCTGTGACTTTACCTGTTTTTGTTTCTCCAATACTTTCCCTAAGATCTTCTACTTTATTTGGAATAAGAGCTTGTAAATATTTTCTATGAGATACTATAACCGTTCCTCTTTCGGGAGAAAAGCTCATAGGTACGACATACATTGTAGTATTTAGTACTGATTCAAAATCAGCGAGCTTATTAATTCCAGCTAAAGATCCTGGCATAAAGCACTCAATTCCCTGTATGTTTACAAAGTATCCACCGTTTGGAATCATTCCAGTAACCGTTCCGCTATATGCTGTATTTCCAGCTTCCGCTGCTTGTAATATTTCCCTGAGAGTAGCTGCCTTAATTCCAGCTTCAACTGAACCTAATACAAACCCTCTAGAATTTGAACCTCTATCGGCCGTTATTTCTATATCTACATTTGCGCCTACAATTAGTCCATCTTTAGAAAATTTAGATTCTCTTGACATATCAACGTATATCATTTCTCTGTAACCTACATCGATTGAAGCCCATTCATTATCTATTGCATATACCTTTCCAGTATGCATTTCTCCAATAATAACGTCTGATATAGAGGGTGAAAGCAATTCATGATTTCTCATTAAATCAAATAATTCTTGAGCATACGTATCCCTTGAGTAAACCTTCTCAGTGGTATTATTTTTAATATGTGGATTTGGTTTTCTAAAGATAGTTGGGCAATCAACTGTGTGTTCTGACCAATTAAAGTCAAGTAATTGAATTGATAAATCCTGCGCGGTAGTAACGTCGTTTGACATCATGTTTTTTGTTTGTTAGTTAATAAATTATTAAGTTATATATTATATTTTCTAGGGTACATTTAAACAGGAAGTGCATCAAGTTTATTTTTAATAATAGCAAGTACACCTATCATTGCTAAAATAGAATCGGGTATTTCAAACTGAATTTTAAGAGATGAAGACAACATTCCAGAAAATATAACGCTTATTGTATTTAATATTGATGATATAGTGTTAACTTTCTCTTTAGTTGATATGGCTATTTGTGGAACATTAGGCACTGCTGCCGGTACTGCTATTACTGAAGGTATAAGTGCAGCTGTGACAATTGAACTTATACTTATAGGTAATTGTTTTATGGTATTAGTTGCCATTTTAAATGAAGACTTAATATTGTCTATTTCTGAATTAATCATGATTTTTACATGTTGAGAATTATAATATTCCTCAAGCTGTTTTTTCATTTTATTAGATTCAGACTCGGCTTCCTCTACACTATCAGATACTTCTTTAATTTTACTTTCAACTGACTTTACTTGTGTATCGATAATATTTTTAACTACCTCCTTATATGTTAAGCCAGGTATTCCTCCTTCTTTGTTTAAGTCATCTAGCGCCTTTGAAATTTCTATTGATGATGCCATTTTTATTTGTTTTGTTGTTGATATTTAATATGTGTCTTCTTTAATTTCGAAATAATAACAGGTGTTGTTGCCGTAGGAGGACCTGATGGTCCCGTTGGGGTTGGATGAAAATGATTTTTATAGTCATCTAATAGCATATCTAACCATTTCTGTAAAGAAACACCACGAACTGCTGGCTCTGCTGTATCTTCACCTGACTCACCGGTATTACTTAAAAATATATTTCCGGAATCTAAAAAAATTTGATTATCGGTTGATATTTTAATATTTCCATTTTCATCAATTTGTATAAGAGGTCTTTCCTTTGCACCTGTTCCTCTTGTGATAACAAGGCCGTCTTCCGGCGAATGATATATTCTAATATTACGTACCTCATCATATACTAACGAAACTACATTATGTGCTTCAGCTGAGTTATCTAGGATGTCATTCTTTAATGATTTACTTTGATTAATCTGAAACCAATACTCTGGATGGTATATGTTACCATTATCAAATCTAACCGCCACGATTGTTCCTATATTCGGAACACTATGGAAGCCAACACTATCCCTATTCATGGGTGTTGCCCATGGAATTGAATCAATAGGAAGCTTATCAAACTTTCCATATACTTTAATTCTACATCTACCTAAAGAAACAGGATCAATATTATCTACAACCTCACCTATCCAATGCGTTTCTCTAATGTTATCTTTTTCTAATTCGTTATCAGTTGCCATTAATCATTTACATTTCCTAAGTTATTTATTGCGCCTTGTGTTAATCCTTGACCAATAGTTGCGCCTGGTGGAATTCCATATACGTTTTGCTGAACTGCTATCCCTATATTTCTGGTTTGTTGAGTAACATCAGTTGCTCTATCTACTCCTCTGACAAAATTTGAAAATACATTGTCAAACGATGGTATTCTATTTATTGTAAGGTCGCGTGCCTTCTGTGTTAGTTGATTCTTCTTTGCAATCGCAAGGTTATTAAGTGCTTCCTCTCCTTTTCTAGATACCTCATCAATTTTTCCATCAATTTTTTCTCTAGCCAATTCTGCCGCGTTTGTTGCTGTTGAGAATATTTCAGAATCAGGAGAAGGCGATAATTGAGGTTGAGTATATGGTAATGGAGGAACAATTCCATTTAATACTCTCGCTTCTATTCTTTCTAACTTTTCATACTTGATTGCAATACTATTAGTGGCAACTTCAGTTGGGCTTTTTGAAAGATCTGCAAAAATATTAGTTCCCGATGTTAAATCAAATTCACAGTATCCTAATCCTATCATAAAATAAGGTCTTGCTCCTGTGCCCGCTATATTTGAATTGCTGTTTTCAACACCTAATTTAGGTTTAAAATTTTCAGGAAATCCACTTATAGCATCTTTATTTAATTTAGTAGGAATTCCATTCACAACTATTTTTGTATTAATTTGTATACTTCTAACTTCAGTCACATATACATACATTCTAAATTGACGCAAATTAATAGGTAGTATATAATTCCATTTACGTTCATCAAATACAGCTCTTCTATATAAATGCATTAAACCTGCAATTGGAAGATTTAAAGATTCTAATGTTTCGATTTCTATCTTAGCATCATCTCCTCCCATGTATGCATTCATTGGATTATATTGTTGTAACCTTTCTAAACCATTCAATGATTGCCAGTACCATGGTAATTCATTATTAATCGTTTGTAATGCAGACTTGAATGCCTTTAAATCAGCAAGTCTTTCGGCATAATATGGATCACTTGAAATATTTTTTAGAAAAGCCTCTGCCGGTCCTGCCAATAATGGAGAACTTTCAGGAGAGTAGAAATCAAAAAGAAGTGCAAACGAAAGATACGTAGGGTCTTGGTATGGAAATCTCTGATATGACCCTTTTCTAAAGTCATTTGGTGTTTTAAAATCTGACATATCTTATATATTTTTATTTTTTAGCAGTAGTATTTTTATTTATATTATTAACTCTACTCGGCCATTCTCTTCTTAAAAGATTTATTTTTTGCTTCACTGCATTAAATCCTGCCTTATAGTAATATGACATACCACCTACTATGTAATATCCACTTAAAAATTCATCAACAACATATTCACTTGGATCAACTCTATTTCTTTCATCAGGTACTATTACATCAAACCCGTCTTTCTCTTTTTTCTCTTTTACGACCTTATCGGCTCCTACCTTTCCCTGTTCATTATTGTATATTATTACTGGCAACTTATGATATCGATGTATCGCTGGATTAAACATGTTTAGTTCGATATCCAGTGACATCTTTTTAACTTCGTCCATATTGTATGCATTATTTACAGCAGAATATTCGTAATTTAAATGAGTATTAGATGTTTCATTACTTCCACCCTTTCTTCCAACATACTTATACTTTATTTCATTTTTGTATCTGTCTTCATCTCTTCTTCCCTTTAAAGGCTCTTCGATATCCGTCATTAATTTACCAACTGCAGCTTCGATTTCATGAGAAACCAATCCTTCTTCTGAATCATTTTCAAAATATTGCAGAACTCTTTTATATCCATTTTTTTTCATAGAAGCACCTGTCTTATTTTTAATAGACTGTTTTTCAATGTATAAATTGGTACCTATATTTCTTTTATGATTACTTAATAGTAATAGAGTAGTAGCTTTGTTTATTGCAGCATCAACATCATCCGAATCAGGTCGATCTGCCATTTCATTTTCCCATGCAAGAATTACTGATTCAAATCGTTCTTCTGAATTCATTAATTTATTTACGTTAACATAATTGATGTAATAAAATGGATCGATGCTGTATGTCTGAAAGCTATTTTCATCAATATAAGAGTGTCTAACTAAATCGTTTAATGTATCAATAACTGAATTAAAGGGCAATACTAGATTCATTGAATCGTCTGTGGCGTCAATGTTAGTTGCTACTCCTAACTTTAAATCATTTGCAATTAATTCGATGTGTTCTAACGAAGTTCCTATACCATATGACTTACAATCCTCTGAATACATTCCAGGGATTTTCATTCTACCCATAAATATATATTTTCCTCCAGTGAAACTATCACTTTTTTGAAAAGGAGTTTCAACATAAATAATATCAAAATCTATTCGTAAATCCTTATATGCTACTTTGTCTTGTGCCGCCATTCTTACATTTATAACATCCCCATCTCTTGGAAACATATCAACATCAAATAATCCAAGACTGTCTATTATTGTAATATCGATAGTTGGAATTACGCCATGGCAATCTATTATCATGTTAGATATATCACTATCTCTAAACACATATCCATTAATAGAAATCATAAGATCATATCCTAATGATGTATTTGCCCTCTTATTTCCTTCATTCTCACCTAATGATGCAAATTTAACCTCATCTAGTTTTATAGTAGGTTCCGTTATTGTAAGAATATGATTGTTAATTGATGCCATTTATATAGTAATTATACCGTTTGATATTGTAATATTAGTATCTCCTTCTTTTAAAAGATTTGGAGGTAATATTTGTCTTGATCCATTATATTTCAGAGATGCCTTTCTTTGTAAATATGCAATACGTGCTGCGTCAATTGCCGGAATTCTTTTAGTATCAATAAATTGATCTCTAATAGAAATAGAATTTGTAGTTCTATTAACCATAATAATTGGGATAATTGAAGCGAGAGCAGCAACCTTGTCCGGGATTTCTAATTCATCACCTTCGACTAATATAAATGGGTTTGAAATATTATTCCATTTTAAAATGTAATCACAATAGTTCGAATTGCCATAATACATTAAAGAAATTAGGTCTATTCTACCTACTTGATCTTGCGTTACTATATGAACAGCAGTAATTTCAGTAGTAGACGCAAAGATAACAGTAGGTATTGTTATATTTATTTTAGTCTTATCATTTGATAGTACCTTTCGGTCTAGTGTTTCAAAATTCATTATCCGTTGCTTATTTTTCTAAATGTATTTATAAAATCATTAGTTTTAGGCCTTTCTCCTCTAAGATCTTTATTACCATATGCTGAAACATCAATTGTTTGGTTAATGTCGGCGGTATCATGTGGTTGTACGTAAAATCTACCTCTTCCTGAGTTAAACATTGATTCTATTTCAGCTTTATCGCGGGGTCTACCTGGTTTTAATTTAATAACAACTACCATTTTTTCCGGAAAGTCCTGAAGAGTGTTAACACCTTCAAAATTAATTTCGCAATCAGTCATACATAGATTACCAATAACCATTATTGGATTTAAAGGATTTCCAACAGTAAGATGCCATTGTCCAGTAGGATCTCCGGTTAGTAACGAGTTAACCGCCTGTGCCCCCTGGGGTGTGTTAAACATCTCCATCGCACTTCCACCTATTAGATTATTAAGAAGCTTATTGTCCTTAAGTGCAGCTAAACCACCTTTAATATCCCCTGATAATAATTTTTCAAAGGAATTACCTACGCCCGAAGTTGCACCTTTAAACATGCTTCCCATGTCTTTTATTATACTTCCCATAAATCCAGCATAATCTCCTCCTCTTAATAGATTTAAGTTACCCAGTGGTTTTGTTATTGCTCCATCTGAAATATATCGGACAGAACCACCCCAAAATGGAGCGTTGTTATATGTTAACGCTAATATATTTGATAACTGATCTAACATCATTATTTTCGGATTAGCTCCTTCAAAACTTCTTAATTCATATTCAAATTTAAGTGAGAATTCTTGTTCAAATTTAAGCCCAGGCTGTCTAACCAAAACATCTTTAATAACATTAAGTGGGCCGAATACGTGATTCGGATATGTTTCTTTAAATGAATCATAACTTGCATTTTGTTTTCTAGAATTAGATGCAACTGCATCTCTGCCTGCGGCAGTATTCGCTAATGCAGATAAAACCGTACTGTTTTCTACAAAACTTCCAAACTTACCAGTTGACTCTTTAGTTTTTGCTGTAATTTCCTGTACGCCTGCTGAAGTTGTTTCAAAGCTAAAACCATGCGAAAATTTTAGTATTTCAGCAAGAGTATTTCCCGTTGATTCTCCGAGCCATGTCACTGCTCTAGCAATGTCAGGCTGTTGGATTGGTACCATTCCAGTTCCATCGGCATTAAGTCCAGCTGGTGTTATAATATCGTCTTTAGTTGGATATGCAAATCTACGTAAAGTGATTAGCATATTATTAGGAATTCTTCCAAAATATTTCGCCAATGCAAAATCTGAATATTGATATGTGTATGCAAAATTACCAGGAAGAGAACTTGTAATTTCAATAATTTTAGTCACTGTAGGATTAATTAAAGAAGTTTGATCTATTTTTTGATATATGTTGCCTTTGTCTTTGTCTCCTATCCCAAATCCATTTTCAGATATATCGAGTGGATTGCCTCGATAGTTTATTAAAGAATATTTGTTAAATGCAGAATAAGGTTTTTTGCCGACTGTTATTGTTTTCTTAGTATCACCAGCACCAGTCGAAACGTATTTTTCTGATTCAAATTCAGTGTTATAATATCGTGAAGTACCTTTACCGTCTACTATTGTAAAAGGTTCATCGGTTTTAGATGCGGCAGCTAATGTTCCATCAGGTGGCTTTTGTGATTTTATAATTCTTCCTGTTCTTGCTCTTGTAAGAACCCCATCAGAAACTTCACCATTAATTGTATTAAGATTTACTCCAAATATATTGTTAATTGCACTAATTGTACCCTTAGCTAGTGAACTTTCCTTTGCTATATTAAAGTTAGCAGAAACAGTTGACTTAAGTCGTGCGGTATAATCTTTAGGTATGCTATCTTCCATTAATAATTAGATATTTTTATTTTAATATATATCTAATTATATTGACTACTCTAAATTATCGTAGTCGACTGATTTTGGTCTGAATAGTAATTTATCAAAATAATCATGAGAAGTACCTGCTCTTTTGTCAAGCATTTTTTTCAAGTGAGCCTCGAATACTCCTCTGCTTTCATAATAATATTTACCCTTTGAATATGTTGACCTAAGTGTAAGTTCATATAGGTCCCTTATCGTCTTTTCAATAATAAAGTCTTGTATATTATTATATAACAATGTAACTTCAGCATGGGTTTTAACACACATAACCGAGTCAACTATTATTAGGTATGATTCCCATTTTGAATCTATATAATTTTGAAAATCCTTTAGGTTTGAAAATCGTTGGCGAGCTACTCTAAATGAAGTTGAACCTCCACTAAATGCTCTATCAAATTTCATATCGAACATATACTTTTTAAGAAAGTCTAAGTCATCGTAGAATTTAAGTATTCTAATTTGATATCTTGGCATTTTTTCATCAAATTCAACATCATGAATAATTGCCTTAATTGGAAACACTATATTGCTATATCTATTATTTGATATAAGTACATTTATAAGTTCTCCTTTTGAAAAAAGTTTATGTCTAACCATTATGTTGTTTTATTTATATAATCAAATAAATCTACAACTCTTTTTTCGATAAAAATATTACTGTTTATTACGGTTAAAGAAAACTCAAAATCGGTAATGTTATTGTAAATTAAATTTTTAAAATTACTCACTACCTCATAATCTATATTTCTAAATAAATAGATTACTTGAGTATTCGTGCTATCATTGCATAAAATTCGAGTAATCTCATTAACAATTGCTAATCCAATTATCGAGTCACATGGTTCTTCTGTCCTCGGATCAGATTTAATTAATTTATTTTTTATTAAAAAGTAGTCTATGATTTTTACATTACTTTTTTCAATATTTCTAATAAATCTATTAAAATCTCTACGAGAAGGACTCCATATGCATTCTATCGACGTTTTATTCATTTATGTAGTTCCTACTAATATCTTTAGTGCATCTTGTAGGTTTTTTATTTTTTCTTTTTTAGCAGAATCTGAAGGAATATAATCAACACCCCATTCCTCTATTATTTTAATTTGTTGTTTGTTTCTAGAATTACCAAAAGACAACCCGATGTCTAAACATAACTCGTTTATAAATTTTATTTTAGTAGCTTGATTTTCAAATTCGTATACGGTAGTTGATTCAAATGATTCTCCACCTGAATTAATATTATCATCAAACACTGTTTTGATAACTCCGTTATCCGCTAGCGTTATTTTAACTGTTTGCATTTGTTCTGTTTTTTAAAGAATTAGAAGCTTCTTTCATTAATAATTTAGCTCTTTTATTATCTTCCTTACGGTTTTCTTTGTTCTTAATATTGTTTATGAAAAAAGCCTCTTCTAGCATTTTAATCTCTGCTGCGTTATATCCTGATTTTATCCATGTTTCCTTTACAAGGTTTACTCTACATTGTAATTCGTCTTCAATTTCATCTTTAATCCTGTTAGTATTATTCTCATGTACTAGCTTGCCCTGTTCTCTCATTTGATTTGACCACGCAACACCCTTGGGAGATAGTCTACCGAACATATTCTTTATCTTCAAGTAGTTTGCATCTTGAAACTGCTTTCTTTTTTCTTTACGTGGGCCGGTTGCTCCTTTACTCATTATAATAATTAGTTATAAATGTTGATACTTCTTTAGTTAAATATTCTTGTAGTTTATTTATCTCTATCTGTGAGATTGCAACATTGATAACGGTTTTAATTAATTCATCTCGATCTTCATCTGCACTTTCAATTAACATATCAAATACATTGCGGTTTAATATATTAAGATTAATAGTTGCTTGTAAAGGTTCTATATTTTTTTTAGAAAGACGGGCGACTAATTCTTCGATTGGACTATTTACCTCCTTTTTAGGAGATGTTACATTTTTAACGCCTTCCTGCTTTTTCTTCGAAACAACCGGAAGGCCTAGAGCTAGTTGTGATATATCATCACTCATTGGAAATGGAATTTCATTTCCAATTATTTCTTCTAAAAATTCTTCGATTACATTATTATACATCTTAGTACCGTCTGTAAAATATGTAAAATCCAAGTCAGTATAATCTACTGTTATAACATTTCCAAAAGAATCTCCTTTTTTCCATTGATATCTTTTAACTTCCACTTTCTCTTCTATTATTTCCATTACTTTTAATTTTTTATGGTGATTAGGTCGAACTCCTGTAAAAAAAAATTGATTAATCCAATTTATAAAAAACGTCATTTGACTTAGTTTTTTTACGATACTTCTTTTCAAATTTTTCTATAAAATCAACGTCATCATCTTCTCCGATTAATACATCTATCTTGTTTACGTACTTTTTAAAAAACTTAATACTTCCATTTATTTCTAAAAATGAAGAAAGTAATTTAATATCAGGTACTATTAATTTGTTAATGCTCATTTGTCACGGATATCTTTTTAACAGGTATACCTGCATGCTTAAGTAATTCAACTCCGCTCATATCCCTATAGTCTTCAGTGTAATATACACACTTAATTCCGGCTTGAATAATCAATTTGGCGCAATCGAAGCATGGACATGTTGTTGTGTATAGATGTGCCATATCACAACTCATCGTCGATTTAGCAACCTTCGTTATTGCGTTTGATTCAGCATGTAACACTTCTCTTTTAGTTGTTATCATTGCAGGATGTTCATGTTCAATTGCATGGCTGCTATGCGTATTATCTTCACATATATTATTAAAACCATATGGCATGCCATTATATCCAAATGATATGACTTGATTTTCCTTTACAATAATACAGCCTACTCTTCTTCGTGTAGCATAACTAAGCTGTGCAAATTGATATGCAACTTGCATATACACTGTTTCTATTTTAATTCTAGGCATTTTTTCTGTTATTAATGTAATAAAAAAGTCTATATGTTGTTAATTATATATAGACTTTTTATTTAGTAAATTTTTAGATTATTATTCAACGTCATCTGCATCGACCCTGTGTTTCATTTCTTTTACTTCATTCATTTTCTTAGAGTAAGCCTCTGACATTCTATTTAAACATGCTTCGTATGCCTCTGTTTCCATGTCTTCTTTCATTTGAGTCAAACAACTAGATGATAAACCTGCGACTAATGATGCATTTTCAATCATATAAGTTTCTATTGTATGATCGTCATGTGCATCTTCTTGATACATTTTTGCCTCAGACAGCATTGCCTCATAACATTTATCTAGCATTTCTGAAACTGGAATAACTTTATCTTCTACCTTTACATTAAGATCAGCTTCTCCTTCTTCGTTGATTATCGATTCAGCGACGGTATTGTCTTCCACCTTTTTTAAATTTACATTTACTGTTTCTGAAACAAAAGTTTCAAATGATTTAATACTTGTCATAATTATTTTATTTTATTTTATATATCTTTTTTTAAATAAGAGAAACTATTCGGTATAATATACTTAGATATATTAAAAAAATAAACTAGAAAAATAATAGCGGTACCTCCTGGTAAGATAAATATCATAAATATCAGTACTGTCTTTAACATATTCTTTAGTTGATTTGCCACGTTCTTTTTTTCAACTAAAGATAATTTAGTATTATTTAGGAACGATGTATTAACTAATGTTAATACTTTTACAGTTTCAATCCATTCATTATTTAGTGCTCTTGTAAAAAGTATAGTATTTGTTTTTAATTTAACAAAAGATTCATTCACCGTTTTATATGTTTATGATATATATTACCATTTTGAATCACTAATAAATTGTTTGTGATATTTTATTAAAGCTAATTCCTTTGCCTTGGCCTCTATCTCAATATCTAATGACATATCGTACGTTTCAATAAGATCATACAAATAATCAGCATGTGCCCTTAGGATTGATGTAGTATCTTCATACAATTGCTTAGATGAAGAGTAGTGGCATAATTGTCTTATACCTTTAGGCCATGTTAACGCTGCTAATTTAAGACCTTCTTCTTCAGAAATAACATCATCATAGCAAAAATGGTGATGATAATCAAATGTAATTGGAGTGCCACATAGCTCATAGATTTTATAGAGATCTTTTACACCATATTGACTTGGCTTATCATCATTCTCTAAAACTAGACGGGATGTTACATTTACAGGAAGTAGTTTAAAGTTTTTTGCAAATCTTTGAATAGCAGAATCCTTATCGCCATAACTACCACCGACATGTATATTCATAGCAGCATAATGAGTTCTTGGTAAACCCATAAGATCCATAACATCGCCATGCTGTGATAGCTCTTGAATAGCACTATCAACTACCTTTTGAGTAGGACTTGCTAACACATTAAAAGGACCTGGATGGAATGTTAAACGTTGGCTTGTTTTCTTTGCATAATCACCTGCCCTTTTTAACAAAACCTTGATTGCTTCGTAATTTGGAAGATCTGATAAATCGTATTCTGAACTCCATGGAAACATACTTGATGACATTCTATACATTGTAATTCCTTGTGCATAATTCCATTCTAATATCTTAATCATATCAGTTAAATTTGCCTCTGCCAATTCACTTGCATATTTAATTCCCTTTGCATCGAATGTTCTTTTAATCATTCCTCTTCCAATCTTAACACCTGTTTTATCAAGAGTTAGATTAATACAACAATATCCAAAATCTGCACTCATCCTTTTATTTTTTTGTGTTTTTATCATATGTAAATATAATCAATATATAAGTTTTTTGAAAATTTAATGTGTTAATTTTTTGTTAAATTATTTAGAGGATAAAAATGTTCTTATACCCATTAGCGCCCTTTCGGCAGAGTATGCCTCATTTGCAGTTAGAACTTCTATATCTTGAAATAGTAATCCTCTGCCAACATTAGCAAATATAGTTCCTCCAATATGATCGATCGAATTAATACGATAAACGCTAGAAGTATCTAATGTTACGATATAATCCGCTTTAATTAATCTTTCAATTCGTTCTTCAATTGATATCATTAATTGTTTTTGTTTTATATGCTAATAAATAATCAGTGACTGCACATTGCCTTAATCCCTCTAATATAATGACATCCATTCCTTTACCTCCTATCTTACTAATAAAAGAAGAAATATATTGAGCTGTGCTAATATTTTCATCATTATTTGTCATAATATCCTTTTGATTTAAAACGTCATTGATGGCCATTGAAACTAATCCACTGCATATCGCGTCAGTGACAGTACTATCATCTAAAAATCTTAATCCTGAATAATAATTTCCGGACTTTGGAAATTTTAAAATGATTTCCTCTTTTGTTTTTCGCATCCTAAATAATGACACTGTGGTTAATAGTGTATTCCTTACATTTTCACACAGAGAAATATTACTAGTCGTTATTTTAAAATTTTCACTCTTCATTTTTTTGTTTTTTAAAATCGTGGCATGCCAATGTTTTGCATTAATTGACAATAAAATACTAAAGCGATTACATTAGTCGAGTCAGCTCTTCCGAATGCGTTTCTAAGATCATTATTTACAACTGCCTGTACAAAACCACCTCCAGCATATCCGATTTCCCATTTAGTGCATAATATAGAAGTACCTATACCTATAATGTGATTTGCCATTTGCCTGGAGTTCGGTAATTCCGTTTAACCCAGTGTAATCTTTATTTTTAGATAAATAATCAGATACTACTTCTCTTATTTTTTCTATTTTTGCTAAAATAGAAATTTGTGTTGTATTTTTTTCCATGTTTAAATATTTTAAAGTTTAGGATATTGGTTACATGTATCGAAGATTCTTGTAACTCTGGATGCTAGTTTAGTTTGTAGTTGAAGAGCCATTATTTGAAGATCTTCGTATAAATATCCATCGAATAAGCCATATAGTAAATTTTGAAGATTAAACGATAAAGAATCTTCAATCTCATCAGAATAACTAATTTCTTTTATAATTGAGATAATTTCATACCGCGTATCTTCTATCATGCATTCGTGCCTATTAAAAATTGAATAATTCATATTGATGGTGTTTAAGATTGATTAATTATTATATATAAATCTAATCATTTTCTGATTAAGAAAGAAATAATTAGTGTTAATCTTTTGTTAATATACACATTACATTTGTTTTAATTTGTTATATGTAAATATAAACAAAAAACCCCGATTAAAAAATCAGGGTTTTTAAATTTGTGTTAAATTTTTATTTCCAAAAGAGCTGAACACATAAGATACATATTGCCAATCCTAGTGATATTATTGTTTTAGTAGTTAATCCCTCGTTCAGCATAAAATAAGTCAAGAAAGTAAATGTGAGCATGCCACATGAAAATCCTATAAATCTGCTTGGCCAAACAATTCCACCATAATATTCTGCAATTAACTTAGTAGCAAATATAAACAAATAACTAATAATAGATCCTCCGATCATGGCAACTAAAACTGGATTCCTTTTAAACCATGGCCATATAAATTGACCATTAGTTTGTACCCAAACTAACGATTGTCCGACTATAAAAATAGATATTCCTATTATTAAATTTTTCATTTTTAAAAAAGAGATGAGGTTGAAGTTAACATGTGTGATATAAAACTTGGTCTGTGTACTTCACATGGACCTAATGTCTTAATGGCATTAATATGAGCTGAAGTTCCATATCCTTTATTCGAGTTCCAACCATATCCTGGATTTTCAATATCTAATTGTTTCATCATACTGTCTCTTTCGGTTTTTGCTAAAATACTAGCAGCTGCGATTGAAATATATTTATTGTCTCCTCCTACTATTGTTTCAAACGGCTTTCCTTCAAATCCATGGAATTGATCTCCGTCTACTAGTATAAAATCAAACTTTACTTTTTTCTGAACTTCTTCTAAGCATCTCTGCATTCCCCTTAAGGTTGCTCTTAAAATATTAGTTGATTCTATTTCTGCAGGATATATATGTTCAATATGATATGCAATTGCGTTTTCTTCTACTATTAATCGAGCGTCTTTACGTTGCTGTTCGTTTAATAATTTTGAATCTTTAATCAATACGTTTTCAAATCCAAATGGCATAATACATGCCGATACTGTTACGGGTCCTGAAAGAGCACCTCTTCCTGCCTCGTCAAGTCCTATTTCTATAATCGAAGAATCCCCTGAGTAGGAATGTTTAAGTAATATATTTCTAGTTTCCATCTATATGTTTTATATAAGTTATATAGATGGATAGTAGAATGTTTCTTTATTTATTTGGATTTTCAAGCTTCCATTTATCATATCGTTTAACAACATCTTGTAAAATTTTTGCTCTTACAATATCTTTAATTTCAAATTGATGATGGCCTACTCCATTTATTCCTTCCATTAATTTAATAAATCCAGGTAAACCTGTGTTTGCTTTAGGAATATCGTATTGACTGATATCTCCACTCACTAGTACTTTGGAAGTTTTACCCATTCTTGTAACAAAGAGAGTTAGTTGAGAAAAGGATGCGTTTTGTGCTTCATCTAAAATCATAAATGAGTCATCAAAGGTATCTCCTCTCATAAATGCAAGCGGTTTAAATTCAATTATGCCATGGTGAATTAAACTTTCAGTTAATTCATTACCAACAATTTTTTTAAAATTAGAAATATATGATTGCATATATGGATCTATTTTATCTGCAATATCTCCTGGTAAAAATCCTAATTTTTCACCGGATTCTTGTATTGGTTTACAAAGAATTATTTTTTTTACTTTTTTTTCTGCAAGTAACATTAATGAAGAGTAGCATGCTGTATATGTTTTTGAAGTTCCAGCAGGACCTGAACAAAATGTGATTTGATTTTTTAAAATCTGTTGGACGTATTCTCGTTGGCTATCTTTTAAATTAACACCTTTGATGTCATCTAATTTAACCGATATTCTTTTAACACCAGACGGTGATTCCGAAGTAGTCTTCTTTTGTTGCATGGTTATGGTATATTTAATCGCCTGTCATTATTACCAGGTCTTTTAGTTTTTTTAAGATATCACATTTTTCATATTCTTCGATTTCTATAAAATAAGCAAGCAGAACATCTATGAACATGCTTCTTTGTCCCTTTCCATGCGGAATGTCTATTGTGTTTTTACCATCTTGATATACTATGAATCTGTTAACTGTTTTTGTAAAGCTTTTAGTAATTATATTGTAGCTGGATCTCATCAGAGAGTCTCTTTCTTCTCCACTTACATTTTCCATTATTGAATATTGTTTTTAATAGTGGAAATAAATCCACTTACATTATATATTTGTATGGTAATATGTTAAATATCCAGGAGCCTAAAAGGTTATTATATTATAGAAGGTGTTTTTAGTTTAATTATTATTTTTTTAAGTTCTAAACATTTTTCATATGCCTCTCTTTCTAAAAAGAAATTTAATACACTTTGCACCCCTTCTATTTTATCGTTAATAGTTCCGTTATGCTTTAACGCACCCATTTTACTTTCTACTATTGAATTGTATATTAGCTCCATCATATCTTCCTTTGAAGAATTTTGTAGTTTTTTTAAAAATTGATTGCTATTCGTGCTGTTGTATTCCTCTAATTCATCCATCTCTGGTTTAAATTTTTTTAATAATATAATTTAGGCTTTAAAATCATTATAAATTATATATCGTATTTTATCTTATTTAATAGCTCTATTTGTCTATCGTTTAAGATGATATTACGTGTTCTTAATTTGACAAATAAGTTTCCAAATCCTTCATTATTATATATTGGCATTCCCTTACCAACTATCCTAAGAAGCTTAGAATCATAAGATCCTCGAGGAACCTTAATAATTACATTTTGTAGTTTATTTTTAATTTCAAAGTCACCTCCTAATATTAAATCAATCCAATCCAGTTGGAGGTCTATGTGTATATCATTGCCGTTTACTATAATATCTAAATCATGAATAACATTTACTGTTAAAATAATGTCACCTGGCGTTGAGCTAATACCATTAGTAGGGAGGGCACCTTTTCCACTTACTTTAAGTTTTGTGCCATTGGGAATTCCTTTAGGTATATTAATATTAAATCCACCAGTGCCTACGTCAATGTGTCTTAGCGCTCCATAATAACATTCTTCCAGTGAGATCGATATTGAAACCTTAATGTCTGTACCTTTTGTTACGCCACCTCCATATGCATTATTAAACATTTGTGAAAAATCATCATTAGAAAAAAAGTCAGTCCAATTATATTGTTTATCCGATGTTGACTTATACTCGGTTTTAGTATATCCTTTTGTTTTGCCTTCACCACATGTTATTGCATCATATGCCTGTGCAATTTTTTTAAACTCAGTATCATTGCCATTATTAACATCAGGGTGATGTAATTTTACAAGCTTGCGGTAGGCCCTTTTAATATCCTCAGGTGTGGCTTCATGGGATATGCCTAATACTTTGTAGTGATCTATCATATCATATCAATTAAACTTGTGTATTTAACGTGGTTTTTGATTTTAATGATTTTAAAGATTCCCTAGATAATTCTCTAGATTCTTTTATTTTTTTAGAATTTAATGCTATTTCCCTTGATTGGGCATTTAGCATACATGTTGCAATTATCAATAAAGCATCTGCAATTTTTTCTAGACTCTCTGCTTCTGTTTTCATATTAGTGTGTTTATTTATTATAGATGATATTCATATTCATCTATGATTTGTTTAATATTTTGACATTTTTTATACTCTTCAACTTCTAGAAATAATAAAATCATTTCACGTAATGTATTTATAACAGGTACGATATCCATCCCTCTTTCTTTCATTTCATCAAGGTCGATTCCCTTTGAAATTAACACATCGTAATTATCATTACATAACTTAAACTTTAAGTTGTTAATTAACTCTGCCATTGGCGGGTCAAATGCATCAAAATTTTCCATATATTGTTTGTTTTACTATATGTAAATATAATCATTTTAAATGAAAATAAAAAAATATAAATGTTAACTTTTTGTTAAAATTATTTGGTATAATCAAAATTATTAATATTTACAGTAATTGAATCCTCTATTAGTTTATTTATCTGATTTTGAATAGTGTTATTTGCGATAGAATCCTCATAATGGGTTGCTAATCCGTTTTCTTTATTCTGTTTACTATTTCTTTGTGAATATAATTGATACCTAGCAGTGACGTAGTCTGCACTCATAAATTTAAAGTGTAGTAATTTAATTGGAAATGAGTTAAACCCCTCTAATACATTGTATTGCATTCTCCATCTACCCCATGGGTGACCATTCCACTCCCCATCTGGTCTTATTTCAACAGGAACAGGATGCATTATTTCTCCAATATAATCAGTGTCTAATGTTGTTTCATGACAACCATCAATCCAAATAAAATTGTTTACCTTATTTGGATTAATTAAAATTGGTTTCGAGTACCATGGGTCAGGAACTCCATAGGGTACTTCATCATATATTTGTTTATCGCTTGTCGGAAAGTAAGAAGATACCATTTGAAATCCTGCAGGATAAAATATAGAATATTGGGAATTATTAATTAAAAATTCTTTAATATTAGGATGTACTATAAATTCGTCACAGTCACTAACTATAATATAATCAGCAAGGCCCTTTGATTCTTCAATACATTTATGTTTTAATTCTAAATGTACATAGTCATTAAACGTCTCAGATGTGCTGAACTTTCTAATCTCAACCATTGGATATGTGCTAGCAATCATACATGTGTCATCTGTTGATTCATTATCCAAGACAATAATCTTTTCACAAAACTGTGAATAATGCCTTAGATAATATGAAATCATTTCTTGCTCATTCCATACGGTAACGTATGCCCATATTTTCATAGTTATGCAATTATAGGTAAGTATGACATTTTTAAAAAAACATTTATAGTCGATTTAACGTCAGACTCGCAATATGTTGCTATTTTTTCTAGGCTTCCATTCCAATATTCAAATGTAGTTTCATCTCCTCTCATTTCCGATTTAGGTGAAGGAATTTGAAGACACTCACATATTAAATCAAGTGAAGCACTATTCCAACCTGCAAATTTCCAAATCTCATAACTATCTACTAGACAGTTTTCCCATGGCTTCTTTTTTTGTAGGTGAAATTGAGATGGAGTTAACACATTGTTGATAATAGCTCTTTTAAGTAAAAAAGGAAAGTCAAAGTTTTTTATATTATGACCTGCAAATTTTACATTAGGAATTTTATTAAATATAGATTGAGCAGTACCCATGAATTCAGTTAATAATATCGATTCATCATGTCCGCTGAATGTTTTAATCCTTGTCATGTTTGGCATTTCGTTTTCATCAAATTGAATATGACCAATTGATATAGTTACAATTTTAGCAAATTCAGGGCTGAGAGCAGCCTTGTCAATGTATATCTGATCATCCCTTAAATCAATACATGATTTTTCAGTGTCTCTATAGAAATTTGCCTTTTTTTCCCACATTTTAGTTGCTCCGGGTCTTTTTTCTATAAATTCTCTGTATGTATGATATTCTGATACCGTTTCAATATCAATAAACATCATTGCCTTTAGTTCTTGAATGTTATACATTTTGATCGATTTTAAAAATGTTATAAATTGATATTGGATATGTTGTTTTTTTGCCGTGCTTATTTAGTTTTTCACTGTCATCACTCATCAAATACCATGCATGACCGTATATTTTCGTTAATGGTTCATCCAATTCAATAATAGGACCATTGAATTGACTTCCTGCAAATTTAAAATAATATTTTTCACCTATTTTTGGGTTTGGAACGCTGATAGTCTGTACTTTTAAATTCTTTGCCATATTGTATATGTTTAGTTGTTTTAATTTGTATATGTAAATATAATCAAAAAACTCCATATTAAAAAATATGGAGTGTTAAAGTTTTGTTAAATTAAGTATTACTATTCTTGATATATTATGTTTGCAGCCATTTCTTCAGCTCCATAGCGAGATTCTGTATTTAATGGTGAGTTTGGATTTTCAGAATATGCCCAATCGTTTAACCCTAAATGAGTAAACCTATCATTAATTTGTTCATTATAGTATGATGATATGGTTCCTACTCTACGTTGAATATCTGCTCTCGCTAAATCATGTGTATTTTGTCCATTTGAATTACTATATAAAAATTGAATATATCCTAATTTAGGTATCTTACATGTAATTGTTTTCAAGAAGGTTCTAACTACTAATTCATAATCATCGGCAATAGCTAAGTTTCGGTTATGTCCTCCTATTTCAAAATATGTCGATCTTCTCCATGCTCTTACGTGATTTGGAACCCCTACTATATGTCTAATTGTTTTTGGATTAATATTATGTTGAGTTGCGATAGACATAATATTTCCATTATATTCCTCAGATCTATATTTACCATATCCAAGTGCAAATCCTTCAGGATACGTTTGGGATTCCCATTGTTCATTGACCTCGAGGGTATCATTAAAAAAGAAGCCGGCCTCGGGATGTTTCTTCGACGCCTTAAATAAATCCATAGTACATGATGGAACCAATAAATCGTCATGATCTAATTCTGCAAGAAGATATCCCTTTGCCAATGTACAACATTTCCATTTAACGTCTCCAATATTCCCTCCGCTTTTTTCTCTAAAGTCATATACCTTAACTCTAGGATCTTTACTTGCGATCTTTTCAGCTACTTTCAGTGACCTACCCCCATCAGTTGAATCATTGACAATTACCCATTCCCAATTAGAATATGTCTGATTCAATAATGATTGATATGTATTATATAATTTGTTTCCAATATTATAGATCGGTGTAAAATAAGATATCATATCCGCATCTTCTAATCCATTGATGTCTAACATTGACAACATGGCACATTGGTATGCAGCTTCTCCTACTTCTTGGTTTGTTTTTTCATGCGTCATATTAATCCACTTTCTTCTAAATTGTAAAGGTAGTTGAGATAGATTTTCGAAATCTTTCCAACTATTTCCTCGAGTTACAATACTATCTGGTTTAAATGAAGCAATTTGAGATATAATATCGTCGTCATTTTTTAGATATAATACATTTAAATTGTCTGCCTCATAATTTACATATTGAATAGACCGGAGCACTGGCATATCCTTTCCAATATATATTATCTTCGGAACATTTGCCAATGGTTTTAATGATAAAGCATTATAATAACACAATTCTTTTTTTACAAAAAAGAAGATATCTGGTTTTTCATTATATAACTTTTCGATTAGTATTCCATCTGCACAATAATCAGGTTCGAATGAGTATTCCACATTGTTATTATATACATTTGAATGTATAATATATTGTGCTAAATCGACTAAGCCAACTTTCATAGCAGATGGAATAGCAATCCTACTTGTAAGTCCGCTATGATCTCTTTTATCTACCTTTTGTGAAAATACATAAACACTGTGATATGGGTGATGTTGATTTATTTCAAATATATTTTTATAGAATTGAGGATGTAATATGTTATCGTCATCTATAAAATATACCCACGTATCAGTGAATGATTTTATTAATTTACTACACTGTGGAAATAACATACCCACTGAATCTCCTCTTTCAAAATGATATATTGTATTTTTATCCTTGATGTCAAATAGCAATTCAGCATCAATATCTTTAAGTGATGTTACATCAAACATGACATGCCATTTAATGTTAATATCTTCGGGTATATTATTAAATATTGATTTTTTAACTTCTTTTAAATTATGTAACCGTGTACATCTCGTTATTATACTAATATTCATTGTATTTTTTATTAAATTAAATGTCAAAAAAGAACATGTGAAATAGTCTTGCGTTTTCCTTTTTATCTCCAAAATATTGCGTGGCAGCGTGAATGTTTTTAGCGTCAAACAGGACTAATCGATTATATTTGTTTCCTATTTCATCAATTTTTTCAAAGTGACTTCCATCATAGAAATTCATTTCAGCATTACTTCCCTTAAATGCATTTACATAACTTTCAGTCATTCTTTTTTCATTATCAAAGGAATAATCGCCAGTTACTTTACTTCGATAAAATGTAGTTCCGGAATTAGCCGGAGCGTCTGGTGATAAAAATACCATACCTGCATAATTTTGATTGTCAACATGATAAACGATAGGCTGATCTGCTGTGCAGAATTGAAATATTCCGTTTGCGTAACTATCATCATTCCAATTATAAATAGGTTTACCTATTATTTTTTCAAGTTTTTCTTTCATACCAATAATAGAAAACCTTTCAGTTGCCCTCTCTCCTTTATGATAACTTGATGGTGAAAAATATATTTCTTTGATTGCCCATTCACGTATAAAATCAGGGTCTGAATAAAAATCATCTACTACAATTAATCCCTTTTCTTCAGATTTAAATCCAGAATGGTATGCGATCCACTTTGCCATAGAGCCAATATCTAATAGTTCCTTTTTCCCCTTTACCTTTAATTGAATAGAATCAAATGCATTTGATTTTTTTAGATAAAAATTAATACCAGGATTTAAATCAGTTGGATTGTAATATAGCGTCACATCTTGCCTTGGAGTAAATATAGGTGAAACAGATTTTTTATCTATTAAAATATCTTCAATATTGTATTTAGTTGAACAGATCCATCCGTGGATATCATGGAGCGTGTCGGAATGGTCTGATATGCTGTCAATATACATGTATACTTCTGGCATATTAGTCTCATGTTTAATTATGTTTGCCATACTAATTATTAGTTAAAGTTATTATTATATTATATTATTATATATCGCTAAAAAAGATCCGATAAAGGATCTTTAAATAGCTGTTATTATTATATAAACAATGGTAGACTTGTTTATAGTAAGTCTTCAATATTAGATACTCCAAAAATTGATTCTAACTTTTCCTTTAATTTACCATATGCAAATGTAAATATATCAGATTCTGTTATAGGTAAAAAATCAGCTACAGTAACTTGTATTGTTTCAGTTACTGTCTTTAAGATGTCTCGTATTTCGGTAACAATATTTCCATTCTCATCAGTATATGTGATTTCAGTAGGTACCATTCTTTCAATAGATACCTCCTTGTCTATTTGCTTTGTTAAAGATAAAGTTAAAGTATCGCCGATCTGATTATTTCGGGTTGAAGTCATTGACCCTGGGGTATATTGTCCATACACTGGCATTATTGAATTTTCTATATTTAAAAAAGTTTCAATATTAAGAGACATATTCCCTGTCTTTGATATAGTATAATTTGTAATTCTAATGTAGGCCTCATTTGTTATTCCATCAGATGTTCCCACTTGTGTATTAATTCTAAGTCCCATACTCTATTGTTTTATATTTTTTATTATTTATCTTTATTTTTTAAAAGAAGTCTTACAAGTTCCTTTAATTCATCTATTTGTGATTGTTGTTCCTTTATAGCTTCAATGAAAAGACCCGCCATGTTACCATATGCAACCGAGTACATTCCAGTTACGTCTGCTTTAACTAATTCTGGCATTACCTTTAAAACTTCCTGGGCAATAACACCAGATGATCGAGATATTTTATCATCTTTGTCATTTCTTGTAAATGTAACACCCCGGAGCGCTTTAATCTTTTCAATTGCATCTGGAATTACTTTAATGTTTTCTTTAACTCTAATATCCGAAAATGCAGTAATATCACCACTTGCTGTAATTGAGCCAGTAACAAGTAAATTGTAATTAACTCGTGTATTGTTATCTCCATTACCTACTGAGAAGGCTTCTACGTTCCTATACCCTCCGGTATAGAAAACATGTCCTCCATATCCTTGATACGCGCTATATCTAACTCCTGTATAAAATGAAACATCTAAAGGTTGTGTCCAGGCACCTGCAGACTTTCCTATCCAGTAATTTGTATCATTATTATTATTCAAATACATGCCTATTGCAGCTGAATTAGTAACACTACCTCCTCCTAATATAAAGGTGTTTCCTGATATATTATTAGCAGTATTTGCATTACCATTCAATGCTCCATTAAACGTAGGTGCTGTTAATGCACCTGTTAAAGTTCCTCCACCAATAGGCAATGCATAACTTGCTACGTTTGAACTATTAAGATAATAAGCCCATCCTCCGAAAGTACCGCCTGACACACACCTTACTGCTAATTTATTAGCATTATCTTCCCATCCCCATGCTATTTGAGTTCCCCATAAATTACCTCCGTCAGAGTGACGAAGAGTTTCATAGTTCCACCATGTTCCACCAGGACCATTAGAAATATTCGGATTATCACCTGAGTATCTCTTAGTGCCAGCTTCTGTTGCACTAAATTCTGCGTTTGCATCAGTAAAAGATTTTCTCTGGAAAGCAGTAGCGTATGATGCATTACCATTCAAAGAACCATTAAATGATGTTCCTGAAAATGACCGAGCTCTTGTATCCCCATTGTGGCTAACCCAGAAACTAGGTGTTTCTCTATTACCAAAATGAAATCCTATTGCATCTTGATTTACATTACCAACATTTCCTGACCACGCCTGGTAATAACCTATACCATATTCTTTAGCATTACCAAATCGCCAAATATTATTGTGTCCATTATTATACGTTCCATTTTCAAATCCACCATTTGTTCCTGTTCCTGCCGTTACAGTTGCTCTCGTCCATATACCATTACCTATTGCAGTTTGAGTTACACCAGCTTCAGTAATTAGCATTTGATGACCTAATCCTGTTTTTGATTGACCACCTACATCTGTATGTGTCCAAACAATACCATAACTGTTGTTTAAACTTGTACCATCAGCAGAAGGTTTATAAGCATCACCCATCGCAAACACACCTTGGTATCTTGATGCATTATAGAGACCTACAACACCAACACCAAAATTATCATCAATGTAAAAATTACCATTTGCTCTTGAAGCTCTTGCAGCATTACCGCCAATACTTAATGAACCCGCATTCCCAGTTAATCCGCCGCCAGACCCATAATATGTTCCTGCAATACCTATGTTTCCTGATGATGCACTTAAAAATATTCTTGAATTACCGCCTGCTGCAACATACATTCCCCAACCACTACCTGCTCCTTGAGCACTTACGCCAGCTCCACCTCCAATAGTATACCCTATACCGTACATGTCGCTAAGTGATGTTAGTGCAGGATTGTAGTTACTACCTATAGTATAAATTGGATTAGTATGACCGCCATTAGCGCCGACATTATCATATGAGCCTTCGAGAAATCCGGTAATAGAAGATGTTCGTTTAATTGTACCCGATAAAGTACCACCTGATAATGGTAATTTACTACTGTCAGTTGCAGTGGTAGTTGGTGGTCCAACTGCACCTTGAAAACCAATAAATCCCTGTTGTCCAACTAATCCTTGAGGTCCAACTAATCCTTGAGGTCCAATTAATCCCTGATCTCCAATAAATCCTTGAAACCCAACTAATCCCTGTTGTCCAACTAATCCTTGAAAACCAATTAATCCCTGATCTCCTTTAAAACCTTGAGGTCCAACTAATCCTTGAGGTCCAATTAATCCCTGATCTCCAATAAATCCTTGAAACCCAACTAATCCCTGTTGTCCAACTAATCCTTGAAACCCAATTAATCCTTGAGGTCCAACTGATCCTTGATTTCCAACTAATCCTTGAGGTCCAACTAATCCCTGTTGTCCAATAAATCCTTGAAAACCTAGTAATCCTTGAGGTCCAACTGATCCTTGAGGTCCAACTAATCCTTGAGGTCCAACTAATCCCTGTTGTCCAATAAATCCTTGAAAACCTAGTAATCCTTGATTTCCAATTAATCCTTGAGGTCCAACTAGCCCTTGAGCGCCTATAATACCCTGATTTCCTTGGTATCCTTGATTTCCAATAGTAGATAACGCTTCCTCTAGCCCATCTATTTGTTTGATTTTAATTAGTGGAGGCATATGTGTTTACTTACTTTTTAATAATGATTGTAGTATTATATATTTTATTTATATAGGTTAGTTTTCCAATTATACTTATATGTCTTTTTGTGTTTGTGTAAATCTGGCTCCCAGAGATTTCTTATTAACATTTCATATGTTTTGATTATTTCGGGATTTGTCGATATGTATCTATTTAAAACTTTATCACTTTTTTCTTTATATTCTTTAATTTGAGAATCATGTTTATTTATAGCAATGTCTAGTTGTTTCATTCCTCCTGAAATTTCAAAGTCCTTGTAATAATATCCAGCATCTTTAATAAAATCAGCATTGTGCACTACTGGATAATTAAAATAGAGCGCGTCTAAATATGAATAATTTAATGGATTTCCCCACTGATGAGCTAGCACTATATCTGTTTCCTCCGCAAGAAATGTAGTTACCGGATATCTTGGAATAAACTTTATTAATGGACTTTTTGCATTAACTATATCCATTAATTTTAACATTCCCATAAAGTACTTGTTTTTTAGTAATCTATTACCACTTCCGACAAACAGTTGTTTAAATGAACCTTCTCCGAATTTTCTATAAAATGATTCAACAATCATAATCGGTATTAACGCGTATTTTACTACGTTTAAATTTGGTTCCATTACTGATATTTTCTTTTCAGAAATAGGACGAGGTTGATATTCTGGTATTTTTTTACCAAGTGACTGTAGTATTTTTTTGTTTTTTTCAATAAACATAGGGTCCCATATAAATGGAACTACCTTAACCTTTCCAGGTTCATGTCTATATATTAATTCAAAATATTCTTTATTATGTAGTTCTTGCTGTGGAATTATCCATGTTTCGTCATGACCTTTATCCCATGCGGGTAATCCAGGTGCATCACTTTCTCCAAATAAAACTCTTTCCATGTCTATTACATAATTGTTACCACATTGGTACTTTACGACCCTTGCATTTGGATTATTTTTTCTAAGAGCTGCAGTATATATTTCAGGTAATGAGGTTCCAAGTGTTATCAATAAGTCTAATTCTTTCCATTTGTCCTTATATTTATAAGTCTTAAATATGTTAGTATCCCAAGTTACCTTCGATAGATCCTGTACAATGTTCGATGTGTCTAATATCCAAACGTCGTTGCCTTTGATTTGTAATAGGGTGTGCGCTAGATATAATGCATTGAGTTTTATCCCATTAATCCATAATGATTCGTTTTCTTGTGAAAGTCCTATAGTTATTCCTATTTTCATATAAGCATTAATTTTTATACTGTATATATTACATAAAAAAAGGACCTAAAAAGGTCCTTTTAATACTATTTGCTGAAAATTAAAATTGATAAGTAATCACAACAACATCGTTCGCGTCTATTGCATATCCTGGATTTGCGATAACAACCGAGGTTCCACTCACAGAGGCTATCGACGTTTTAATACCATTCACATACGCTTGAGCCAAATACTTGTTATTGTCCTGTACTGGATTTATAAGAGAATATGTCAAAGATATCGTTCCAGTAAATGTTTCTTCAAACATTTCAAAGTCCTGCATAAGAGCACTTTCAATTGAAGTTACTTTCGTGGTTATTGATGTTTCGGCTGCGATAGCTCTTGCCTTTTCAATAGAGTCCTGTACCGATACAACCGCCTCGACTCTTACAAAGTCAGAATTGGTAGATGAAATTTCAGAACTTAAAGCTGATGTTAATAAGGTTGCTCTAGTATTTATTGAAGTTACATCGCTATTGGTAGCTACTATTTCCGAACTTAAGGCAGCTGCGAGAGCAGTTGCTCTAGCATCGATTGAAGTTACATCATTATTAGTAGATACAATTTCTGAACTTAAGGACGCTGCAAGTGCAGTTGCCCTAGTATCAATTGAAGTTACATCATTATTAGTAGATACAATTTCGGAACTTAAGGACGCTGCGAGCGCATTTGCTCTAGTATTTATTGAAGTTACATCTGAATTTGTAGCTGCAATTTCAGCGTTTAAGTTACCAACTACTACGGCTAGTGCGCCATCATTTGTCGTATCTACTGCGTTAATTAACGAAACTATTTCAACAAAAGAGTCTTTATCGGCGTCAGATGCTGTCAAAATCGCATCAATTCTCGATTTTTCAGTGTTAATATTTGCTGACAGATTAGATTCTACCGAAGTAGCTCTATTAATTTCCGTAGTTAACCTATTAGTTATAGAAAGCTCACTTGAAGTTGCTCTAGTTATTTCGGCTGAAATAGAACCATCAATTCGAGTAACATCGGAATTTGTTGAGTTTATTTCAGTAGAAAGCGCAACTTCTAATGAATCTATGGATGCGTTAATATTTCCAGTAATTTGACCCGTAACTGAGTCGATATACGCCTTAGTAGCTACGGCTCCTGCTATTTTATTTTCGGTTACCGTTGCCCAGTTTACCGTTGCTAAAAAGTCTGCAATTTGCTTAGACCTAATTTGTGCCATTTTCTTCTTTTTATTTTTAATTCACGTTATTCGTGTTTATTATTATATATATTTAATAAATGTGTAGTATTATCCTAAATAGTCTATCTCATATATTAAGTTTATTTCATCACCTACTTCTAATTCGAATCCTGCGATATTGCCATTCCATATTAATTGATCTTCTCTTCGTATTTCTCCAATTAACATTGAAGTTTCACCATTGTTTCCTGAAAAGTAAACTGTCTTATTTTTAGCTCCATCGCCTACATCAACACTAATACCATTCACTTCTACCATAACATAGGATTGTTTGTATGGAGAATATGTAATGTATATTCCTGTAGGAGAACCTGCACCATTAGTCGCAAACGCAACTCTTTTGTTCTTGTCAGTATATGTTAATACTCCTTCTGGTTTAACTGTAATACCATGTGCATCTATACTGAATGCTACATTATCACCTACTTGCCATATTGATTTATTAACACCTGGTCCTCTTGAAAAATCTTCAAGAACAACCTTTAAACGAATTCCATCACTGTCAGCGTCAACACCATTTCCAGGAATAACATCAATTCTTTCAGATGTTAAAATTTTATATATTGCATAAAATGATGGATTGTCTATACTGAATAATGTAATAATTCCGGTAATATTATCAACTCCCATTCGGTTAACAACAAAATTTTCAAGTGACGCAGGTCTAATTAAATTTAAATCTAAATTTCTAAATGTCATTATGCTTATTGCAGAAGGATCTTGTGAATTAACTGACATATATCCATATCTAGAAGGTATATCTGAATCTATGTACTGTATCATGTATTCGGAAGACCCGAATGGTTTTCTAGAAATAACCTGAACAGGTGTAGGAATTATAACATCAGGGTCGTCTACTAATTCTCCAGCAATAATGCGCCCTATTTTAAATAATGGCATGGTGTAAGTCTTTGCTGATGGAAAATAATTACTATAAACTATTCTAATCCTTGCAAATAAATCACCAGGATCTAAGTATCTTGAAATGTTATCTATTATTTCAAACGAAATATTTCCTGCATTATTTGTGTTTACGCTTCCGACATTTAATTGTTGTGAAACTCCAGGAATTACCGGATTTCCAAATACAAGCTGTAAATCACCCGTTTCATTTAATATTTCCACCGAAATTGATGTTACATATTGCAGTGACACTGGATTTCCAAGAAAGTCCCTATCTAATTGTATGCTATATGTTTGAGAATTTCCTTGAACCACATTTAATGTTTCTTCGATGCTCGCCAGGATATCTTCTTGAATTACGTAAGCCATTTTTAAAATTTATTTTTAATAAGATATGATTGTGTATATATCTTAAATACCATGTTTGATTCTGTTAAATATGCAATATTGCATAAGTGGAATCATACATTCATCATGTGCAGGCATTTCACCTTTGATTTTTACGTCAAATCTAAAAAATCTAAATTTATTACTTTCTAATTCTTTCTCTGAAATAAATTGAGCAATACTTTGTAAGTTATTTTTAATTACGAATTGCTTATTTACTTTAAAATTAATCCAATCTATTTTAAAACTCAAAGGTTCCTTATAAGAATATACTTCAATATTTTCAAGTTTAGCATCAATATACATTATATAGCCTGTTGTATTTAATGTTCTTTTGTTTGGTATTTCAGTAATTATGCAATTTTTTTCTAGATTTCTCCATTTGTCTCTAACTAATCTATACATATCTTCTAATAGCTCAATTGCCATATCACATACTTTATAAATGATTTCGTGCTCAGTTTCGGACTCATATTTATATTTTAAAGATAATGTGTCAGTGTCGATTCCGATGATCTTTCTAGAATTATTATCTATTATATCCCTGTTGTATTTTATATTATAAAGAATTTCTAATTCTGTTTCAACTGTCGACATCGCAGAATAAAGGCTATTATCTAATATAAGGGATTTGATTTCCTTTATTCCAGATAATAGCCTATATTGTTTTAATTCGTAATCGTAAGGAGTTTCTGTTAACCAATTTTTATTAAAGATGTTCATATACTATGTATCTCCATAGACATGCTAATATTTAACAAAAACTTATTATATTATAATATTCTTCTAGATTCTGTTGTGTTTTTACCTTTATGGATATCCATTTTATCTCCAGTTACAACAGGAAGTCCACATTGTAATATAAACCAACTTGCCTCAATCTCAGCTTCTTCTTTAGAAATTTTAAGAACATCTTTCATTCGAAGAACGCAATGATTAATAAAAACGTTTTGCTTTTCGGGTGTTGTTGTGTATTCCATATACCATATTGGATTTTCACTAACATCTTCAAACTTTACGTTATGATCGATTAATTGATAGTTTTTTAATTCAACGAGTAGATTTCTGTGTTTTTCTCTTTGTGTCATAATGAAAGTAAAGATATTAATAGTTCATTGTCATTTAGTCTAACATATTCGTCATGTGATATGTCTACCATATATGATCCTTTGAAGTAATTTGCAGCTATTTTAATAGGTTCACCTCCTGGCTCTATTCGTTCCTTCTCCAATAATTTATTTAAGACATAAATGTCGCTTTGTATTATGTAAAAGTGTACTCTCATATTATCTCTTGGCAGTAATGATTTCATCTATAATTCCATATTTTAATGCCTCTTCGGCGTTTAACCATAAATCCCGAGTCGCATCATTCATTACTTGTTCTGGTTTTTTACCACAATATTGTCCTAACAAATTAAATAATTCTTTGTTAACTTTTTTCCATTCAGCCCAATCAATTTCTGCGTCTTGAATGTTTCCACTAAATCCTCCAGAAGATTGATGTAACATAGTGGTAGAGTGTCTTAGAGAACTTCTCTTACCTTTAGTTCCAGCTCCTAATAATACAGAACCCATCGACGCTGCCATTCCTGTGTTAACTGTTTTTATATCTGAGTTGATATATTCCATTACGTCAACCATAGAAAGACCTGATTTTACAGAACCTCCTCCAGAATCAATATGCATTGTTATATCTCTTTTATCGACAGAATCCAGAAACATTAATTGCGCCTGTACTATTGTTGACATATTATCATTCACAGTTCCGGCAACCCATAGAACGCGGTCCATCATAAGTCTTGAAAAAATATCCATCTGTGTCGCTCTCAATTCTCTCTCCTCTAAAATATATGGAGTCATTGATCCTTGGATTTGTTTCTTATAATATTCCATAGTCGATGAGCTTACATTGTGATCGCTCATCGCATACTTGTTAAATTCCTTTTCGTAGTTCATTTATAATTTTTCTAAAAGTTGTTTTACATTATTACATTTTTCATACTGTTCTTCTTCCACATAGAAATCAATACTTCTTATAACCGCCTGGGCATATGCACTCCTTGGGAGTTTTGCAACCATTACAGTTCCATCCTTTGCAATAAAATGGCATAACACAATTTCATTAATTTCTCCACTTATATTTTTTTCAATAAAGTCTATAATGTTATCATGGAATTCTGAAGTATCTGCTATTAGCATTACGTCATCTATATCTATGCTAAAATTTGGAATTTTATACATGCTATCTATCATACTTTATTTATATTAAGATATTCACATAATATTTTATAATATTCATGTTTATCTTTGTTATTATTAACCGCTTCATTTATGTTATTTATCATTTTAATACCATGATCAGTTATTATTATATTACCATTTTCAATATTAAACAGAGGAGTAATTAAATTCATATTATATTGATTAACATGCGGATGATCCATTACTATTTTTTCAGCCAATTCATAATGTCTTTGATAAAAATGAATATTATCGGAGTAGTGATGATATATTCCTAATTCTAATTCAGGATATGTTGACTTAAGCCACATATGAACATGTTGTTGTACTAATGCAAAGAAAGGGGCATCAAATGTAAGACCATAAAAAATATCATTAGATCTCATTTGTACTTTCATATCCAACATGTTATCTCTAATCGAAAAATTAAGATACATTGTGCACACAAAATCTTTATTACCTTTTACTTGATATTTAGGTTGATTTAAGAAAGCAATTGCCTGTCTTGAATTTTTATCGGATTTAAGTGTATTTAATACCCATTGTAATTGTTCTCCAAATAAAAGAGAACCGTAATTTGAATTGATTTCGTTTGTTCCTGGATTTGTTATGTTTTTCCAGAATCCAGAAAATTGATTAATGTAATTGACATCAGTTTCTTTGTTTAAATACCATACAAGTTCTCCTGCAAAATATTTAAAGTTAAATTCTCTGTCATTGAAATTCGCAATTGGCTCAATTGGATTTACTTTATATCCACCATACATTAGTTCTACAACCTCTAAGTCTCTTGGTGTAGAGACCTTTCCATCTAATTTAATATCTGAAATTATATTTTGAAATACTTTTGAAAAATTTTGCATGTATTATATTATTTTATTATTATATCATTATTTGATAAAAAGTTTACCATCACCTTTTTTGTGAGAAATATTATATACTTTATTTCCTTTAACCATAGTTCCGGCAATAATTGAATCAGCTAATAGATCTTCAATATACGTTTGTATTGCTCTCTTTAGTGGCCTTGCTCCATATTGTGAGTCATATCCATTTTCTGCAATATGTTGCATTGCAGTTTTAGATATTTTTATAGTATATCCTTGATTTTCCATTCTTTTAACAACATTTGCAACTTCAATATCTGCAATTTTAATAACGCTTTCAATCGCAAGTGCATCAAATAAAACTATTTCATCAAGTCTGTTTAAGAACTCAGGAGCAAACTTATTTTTAAGTTCTTTTCTAATAACTGTTTCCATTTCTAGTTTAAGAGAAGTATTTGAGCTGCTGAATCCAATTCCTCCACCAAATTCTGCAACTCGTTTTGCACCAACGTTACTTGTCATAATGATAATAGTGTTAGTAAAATCTATTGTTCTACCAAGAGTGTCAGTTAATCTACCATCATCAAGAACTTGCAATAGTGTATTAAAAATATCTGGATGTGCTTTTTCTATTTCATCAAATAATATTACCGAATATGGCTTACGTCTAACTTGTTCGGTTAGTTGACCACCTTGTTCATGTCCAATATATCCAGGAGGAGCTCCAATAAGTCGGCTCACATTGAACTTTTCTTGATATTCTGACATATCAATTCTTATGAGCGCATTTTCATTTCCAAAGTAATATTCCGCTAAGGCTTTTACAGTTTCGGTGTTATGTGATAGTATTCCGTTTGTGAAGTATCTTCTATTACCTTCATGTAATTCAAGATCAAACATTTCTTCAAATTCATTTGTCTTTTCAATATACATAACCTCTTCTAAACAATCTGTCGTTACTATTTTATCACCTGGATTTAAATCTTTTACAAATATTGGATTATAATTTTCATCAAATACTAGGTGATTATCAGCACATCTTATTGTTTTATTGGTTGTTTTTAAAACATAGACCTCATACTTGATTGTTGTATGTAACTTCTTAATATCTTCAAATCCCGTATCAGTAAGAACTTCATAATTACTGACATCTATTGTATTCGTAAATTTTTTCATTTATATGTTTTTTAATTTTGTCTGGTGAGTTAAACCATATAATATTATATAGTGTTTTGTTAAGTTGTTTTTTTTTATCAATATATGCATCATCCTTCATTCCCATAAATTCTACATATAAATCTAAAAAAGGTATATAAAAATCACTAAATCTATACGTACCCTCATATCTTTTATGTATTTCAAATTCAATATTATTTTTTTCTAAAAATGAACCAATTTCAAATTCACCCGTACTTTGATAATAATTACCATTTGAATAGTATCGAGTACCCCATTTTTTAGTAACTATTTTTTTAATATTATTATGTGCACACTATTTTGATTTTATTTCAACATGGTTAAGTTTTAAAATAAATTCTATTACTGAATTTGCATTATTTATAATTTCACACAATTCGTCAAAGTTTAATTCTAATAAGTAATCTAATAAATTTTGTTTTTCAACATAACATATTTGGTTTATTTTAGAATATACATTTATTCTTAGAATGTTTTCTGATCTTTTATTTTTTTTAATATGGTCAATTTTATAAATTAGCCAGTCATCGCCATATCTTTTAATATATTTTTCAAATGATAAAGATTGATCAGTATATGACCAATCTTTACCTTCTGATTTTATTCTTAATGCTTGCCATTAAATTTGCCTATCATTAAATCTTTTAGTACCTTCGTCTACTCCTAGTTTTTTAATACATTTATCTAAAGTAAATGTCGTTTGTCTTTCTTTGACTTTTAGCTTAGCCTCTGTTTCCGAAAAACCTAGTTTAGTCCAATACTCTGATTGGTTTGGTATTATTCCAATATACTCTTCTGGATTTTCCAGGCGTTTCTTTGCAAATAAATTCGCATTAATTGTTTGTAATTTAGAAACTTTTATCTTAGCCTCTTCTATGGAATAACCCCCTAATTGTCCAATATTCGATTTTTGTTTTAAATTTCGGACTATTAATCATTTTACTTACAATACGATTTGTTGATTTATAAGTTACGTCCTTATTATTATTTATTTTATCTAATATGAATTCATTAACATGCTCTGGCATTTTTATAAATTTATCAGTGCTATTGATTATGCTATTGTAATAAAAAAGAAAGTCACTAATTGTTTCTATGTCAAATACTTCTTTCTCATATCCATTTTTTGTTAAAATCCTTTTTAATATTCTCATATATTATATCCATCAGAATGACTGGCATCGGACTATTTTTTTAATTTATGTTTAAAATCTTTTATCGAAATCTCTTCAATTTCGCCTGTTTCTTTATTTCTAATTGTTATTAAAGTTTCTCCGGTAAAACATTTACCAACACCGGTTGGTCCAATAAACATAAATGATCCGATTGGTTTTTTAGGAGAGCTTACGCCTGTTCGACTTCTTTTAATAACCCTACAAAGACCTTCAACCGCCTTGTCTTGTCCAATGATCATTGACTTAAGTTCCTTTTCCATGTCGACTATAATTCGATTTTCATCGTTAGTCATTCTTGCAACTGGAATTCCAGTTGACATCGATATTGTTTCGGCAATATCCTCATATGTTACCTGTTTTTTATTTAATCGAAACGATTTTTCCCACTGAGCAGTGGTGTTTAATATTTCATCTTTTTTGCTAAGTTCAAGGTCTCTTAACTTACTTGCCTTTTCATAATCTTGACTTTCTACAGCAGCAAACTTTTCTATTTTAATAAGGTTGGCTTCAATTTCAAGTTCTTTGATATTTTCAGGTAATTTTATTTCTGATAAATGAACCTTTGCGCCAGCCTCATCCATAATATCAATAGCCTTATCTGGTAGTTCTCTTTGTGTAATATATCTATCTGAAAGTGTAACACACGCTTCGATCGCCTCGGCTGAATATTCAACAGCATGATACTCTTCATAATTACCTTTGATTCTATTTAATATTTCGACAGTGTCTTCAATACTTGGAGGATCGATAAATACTTCTTGGAATCTACGAGTAAGCGCTCCATCCTTTTCTATATTTTCTCTATATTCATCAAGTGTTGTTGATCCTATACATTGTACTTGGCCTCTTGCTAATGCTGGTTTTAAAATGTTACTCGCATCTAATGAACCACTCACTCCACCTGCACCAACTATTGTATGAATCTCGTCAATAAACACAATAACGTCTTTATTTTCCTTCAGTTCATCAACAATGTTTTTCATTCGTTCTTCAAATTCTCCACGATATTTAGTACCCGCGACTATATTTGCAATGTTTAACGAAACTATTCTTTTATTAAGAAGAGTCATTGCAACCTTTTTATCAACAATGCGTTGTGCGATTGCTTCGACCAGCGCAGTTTTACCAACACCAGGATCTCCTAATATAATTGGATTATTCTTTTTTCTACGGGATAAAATTTGGCATATACGATATACTTCTTTTTCCCTCCCGATTATTGGATCTAATTTACCTTCAGCTGCCATTTTTGTTAGGTCTTCTCCGAATTGATCGATAAATGGCGTTGTTGTTTTATTGTTTGACATATATTGTATATTTTATACTAGTTTTATGGGAAAAAGTGATTTTGTTTCTTTATTTATTCACATAAAAAAACCCACATAAAGTGGGTTTAAATTAATAATAGTTCTTTTATTCTAAAATACAAATATTTCTCTAGAAAACATCATATTGTTTACAAGGGCCTTGACTTTAGATATCATTAAATCATCGTCATGATTTAATATTACCATATCAATTAATTCAACAATATATTCCATATCATGTTCAACAAGTCCACGTGTTGTTACGGCAGGCGTTCCTATTCGAATACCGGATGTTACAAATGGAGACTTATCATCAAATGGAACAAGATTTTTATTTACAGTAATACCTGCAAGTTCTAATGCTCGTTCAGCCTTTTTTCCAGAAATGTTTTTATTTCTTAAATCAATTAATATCATGTGATTATCAGTACCTCCTGAAATGATATGATATCCTCTTTTAATAAATGCTTTGCCGATTGCCTTTGCATTCCTTTGTAGTTGAATATTATATTGTAAATAATTATCGGTAAGTGCTTCTCCAAATGCGATTGCCTTTGCAGCAATGATATGCATCAAAGGTCCTCCTTGATTTCCTGGAAAAACTGCCATGTTTAATAAGTATGACATCATTTTAAGATCGCCATTATATGAAGGATGCTCAAAATCTTTACCCATCATAATCAATCCACCCCTCGGACCACGTAGGGTTTTATGTGTAGTAGTTGTTACAATATGACAATGAGGAATTGGATCATTTAATAATCCTGTTGCGATTAAACCAGATGGATGTGAAATATCTGCAAGTAGAAGTGCACCAACACTATCTGCAATTTGTCTAAATCTTTTAAAATCCATATCTCTTGAATACGCAGACGCACCTGCTATAATCATTTTTGGCATTTCCTTCTCCGCAATTTCTTGAATTTTATCATAACATAAAAGACCTGTAGATTCTTCAACACCATAAAATGAAGGTGTGTAAATTCTTCCAGAGAAGTTAACACCTGAACCATGTGTTAAATGTCCACCATGTGATAAATCAAAACCAAGTATTTTATCTCCCGGTTTTAAACATGCAAAGAAAACTGCAGTATTTGCCTGCGAACCTGAATGTGGTTGAACATTTGCATATTCTGCGCCAAACAATTCCTTTGCCCGATCTATTGCCAGCTTTTCAATTTCATCAACAACTTCACAACCTCCATAATATCTCCTTCCCGGATATCCTTCAGCATACTTATTTGTTAATATCGAACCACATGCTTTCAATACCTCTGGGCTTACGTAATTTTCGGATGCTATTAATTCTAATCCACCCCTTTGTCTCGTGGATTCTTCGTCTATGAGATCAAATATTATTTTGTTTCTTTCTACGCTGTTACTCATTTAAATTATTTAATTATTTTTTAGTTGTAGATCTTCCTACATTATTAACAGATCTCTGTGTACATGATGGACATAACACTGCTGTTGTTTGTTCGCTCACTTCAGTGAATTCATTGCAAACTTTTCCTTCAGGTCCATAGTCACTCCATTTGCTTCGACTTGGATCTGAATTTTGACAAATCATTTTTACTGAAGATGTTCCGTTGGTTCTTGTAAATTTTTTAGTTTTCCACATAATTTTTATTTATTCTAGTTATATTAAGTATTTGTATTTTGTTTACTACTCAAGGTAATTAGAGGTGTGCCATCTAATTAAATCATATTCTTTAGTTTGTCCTAATGTGTGGGAAAATTTAATTCTCAGTTTTAAAAAAAAATTATTTTTGCAAGAATATAGGGGCCTAGGCCTCGATTCCCACCTAATACCATAGGGTTCCTCCGAATACCGTCAAGTATCAAATTACCAGCAACATCAAATCACCTCTGAAAATTCGAAAGGGCCCGGGCATACCTATCTAATACCATGTAGAAATACCAATGTTTGAGAATTGGCAAAGTGACCCCTGCAACGACACCCATTTCCCACACCATATTGAGTCCTGCCTAGGCATATGACAAATTGGCGGTGAATTGAATTCAATTCTGTAACGTTACATCTAAATCCGCGTGTCTTATTAGGTTCTATTATATTAACCCTTCTACTATAATTTTTATATAGACTATAATTTGTTATAGTGCACCATACATCATACAGTTTCACCGCCCAATCAATGCCTACATGACACTCTTTTTGTTTTTAAAATTGACTAGTCAAACCTCAAATCACACTGAGACCTCAAAGTATCCTCGTCACTGCTCAGCTAACTTACCCCAAAGGCTTAAAGACTTTAGTTATATTGACAGTACCCCATAATGTTTCAGCAATGTGTGAATCTTTTTAAAATAATATCACATGTTGTCTGACGGTCACGTATGGGTACTTGAATTCTGTAAGGTATCAAAGGTATCAAAGGTATTAAATAGGTGTGTCCTCATGCCTACATATCTATTAGTACTTAAGAAGTCGAACAGCCCTTGAGGCCTCTAAAAAAATTCTGGGAATATTTTTCTACCAGGTACTATAGGCCTTTTAGGGGGTACCATTAGGGATGAGGTGTATCAATATTCTGTAGGCGTTCTGTACACTTGGAGGTGATGTTGTGATGTGAGGGATTACATGGTGCGGATGATATTGGAAGGATCTTATGCGTTCTTTGAGTACTTGGAGAATCTTGGAGGTGATGAGGGCCAATTGCAGGTATTTCTCACCTGGGAATAATGGTTGACTTTGGGTTAGGCGGAAAACCATGCCCTTTATTATAGATACTATTAATATTAATTATAATTAGGCGCATTTACCTCACATCACTTCGCGCCTCGCCGTGAATTTCTCTAGTCGGCGTGAATTTCTATAGACTAGCGAGGTTTCGGATAGGCCTTAAATTTAGGTGTCTGAGTCGATTGATATGTGCGGTTATTCATCATAGGTGGCGTATACGCAGGTTGAGACCCTTGCACCGGGATTGCAGGGTCCGGACGGTTACCTATGACTGATGGGTTAAATGTTGGAATGTCCGGACGACTTACAGGTCTAGGTGGCGGTGCACTATGAATCTCTGGGTCTGCTAGCGGTTTAGAGTTAACCGTAATATTGTCTGATGGCGGTGGAGAGTATATATCATTTATTGCGTCATTTATTGCGCCATTTATTGCGCCCTGTAGGCTAGCCATAAACCCAGTTGACTTAACTTGTGTATTTGCAGGTTCACCTGTAAATTCCGATGTATATACCACATTATACGATGCTGAGGTATCTGTATTTGGTATCTTATCTGCCGCTAGTGCAGACTGTGGTGTGTCTATTTGATTGGCAGCCTGTGAACTTGTTTGGTTCACATTAGTTAGTTTAGGCTGTTGGATAGTTGTGTCACCTGGACTATTCTCTAGTGTCATGGGTACCTGTTGTATGTTAGGTATACCTGTTATTTGTGACTTTACTGCAGCTATCTTATCTGCTATGCTGGGTTTAAACATTATGCACCGTGGGCCTTATTTAGTTTGTTTTGTAGACTGCGGATCTTTGTGAAGTTTAACGGATCTGTCATCTTAGTCTCAAGTATCTTAGCTTTCAATTGAGCTATCTCGTCTGCCATGGGTATTGTTTGTTTTTTCATACATTATATATTTAATGTTTCTGGTATCACATTGGAAATATATGCAAAGTCACTATAGGTCTTTGCTGCTACTGCTGTGTATTGTGATTGACTATATAGATTTGTTTCATAATATAGAGTGTTAATTAACTCTACACTAACATCAGCTAGAATCGTTTCATCAATTAATATGATCTTGTTACCTCGCCTTGCAAATACTGTTAACCAATAACTAGCGCCTTCTGGTTTAAATTCAATAGTCTGTAAACTTCCTTTTTTAAATACAGATAGTGTACTAGCAGGATATTTCATATAGTATAAATTATCACGATCACTTGTATCTGATATTGCTAATATGCCTCCTTGTGAACGCGCTACAAAACGGAATGAACCTATAGTGTAACCTTCCATGAATTGTACTGTAGGTATTTTATTGATGTTAATTAACTTTGACATGATAGTGGTGTTTTAGATTGATTAATTATTATATATAAATCTAATCAATTTTGGGTTAAGAAAGAAATAATTAGTGTTAAAGTTTTGTTAAAGTTTAATCATAATATAGATTGTTATTTCATTAGACTCTAGTAATATACATAATAGGAATGGAAGATTACTAGATCTTTGTTAAAGTCTAGTGTCATGTGTGGGCACTACCATATTAAATACTAAATCCACTACTAAATCCACTACTGAATCCCGTATTGATGTCCCTATTGAATTCCTGACTGAATCACATACTGAATCGCTGAATGAATCCCCCAATGATATCCATATTAACTCCCCCGCCGAATCACCTAGTGGAGAATTTATCGGTTCACTTAATTTCATATTTTAGTATTAATTATTATATGTAAATTTAATCAAATTATAGACCTTTTAAAAATATTTAGTGTTAAATATATGTTAAAGTTTAATATAGAATTTAACAAAACTTTAACACTAAATATTTTCATGTTAACCCAAAAATGATTAGATTTACATATAATAATTAATCAATCTAAAACACCACTATTATGATCAGAAAATTAGCAAAATTCGAAGTTGAAAATCTATTAACAATACCAAATTGGAAAGATTCTTTTTATTTGGAAATATTCAAGGTTAAGGTTGACGAAGATGTAAATGGAAGTATTAACGAATATTACTTAGCTGAAACTACAAAACAAGTTATTGATATGATTGCCAAACAACCTCAACGTCCGGAAATGGTTATCAGTAGAATTTAACAAAAAATTAACACTAATTATTTCTTTCTTAACCCAAAATTGATTAGATTTATATATAATAATTAATTAATCTAAAACACCATAATCATGACAAAGAAAAACGCACTTAATCAAGATCAAAACAAAACCAAAGCACAATTCAAGGCAGACTTCGATGAGGTATTGGCAAAGGCATTGGCAAACAAGTCTATTAATACTGAATCTTATCCAACACCCACTGGGACTAAATATGTTAGTCGTAATGGTATACCACACAAAATAGTAAATGGTCAGTGGGTACCACTAACTAAAATCAACTAATAGCTGAAACTTTTTATCAAACAAATATATAACTATAAAATAACAATCATATGTCTATCTCAACTCTTTCAAATACAATAATTGAAACACGTAAAGTTCAAACATTAGAAGCACAAAATCTACGCAAGGTAGTACCATTCAGGGATATTAATATTATCGATGGAGAAACATTAGAATATAATGGTACCCGCATCACGATAACGAAATCAGCTTTTAAAAATCTTTTAGGCTTACTTGGAATGTCAGCCACATTCGCAACTAAATTTGAAACCCTTTTTACTAAAGAAGCAAAGGCACAATTCATTAATACTATGAAAAATGCAATGGCATCTAATTCAGGTAAATTGTCTGAAGTAACATTGGTTCTTAATCCATATACAAAGACTGTTGTTGCAATTACAAAGAGGGACGATATTGGTATATCTAACCAACAATTCATGAATGTGGCTGAAAACATCATTGACAACCATTCAATGGATGTTAAGGATTGGTCAATTGACCCAGGTACTGGAATCATTACAATTAATGCATTTAATCCAAAGGCTAACTTTGCCGTTGATGGATTATCAAATGAAGTATTTACAGGAGGTGTAACATTTAAAAATTCACCGAAAGAGGGTTTCCAAGTATTACCATATGTAAATCGCCAATGGTGTTCAAATGGATTAACAAGTCAATTTGCAGCTGAAGCATATACTCTAGCTTCATTGGATAGTGGTTCTATGGAGAAGTTCTTTGAAAACTTAAACGAACTTCGTAAAAATAACTTTGCACCTACTGGATTTGCAGATCGTGTTCGTATTGCAAACGCTACCCCAGCATCACTTAGTGAAATTGGATTTGGTCATAGATTAATTGAGCCATTTGCAGGAGAACGTTCATCTAACTGGATTCCTTACGCTGAAAACATGAATGCATATTACAATGCAGGATATAATCAATTAACTTCTGATCAATTACGCGGTGCTAAAGGTAACACTTCAGTATGGGATGTTGTGAATGGAATTAATCACTTTGCATCTAATGGTGCTGGTATTATTGATACTAACATGCAAGACTACAATGCAACTGACCTAATGATTAAGGCTGGTAATCTTTTTGGAAAGAAATCATTTGACCATGAAAACCAGATGCCAAATGTATTTGGTAACCGTGAATTATTAAGAGGTGGTAGTTCGTTAAACTAATAGTAGCTCTGTTTGTGTGCAAACACATGCATTATATAAGTCACCTGATCAGACAACCAAAACCAGCACCAGTGCTGGTTTTTTTATATAAGAAATTCAAATACTAAAAATAGAGTATGAAACTAGGTATACCTGGTCTAGTCGGTAATCCAGCTAGGGGATGCATTATGGGATTCAGTATGGAACTCAATAGTGGATTCAATAATGCATTCAGTAGAAGATTCAGTCTCAAGAAACTTTAACAAAACTTTAACACCAATTATTTCTTTCTTAACCCAAAATTGATTAGATTTATATATAATAATTAATCAATCTTAAACATCATGTCTATTCAAAACAAAAAGTTATTCAAAGCTATTCATGGAATTATCAATGTTAATGTATGTCTCGATCCTGATGGCACTAATAACATACCTGTAATTAATTATTTCAATTAAACTTTAACAAAACTTTAACACTAATTATTTCTTTCTTAACCCAAAATTGATTAGATTTATATATAATAATTAATCAATCTTAAACACCACCACCATGTCAAAAACAACATACACATTCCACAAAATAAGTAATTTATTTGAATTAAGATCTACAATATGCGATCACAAAATCGTAATCGAACCAGGTGCTAGTAAATATCCATGGATGGAAGCATTAACCCCGGGACGAATCATTAATATTTCTGAAGCAGGTAGATGGAATTCAAGTATATCATATAATAACGAATATGGTGGTGGATTACAAAATACAGGTAAGACCGCTAAGATTGTAACTCCAATTGATGTACAACTTACTAAACTTGACGATCTAGATATAGATGCAAGTCTTTTTGATGCATTACCTACTAATACAATATTTGATCAATTTTGTTCTACTGAAGGTGGTTTCTTACCTGGAACAAATGTAATGTTTGCGGCTGGACCTGGTCTTGGTAAAACTACAATTGGATGTGAGCTTATTTCAAAACTACATGATGCTGGTAAGAAGGTAATTTTTATCTCTGCGGAAATGAATCAAATCGACATGTCAAGATACTTAAAAAGATTTCCACACTGGGGTCAAATACCTATGTTATTTTTGGCTGACTACTCTGATAATTCTGCACAGCAGGTTATCGAACAAGTTTTGGCTGAAGGTTATGATATGGTATTTACTGATTCATTCTCTGAAGTATGTGACACAGTTAAAGAGGATTCAAATATGAGTCGAGGTGCAGTAGAGAAATGGTTCTTAACTCTAATGAATTCGCACAATACAGGGCATAATAAATTAAAGAAGTATACTACATTTTTAACAATTCTACAAGTTGGTAAATCGGGTGTCTTCTCAGGTTCTAATAAACTTAAGCACATGTCATCCGCTATGATTCACCTGGAATGGGATGGCTCTGAAAATAACGGTAAAAGATATATGTACTTCTCAAAGAATCGTGTTGGTCAAGTTGGTAAAAAATTATATTACTCACTTGATGGTGGTGTCCACTTCGATGCTGCACGATTTGACAGAGACGTACAAAACGATGAAACACTAGCCGCGGAAAGAACGCAGTTAGATGGAGAATCAAACGCATTTGACGCCTTGTTTGGCTTTAATAAAATTGCACTTAATGAGTATACTACAGCTGATGTAGAATCTGAAGTTGCATAGTAAAATTTAGTTTTGATTAATTAATTAGATAGGGGTGTGGTGTTCCTATCTATTACCTTAGACCCTTGCATATATGTGAGGGTCTTGTGGTATCTGGACTTCTGATTGGCGCAATCCGGCAAGCTACCTGTTAGGGAAATGAAGTTTTCTTCACCTTGGCATGTTAAGGGCCCTTTGTTTGGTTGAGATATCGCTAACATACACGTGGAGAGAGTCCTGGTGGGTGAATCGGTAGGGCGAGAGGTTTAAGTTGGGACTTTGGACATTGATATTTAGGGATATTTAGGCATATCTATTGATATTTAGGGATATTTAGGCATATCTATTGATATTTAGGGATATTTAGGGATATTTAGGGATACTTAGGCATATCTATTGATATTTAGGGATATTTAGGGATATTTAGGTACTTAGGGACTTATAGTGACTTTGATGCTTAGATAGATTTATGGGTAGGATTAATATCATTACATGTGAGAACTTAAATCACGTATATATCCATTAAACATTTAAATCACTAGAACCGGCAACTGGAGGGTCCTTACACGGGCAGGTGTGTAGGTAGGAATGATTCTTTAATACTTTAAGGGAATATAGGGTGGAGAGGCTAGGTTTATTTTAAGGGTTTGTGTATTACTAGGTATTTGTTATTTTATCTTATATGTATATCTAGCTGATGTATGTTGATGTTGATTACTTGTCTTTTTTTGTGGCACATTTTATTGTTCCGGTGGGGTGGGTTTTTGGTCGACTTGGGACCTTGTGGATGTGTGGGTATAGATGATCTTGGGGTTTAATCTTGGTGTGATGTTTAATCCTATCCCATGTGGTTTCCAGTAGGGTGAGGGCATGTCAGGGGGTCTTGCTAAACGACAGAAGGATCCTTTATGGGGATCCTTCTCTGTTTACCTAGGGTGGATATGTTATCCTAAGATAATATCATCTGATTTGTTTACGAAATCTTCATGTAGTTTAGTGTTTTTCATTACTTTAACATTTTTTTGATTAATGATGCTCTATCTGCTTCTTTATTATTTTGTAATTCACCAGCTATCTGTATGTATTTCTTTAGATAATTAAGATTCTTTTTATCCAGTTCACCGCTGACATCGACATAATTCGAATAGGCTGCATAACTAATTGTGAGTCTTAATTGACCTGTTTTAAAATTAACAATTAACAGATTGACGTCTTCATATGATGTATCTGTGCCGGCTAGTAGTGTTAGTTCATTATTATTATATCTAATGTCTCCTCTATTAAAACTACCTGATTGGGATTGTATTTTGTCTATTAGGGTCTTTGAAATTTCCTCTATTCCACCTGCATGTTTAATTACATTTTCAAATTCAACCACCTTGTTTGCAGCAGATAACTTTAAAGTGGCAGCGAATTCACGTTGTTCAATGTCGTCTGTTATCTTTTTTAATTTTATGTATAACTTACCTGTTTTTTTAGAATCGATTTCCAGACGTTTACCTCCCGTATCAGGTCCAATAAAACTACACGTTGCTTTAAAAATTTTAAATCTATTCTCACCATATTGAAATTCTATTTCGCCTCGGATTATTTCTAGATTTTCTAAAAGTTCTACATTATTAATAAGAGTCTGTATTAATCTATCATCATCTGATTTTATTCCAAGTGCGAAATCTTTAATATCACTAACAATTGATTCGTTTATGAAATCTTCATATAGTTTAATATGTTTCATACTTATTTATATTAGTTTATTAAAAATTTCATTTTCTTTAATGTTATTACGTCTTGTGCTGAACGTCTTTCGAGCATGTCAACTAGTATATCAGTAATCTGACTAAGAGCATTACGATTATCTTTAGCATATAATTCATCGTGAGATATCCATGTATAATCAGCGGCAAACTTAATAGCGTCAACTACATTTCCTGCCCCTGTAAATATTTCAAATAACTCCCAAGCTTTTTCTTCATTGTTTGTCTGGAATTTTTTGTCGTTTACAAAGGAGGCTACTGACCCATTGTTGTCATCGAAAATACTATTCTTACTTGCATACTTTGAGAGTTTTTGCTCTTCAGATTTGCTGATGTGGCGTTTTTCGTTAAATGGCCAAGATTCATTAACGAATTCTTCGTATAGTTTTACGTATTTCATGTTTAGTTTTTGTTTATTATATTTGTGATTCAATATCCAATATTGTTTTAATTTTAACAATTTATTTTAGGGATGCGGATTTTAAGATACGTAGAATTTCATTAAAACTCTCTGTCCTTTAACATGGTTACCTGGTCATTTTTTTGCTTTCCGGATTTCTTTAGACTCAACTGCTATACAAATTTATATAGATTATCTTGTATATATTTTTTTATTTCTTCTGATGATTTTTTAAGATTGACATCGAATTTGTCTAATGTTTCTACAGCATCCCCATTATCAATATACATCATAATTTTGTCACCTGAAATTGATAGTTCAAAGTCTTGTTTAGAACCATTAAATCTTAAACTAGGATATCCTAAGAAGTTCTTTTTTATACTTCTTACTGTTAATTTATCAGAGACTGATTTTACAATGTCGGTTAATTCTTTTTGCACTTTAACAGTAAGTGATGCTTCGTTTACGAAATCTTCGTATAGTTTAATATGTTTCATAATGTCTGTGTTTTTATGTTTGGTTTTTATGTTTGGTTTTTATATCCGTGATTCAATATCCCATTGAAGTCTTTCAATATATTTGTCCATGGTGCGAAGCATTGGATAATCGTTAAATAGTTTTGTTCTCATGCGTGGATCTATTATAAGATTTTGTGCTAAATCATATGCGTTCTCAGTACCTCCGTTGTCAGCTACCACGCCTTTAAGTATCTTATTATATTCTGCCTTTGTATATGCCTTTATCCATTCCGGATTTAATGTGGTTTCCTTCTTGGCAGCTTTTGGTTTAACATCTATTCCAGTGTTTTGAGATACTACCGCCTTTAAACTAAACGATTTAGGGTTTTTTCTTGCATCAACAACATCAACAACATCATCCTTCACCTTAAGAATTGTATATTTAAGATCATTCATTATAATAGGTTGACTTATCATGAAATCGAGTTTACCTTCGTTTACGAAATCTTCGTATAGTTTAATGTGTTTCATTTCTTTTATTTTATATATTTAATGATTGTTGGTATGTGATGTGCTAAAAACGCACCTGTAGATTTGCCTCCATTGGCTTTAATCATTTCAGAATGTAGTACAGAAGATTTACTGTCGCTTGCATCACGTGCAGAAGCTGGTGCATATGCATCTATATATTCTAGTGTGATGATCAGAGGTTTTTTACTTGTAAATTCAACTTCTATTTTATTTTCAACAGTGTTACCACCGCTTCGTCGCATGATTTCCAAATCTTCAACATAAATACTTTTAATTTTTGACTTTGAATCAGTAGGAAATGCAGAGATTCTTTCGCCGCGTGTGTTTACCCTTGAAGTATCAGAAGATTTTATTTCCCAATCACCGCCTAGTTTAGTAAGTAATGATTTCATGACCTGTTGCATATCATACGATTGGCCACCCGTATTGCCTGTATTTTCTATTTTCTCGTTTATAAAATCTTCGTATAGTTTAATATGTTTCATTTTCTGTTTCATTTTTGTGTTATATATCTCATTTAAGTTAGTACTACTTTAATTGAATTTATAAAAACATCAACAGGGACTCTATGTCCACCACTATATATATTATATTCAAATGAACCTACACCGTCCTCTTTAAAAAAAGATTTAACCTTATTTCCATCAATCACAGTGTCTTTATTACCGAAATATATAGTATGTTTTGTGTTTTTTAAATCCGTGGTGTCAACTACTGGCTCAAATGATCTTCCAACCATTGCAGGATTAAACAAGAGTGTCGGTATTGATAGTTTACTTCCTATTAAATAAGAAATATATCCACCAGCAGATGACCCTACAATCAAATCGGGTGCTAATTTAGATACGTTCGATAATATTTTTTTAAAGAAGTCTTTTTCTTTATAATTAATATCCGGTGCATATACACTGCTAAATTGTTGTCTTAAAAAAATAATCTTAGGGTCCTTTTCATCTATAACTGATTCAAGACCATGGAGGTATGCTATTTTCATAATGTTTCTTTGATTTATATGTAAATATAAACAAAATAAGTGATATAAAAAAACTTTATATCACTTATTTTAATTAAATCTTTGGTCTACCTAATAATATTTTATCATGACTCGAACCTCCTAGCTTTCTCGAATACCAACCATTTCCGGGCATTCCTTCTTTATTTCCAAGAAATTCAACCTTTTTTCCAAGAACCTTTTCGATAATGTTTATATCAGAAACAACTGGCACATCATACTTACCTAATAATATCTCTGCAATCTTACCTGATACTTCTATATAAAATCCAAGTTTTTGTAATTCATTTCCTCTTGTGGTAATGTACTCACGTTTAGCTGCACTTGTTCCATCATGTCCGACACCTGAATATTTTATGCCGAATCTAGTTTTCTTACCAAACATTATCATGTCAAAATCATTGTCCCCGTGAATATCAATTCCTTCCCAATAATTCCATTCTGAGTCTGCAAACACATCATCCGGTGAATTTATTTTTGCATGTCCACCTATTTCAGCATAAGCTGTTGAAATTAAATTATAAAATTCACCTGCAAGTTCTGGATACTTTTTATAATCAAATTTAAGAGTTTTGCCTCTTTTAGGATTAAATATCTCACCGCTTGTTTTTTCGTTAATGAATTCTTCAAATAATTTTACTTTTTTCATTTATATTATTATTTTTAATTATTTTTTCTATAACAGACGAGTGACTCATATATACTTGTATATGCATCGGTGTTAACTGCTTGCCTTTCTTTATATATTCCATTATTTCTATTAAAAAATAGGAGGGGACTTCCCCTGTGTCAATATACTTAATATGTTCTATCTTAGTCATTTTATTTCATTTTGAATCCAAGCTTTCCGTTTCCTGGATTCGGTGTAGAAACATTAGGAGCCTCGAATGTTATATTTGAATCAGTATCATTAAACCCTTTAAGATAAAAGAGTATTTCCTCTGTTTTTAAATTTACATCCATATATAATTGCTTTACCTCTAGTTTAGAGACTATAGTCCTAAGTGTATTAATATACAGATCTCCATCTCCTAGTTTTCCGTTTAATTTATCAATAAGATTCATTGTTAGTGGATATGAAAAAAGACCTACATATTTATTACTTAATTTAAGCTTAGCCCAGTCAATTCTACTAAAACTACTACCTCTACCTGCTGCTAAATTTACAGGTTCAACAAATTTGTAAAAGAATTCTTCTTTTCCCATTGCTAAAATACCATTTTGAATAAACGTTTCAATTGTACCTTGATCTATATTTTTTAATTTAGTAATTTCTTTAAGCTTTAATACAGATGGCAGATTCATGAATTCAGCCCCCTTGAGATATCCATTTACAACTGAGTTTGTCTCTATTATTTTAAATAAATTATAGAGTTGAGATTCACCATCTAATGTAAATTGCTCAGGTTTTAAGTCTTTAATGATATTAGTAAGCGTAGGTGCTGCTCCGCTTTTGTATTTTGAAGATATCCCATATCCATCAATGTAAAAATCTATTAATGGATTATTACCTGAAGGAAATTTAATTCCATTTGTGTAATTAACAATATTTAACATCAGGGCAGCTCCTAATATTTCTCCAAAATCTTTACCTATTGTATTTAAATCAGCAGGCCCTAATACATCTATTCCTTCTTTAATATTTGCAGTATATTTGATATTCTCATTAAAACTTTCTATTTCGTTGGGATTTTTAAATGAGCTAGAAGGCACGTAATCTGCTACTAAGATATACAATTCGGATAACATAGAATTTAGATATGGATTTGATTTTCCATATATTCTCTCAATGCTTGACGTAACATATCCGCCTAATGTGCTTAGATTCATATCTAAATCTTCTGGTATTTTGAGATTAGTAGGAGTTAATTCTTTAGACTTAATAGAACCTTTAGGTGGGTTGTTATCTACTATTTTAAATGATTCACCAGGATTCATTGTTACCTTTCCATTAATATATGGTTCAGTTAGCGTTACGGTGTATGTGTAAAACTTTCCGGAGTTTGCTCCATTAGAATAATCACCAGGCATTGCTAATTGTATCGAATTGCTAATTTTAAGTGTATTGAGAGCTTTTTCTATTTTATTGGTTGCAGTTTTAGTGTCTCCTCCTAAATCAAATCTAATATCTTTATTTCCATTTTTAGAATTAATACGCCCTTTGCCTAAAATCCTTGATAATGGATCCAATATCTGTCCCTCTATAGTTCTTGAATTTTCATTCATTGCAATATCAAACCTTGCTTTAAAATCTCCTATTGTTCCCATATTTTTATTATTGTTTTACTAGATGTGTTTTAATAGGTGTTCCTAGTTCACTCTCTAATTGTTTTATTAGTTTTATATTATTCTTATCATCATCAAAGAAAGTGATGTCAGTGTAACCTTCATCAATAAACCATCGCATTGCCCCTTGTTTTCTTTCTTGTATGTTTCCTACTAAACCATGCACAGGATCATTGACCGCCCATATAAATTTTTTGTCAATATGGAATCCTAAATGAAATCTAAAAAATTCATAGATCATTTCTCTATTATCTCGTGCTGTAATTACTCCAATTGCAATACCTTTGTTATAATTCCTAGTAAGTACACTAAAATATTTGTCAATGATCTTTCCTGCTTTCATTATTTCAATCGACTTAAATTGATCAAAGTTAATTATATGCCGTTGATTCTTTTCATATGAATTAAATTCCTCTGGTGTTAACTCATATGTCTTATCTGTTTTAGGATCAGTTACCTTGATTTTCGCTGATGTAATTAATATAGTGTCGTCTATATCAAATATCAAAATCTTTGTTGTACTGTATTTTTCGTTCATATATTATATATTTAAGTAAATATAATCATTTTTCATTAAGTATAAAAATATTTTAACGCTTATTTTAAAATTTAGGAATTCCTCCTATTTTAATAGCTCTTTTTCTCCATGCTATTAGAATTTGCTTCTTCTCACTTGCAGTTAATCCTTGCTTATTCAGATATCGAGTGACTGATGTTAGCATGCTTTCTCTTCTCTTTTTTCCTTCAAATCTTAATCCTTGTAAGTTTGCGTCTATTTCTTTGGGTAATATATAATATAAGTATGATGGAATCAAATTCATTTTAATCATATGACGATGATCAGAGTCATCGTCATATGGTTTTCCATTCTTGTAGTTATGTATTGATTCGCCTTCCTGTGTGATGTGTTCTATTTCATGACGAACTATATCACATAATAGAAAATAAAGAGTGCTCCATTGATCAGGTAGCCATTCAGGATTAATATTAATGTTTATATCAATAAAAGGTGTTTGATAACATTCATTTTCATCTAGTTCTCTACCATCAGCTCCAGTTGAATCAAGTACGATAATACCCTTTTCGTTTGTGAAAAATAATCTAGCATTAAAATCAAATATTAGATTTTTGGTATCGATATTTATACTGTAATTTGAAAAGTTATCCGGAGAGATAGTGTAGTCTTTTTTCCATGTTTTAATTGTTTTTTGTACAATTTTAGATGATAATGAATCATATTTACTCCTACCCATAATATTTTTCTTTTAATTTATATCATAATATGTCATAATGTTTAAAATAAAAAAGAACCCCATATAGGGTTCTTTTTATATTAGTAATTAGAGTGTTAACTATATGATTGGAGTATTCTGATCGTTTGCATCTAATGTCCCTATTCCGTTTATTACATCGTAACTTAAAGTAGCTACTCTTTCACCCTGTGTACCTGTTTGTGAATCATTATTAGTAGTATTTAGTGTAATTAACTTACCAACTGATGCAACATTAAACGCTTCATTAGCAGTCGGATTTGTCCAAACATATGCACCGGATGCTTTAGTAGGCGTACCTCCTTTCCATAGTGTAACATCAATGTTAACAGGAAGCTGTCCCTTTGTACCATACCAAAATGCCCTAAGGTCCATTATAATGTTATTAGATGAAGGATATGCTGCCCTGTATTGTGTCACATCAAATAAAACCGACTCAAATCCATTACCAGTATTATCTAGTCCCCATGTCAAATAAGGTGAAGTTGATGGCCACTGCGATTGTACACCGAAGCCTAAATAAGTACCTATTGAGGTTTGACCAACATCAGGTGTCACTACTCGAGTTCTAGTGTCTAAATCAGTTCCATCATTAAATTCATAAGTTACCATGACCCATTCAGAAACAAAGACAAACTCAGTAGCTGAACCTGTTCCATTTGCCCTACGTAACATCCTAAAAAAATTTACGTTACTCATTTCTTTTTTAATTCGTCTATTTGTATTTGTTGATCTTTAATTGCTTCTATTAATATAGCTATAATTTTTTCATAATCTATTGTTTTATATTTAGTTCCACTGTCATCTATGAACGGTAATTCTTTCTCTCTAACAATGTCAGGAATTACCTTTTCAACTTCTTGTGCGATTAATCCTATGTCATGTTGTCCTTTTCTAGAACCAGCATTCCAATCATATTCAACTCCTCTCATTGCCTTGACTTTATCCAATGCATTAGATACTGTTGTAATATTATCCTTTAATCGTATGTCTGACATCGAAGTAGAGAACGCCGTAATGTCACCCGAAACCTGAAAATCTCCTGTATCAGATAATGTCATAACAATATTGTCATTAATATATCCCTGTATTGCACTGGCTACTGAATTAAAATATATGTAATCTCCATTGTTATTACCTATTGATTGATTATTGAATAATCTATAACTATTAGTAAGAATTTGCTCATTGTTTACTGGAGTGCTCCAATAATAATTATTTCCATCGAAATAAAATCCTAAAACATCTACAACACCTAGTTGAGTTGAAGTAGTATATCCACCTCCTCCTATTATGATAGATCCAGGTGGTAATGACATAGTGTATGATTGACTAGCATTCTGTTTTACAAGAATTACTCCAGTATCACCAGTAACTACATTTGAAATACTTAATGATCTATTTCCTCCAAGTGTTACCTTAGCATTAGATCCTAGATTTAAATTCCATGCAATAGTAGCCTGATCTGTTAGGTTGTTTTGTGAAATTGTCATTTTTCCATTAAGATCTAACTTACTACCATCAAATGTTAAATTATCTTCTCCCGCTAATGGCTGGCTTGAGTTTCCAGTTGCTGTTACTAATCTGTTATCTACGTTATTAATAATTGATAATGAAGCTGAAGGTCCAGTATTTCCTTGAAAACCAGGATTTCCTTGATCTCCTTTAAAACCTTGAGGTCCAACTAATCCTTGATCTCCTTTAAAACCTTGAGGTCCAACCAATCCTTGATCTCCTTTAAAACCTTGAGGTCCAACTAATCCTTGATCTCCTTTAAAACCTTGAGGTCCAACTAATCCTTGATCTCCTTTAAAACCTTGTGTACCTATGCTTCCTTGAAAACCTTGATCTCCTTTAATACCTTGAGTACCTATGCTTCCTTGAAAACCTTGATCTCCTTTAAGACCTTGAAAACCTTGATCTCCTTTAAGACCTTGAACACCTATGCTTCCTTGAAAACCTATGCTTCCTTGAAAACCTTGAACTCCTGTAATTCCTTGAAAACCTTGATCTCCTTTAAGACCTTGAACTCCTGTAATTCCTTGAAAACCTTGATCTCCTTTAAGACCTTGAACACCTTGATCTCCTTTAAGACCTTGAACACCTATGCTTCCTTGAAAACCTTGAACTCCTTGAACTCCTGCAATTCCTTGAAAACCTTGATCTCCCTTAAGACCTAAAGAACCTTGATCTCCCTTAAGACCTTGAAAACCTTGATCTCCCTTAAGACCTTGAAACCCTTGAAAACCCCTGTCACCTTGAAAACCCCTGTCACCTTGAAACCCAATATTACCTTGCATTCCATTAAATACATCTCTATTTATTATCTTCCAAACGATATCACCTACTAGTGCGCCTGCCTGTATTAATATAGTATCAGTAGAAAGAACTCTATACAATGTAAGAACCTTTGATATATCATTGTCAGTATTAACAGTTCCGTCAACATTGCTACCCATTACTCTATATCCATTAATAACTTGACCAATGAGATCTAAATTATAATCCATTTCAGTGTGAAATAATGATCTACCAAGTGAACCCGGATATTTTGGAGCATATTTTCCAGCAGGTCCTCTCATATTAGAGTCTTGTAAATTGTCTTGTGCCATTTTTATTGATTATATTTATTATATAGTTTTTGTAAATATTCTAGATCTTCCTTATTGTATCCTTCTAGATATCCACATTCAATATACGTTATTTGCTTAAGAATATACTCGGAAACATTAAGTTTAGTGTATATATTTTTTACTTCTTTGAAATCTTGAAAATATACAGTGTTTAATCCTAACATAGATGGTAGGCTAATATTACTGCTTTTAGTAATAAAAATACCATCTGTGTTATAGACTAGATTTCGGTTAGTGTTGTTATTAAATATTGTGAATTTTTTTAATTCAAATAAAAGAAGAGGTGAACAGCCGAGGTCCTTTTTGCTGGGTTGTGTAAATATTTTAATATATTCATGAAGCATATTAATGTCTTCAAATGGACCCGCTGATATAATATTATCGTTCATATTATTTCTAATAGAAAACAAAATATTTGTTATTAATCCTTCATTTCTTTCAAACACATTTAAATGCTTAAGAGCTATATTCAAAGATATTCTATTTGTCATAATTATACAATATATTTGCTTAGGAAAAATGTTATTATTGCACCACTAGCTGTCAATATTGCAATTAATATTTTGTTTACTGAATTTTTCCAGCGAACAAGATCTTCATGTTCTTCTGCTATTTTTTTTCTTTCACTTAATAGAGATTCTTGGGATTCTCTAAATTCAGAGTTTTTCTTGTTTTCAACAATTACACCATCATATGGACTTAGTAATTGTTTTTTAATTTCTCTGATTTCCGTCTTCATTTCATTCTGGTTTTCTACCAGTTTTTCTAAGGTATTTTCTATCTGAACATAATTAGGATCTTCTATTCTTCTTTTAAACGAAGAAAAGAGATCATATAGTTCAATAATCATGTCTTGTGGGCTTCTTTCTGGTATCATTATAAATGTCAATGGGTCTTTTTAGTCTAATGTATATATCAGACTAAAAAGACCCATTAAATGGTATACTTATGTAAAATGTATTATTTCTTTGGCATCGCAGTAAAGTTTCTTGCTCCACGTGGAATTCCTTGATTGAATGGACCTTTAGCCTTTCCTGTCTTTACAAGTTCAATTGCATCTTTAGGTGATTTTGCTAAAACATCAAAATCTGTGTCATTGTCGTTAGAATCCCAGAACGTAACAACGTACATTGATTCTTTGGCTTCGTCAATTCCAGATCCAATTGTAGAAGTACCATAACGTGCAATCCATTCTTCTCTAGTCATATTAGCCTCTTTTGCTTTCATTCCTAAAAAATCATTATCATGAAATATTTTAGCTGATTTGGAATCACTATTGAACTCTTCAAATAATTTTACTTTTTTCATAATTTAATAACTTGATTGTATTTCATCATATTGATTTGATTTATCAATAATCGAAGGAATGTAAAAATATTTAGTTCCTTTTAAATTTGTTTTTCTAATTCTGTAAATGTAATCATCATCATTTCCATTATTTAATAGGTACATTGCTATACCATCGCCCTTTGATATGTCTATGTTATTTCCGAATATATCTATTAAGTCATCAACACTATTACGTGCAACCCACTCATCTGCAGTTTTACCTGACAAATATTTTTCTGGATTGTCAGTTTTCCTTAATGGATACAATTTAGTAGAATCAACTTTACCCTCTACTATAATGTTTTCATTTAGTTTTATTAAAGTACCTTTCATGAAATTTTTGCTCGTTGAAACATCTATCTTAGTTCCCTTTGACATTTTAATCATGTCACTGTTCTTTACAATAACAGAACCTATAATCTCTTTTTGTGGATCGTTATCCATTAGATAAAGGCTATCGGTCTTATCTCCTTCTCTTTCAAAACCTGCAACGTTAATGTTATATTTCTTTGCACCAATAACTAGTTCATATTCTCCTGAAATTTGAGTATCATATGCAACATTCTTATATTCAGAAATGAACTCTTCGAATAATTTTACTTTTTTCATTTATATTTCTTTTATGATTTTATGTATTCGGAATAAACTTGCTTACCTTCATTATCTTCTATAGATATTGTATAATATGTAAACTTCATATCGCGAATTGATTCATATTTTGCAGGAATAATGTCTCTAACATTTACTAATTCTTGATGAACTACCTTTTTATCCTTAATAACAACTAATGTCCATGGTCCTGTTTGGCTTCCATCCTTAACACCTTTCATTATTTTACTCCAATTGCCTTTAGCTTCACTAATGTATTCTTCGTATAATTTAATATGATTCATTGTTTAATATTTTTTATTATATATCTATTTAAAAATTTGCTTTAAATTTTTACGTTTTACCATTTGTTTTATTTTAATGGTATAGTTAGGATCTTCTGCATAACTTGCGTTTAAATATTCATAGTATGCCTCCTCTGTCTTTATTTTACTTAAATATCTACTTTGATAAAACGCATAATCATACACACTTTCTCTCCATGTGTCATATTCAGCATGATGTTTATTGGTACCAATGGCTGTTGTAATTCTTGATTTTGCTTCTTTCATTCCAAACAGGTTATTGTTTTCCAGAAAGATATCGCTTTTCCATTGTCCGGTTTCGAGAATAGATTGAGCCATAGGAATCCAAGCAAATTTGATGTTTAAATCTCGCATCATTGTTGCCATTTTTTGTTGACTAAATTTATCAGATTCTTGTACAATTGTAATCCTTTCTTCAACAGTAAGAGTTTCAATTGCTGTTTTAGAACCATTATAATACGTTAGATAACTGAATCCTGATAACAATATACATGAAACTAATGCACATTTTACATATGATCTTTTTCGTATTTGTTTAAATTGTAAAGAGTCTTGACAATATACATATAACATATTAGATGTTTGTTGATTAATATATGTAAATATAATCAAAAAACTCCGCATTAAAAAATACGGAGTGTTAAATCTTTGTTAAATGTAGATTTTTCTGAATTAATTACTATCTGGCAATTCCTTTTCTATATTTAGTGTCCATATCCTATCGTTAGGTACTATGAATTTTCTATTATGATCGTAAAGAAAAAATGTAGTTTTCCAGATACCCTGTCTGACTATTCTTGCCTTTTTAATTCCATTTATATAAACGATATCATCCATATTGAAATCACTTCCTGCTAAAAACTGAATACCTAGTAAGATTTTAGATAAAGTGTCCTTCGCTGCTAATGTTAATACTGCAACGGCAATTGCCCATCCCCATTCATGTACAAGTATTGACGTTATTAATGCAATTTCATTCATATTCATATTCTATCATTCCAATAATTTTTATAATCTGCAAATGATCCTTTGAATTGTCTTATTTTTAATAATCTAGCATCCTCGCCCTTACCTGGTTGAATCGGATTAGGGGTAATATTGGGTAAATCATTTCTTTTGCCTATTGTCGGAGTTTCATCCATTTGATCAGGTAATACTATATGGTCCATTAACCAATCTGCCAATAGTGCACCGTATTCTAAATCTGAAGGAAAATGAAATGCTCCAATATATCTTGAATATGCAACATTAGCTCCTATTTTTTGAAATTTATGCTCTAATTCAGGAAACATTAAACTTAATACATTTGCTGCTAATTTGCCTTGAAGAGCATGTCCACTTGGAAAACTAGGAGATTTAGCAGAGTCCTTTATATCAAATCTTAATGGTATACATAGCACATGTGCTAGCTGATATGGTCTTGGTCTATTATACTTATATTTCAACTTGATTATAATGTCAGTTGCTTCTTCAAGTAGATCGTCAATATATGTTTCCGGAAATATTAAATATTCTTTTTCGCATAATTTTCTAAATTCTGAAGTAACATCGTTGTATTTATTAACGTACTCGATTTGATCCTTAGCGGATTTTTGCTGAATTTCGGCAGCCATTATTAATAATTCATTCCTAGTATTAATTGAAGAGTTTGATGGATATAAATACACAGGTGCACTCCATTCGTCGATCTTAATTAAATTAAGACTTGCATGTGAATCTAATTCAAATTGATGTTTTACCGAAGGTACTTCAGTATATTTTAAATTGTCAAGTGAAAATGCATTGTATTTTTTAAATATATCCATGATTTATATATCTTTTGTTTTACTTTCAAAATAACGTTGTCCTAATATTTGATACGCCTCATATAGCTTCATTGCCGCCTCATCCACTAAACCTCCTACTTCTTTATCTAGCTTACAAACCGGATGTTGGATTAGATGTCTATCAATCATATCAGATAGAACAGATGTTCGATCCATTGCTTCAAAATAATATTGTTTTGTTATTTTTGGTTTTTTACTCATTCTAAACTAATGTTAATTCGAGATTTAATTGAGATAATACTACCTTCCATTCACTAACATTAATGTTGCAAGCACTTTCATCGTCTCCACTTATTGCGAATTTATGAAATAATTCAGCTAATTCAATTGCAGCTATATAATTATCCCTCTTTGACAACATTCCACTATATGGACACGTGTCTGATGACTTTATCATTAAATCTATTATTTTCTGTGTTTCCATATTTAGTTACTTAAGGGTGCTGCTATTGCAGGATGAGAATTATAATTATTAAGTTTGAATGTAATATCTTTATCTAGTGTGTCTAAAATTTCATCTACACTTAGTAAATGCCAATTTTTATTTCCTGAATTTATACCAAGTGTCGGTAATTTAAAAGGTTCTCTAATTATTTGAGTAACTGCATGTTCTATATGATTTGAATATAGATGAGTATCTCCTAGATTACCAATTAACTCATCTGGAATCATATTAACCATTTTGGCAATAATCTCTAATAACAATCCATATGATGCGATGTTAAAAGGAAGACCTAATAGGGTATCAACTGATCTTTGATTCCACATTAATGAAATAGATCTTGTAGGCGTAATCTCATAATATTGATTATCGAAATCGGGAATAATATCGTAATTGTGTTCCATTCCTGTTTCATAATTACGAGAAAACCACACATCGTATCTTTCCTCATATGTTAATTCCTTAGTATACATTTGAAATCCATAATGACAAGGTGGTAATGTCATTAGTGGAAGAGAATTTACATTCCATGCACTTACAATAAGTCTTCTAGAATCAGGATTTGTTCTTAAATCATATATTAATGTTTTAATTTGATCTATAACCTTTTCTCCAATTAAAGTATGTAGTCCATTATGTTCAAGGGTTGTTATTTCTCCAGTGTTCCATGCTCTCCATTGTTTTCCATAAATAGGACCTAAATCGCCAAACAGTGTATTAAATGAATCATTAGACATGATTTCTTTTTCAAATTCAGCTTCACTAAAGAGATGAGGATATGGTGAACTAAATGCCGGATTTTCTAAATTATAATTATCAACATATACTTTATATGCATCACCAGTCCATATACGACATTTGTTTTCTAGGAGATATCGCAAGTCTGTTCTTCCTTTTAAAAACCAAAGAAGTTCAGTTGTCATTGTTTTAAAAGCAACCTTCTTTGTTGTTAAGATTGGAAATCCTTCTGACATTTTATGTCTAATTTGTTTTCCAAATATAGAAGTTGTTCCAGTTCCGGTTCTGTCTTCTTTTTTAATTCCATCATTAAGGATTTCTTGTAATAATTCAACGTATTGTGTGTCTAATTTATTCATTCTTTGTATTTAATGTTTATTATATAAATGATAAAATCCAATCTAATGCTTTAAACCAACACCACTAGTATACAAATACAAAGGCAAAAAGTGCAGCTGTTTCTAGAAAACCCTTAAAATAGTTTATGCTTTTCATAAGTATTGGTAAAATGCGTCTTTTGCCTTTTGAAAGTTAGCAGAGTCACCTTCTATGATTGTCATAATAATAAATTCAGCTTCGTCTTCAGTACATTCACATTCTATTATTCTAATGTAAGTGTTAATGTCTATTTTAAGCTCTTCTGCAACTAGTGAGTCTATTGAGTCGTATAGTGTTTTCATATATCTGTTGAGTAGTCTTCTAGATTTTTGATTTGTTGTTCTAAGTCATTAACGTGCCATTGATAGTCGAATAGTTCTTCGATATCTAGCTTTCCTGCTTTGTGTGATTTATGAGCCTTTGCAAGATCTCTTCTTGCATCTTGTAGCATTTTTTCTAAATGATGTTTAGCCTGTTGAATAGAATCCATACTGTAATCTATTTCTACTCTCTTGTTTTTCTTAAGAACATTTAAATCAAAATTCCAAAATGTTTTGAGAAAACCTTCTAGTGTGTGTTTAGAATCGCTCATAATATTTATTATTTTTATAGATATTATATTTATTATAATTTAAATTATTTTATCTATATAGCATTTGACAAAACTTCCGAAATTTTTGTCAAATGCACGTATTAAATTTTCATAGTCACTTGACATCATTTCAGAAATAATTTCATCACCATCCATTTCTAATTGTTTTGAAAATCTCCTAGCATATGCCATTAATGCGTATGCGTTTCCATAAGGACCTGTTTAATCAATTTATTAATGTCTTTCTTCTCTTTCTTTTTGTTTACTTTAAAGTATTTCATAGTTCGGTTATTTCTTGTTTAACTTCTTTACAATATAAAGAATATAAATAAGATTCGTCTGGATGTAAAAAAATTTCGTTGTTTTTTAATATCTCATCAAATAAAATTAACGCGCATTGCTTTGCGTTGTGTATTTCTTGCATTAATTGATAAGAGCCAATTTCTCTTTCATCGTGATACGCAAGCGGTCTAAATTTATCAAACAACTCTTTTGCTTTTTCTTTTGCTGTCATAATTATTTTTTATTTATTTGATATTCTATTTCTCCAAGATAAGAATATATTCTTGCAACTACTTCATAACTTACATTTGGTATTTTTCCTTTTTCAATTTTAGATAAATAATTAACATAGTATCTGCTACCGTATAAATCTTTACTCATTTTATTTAAAGATATTTTTAATTTTTTTCTTTGTTCTACTAATAATTCAAGTGTAGGCAATAAAAAAGAATAGTTATGATACATTCCTACTTTTCTTGTAGTAACTCCATATTCTTTACCTATACTTTGTTCAATTAATTCTTCCATCACGGTTTGTTTTAAATTCCCACAACTATTTGCTAATCGTTTTCAAAGATGCTTTTTCTAAAAGATTGTCTAAACAATTTAACATAGCTTCTTCTTGTGTTTTGAAATATAAAACTTCTATAACAACATCATCAGAAACAATATCATCAATTATAAATTGCCAATCATAACTTTTGCTATAACTTATATATCCATTTAATTTATATTTTTCAATAAACCATTTAAAGGCTTGTTGATAGAGTGGAGCTAATACCGCATCAATAAATCCTTTTTTCGCACTATATTGAGAACTCCTTTTTTCAAAAAGAAATTCAGGAACTTCTTTTATAGATGTTCCATAGTATAACCCTAAGCAGGGTTCATCAAAACCTAATTCTTTTATCTTCAATGATTGATTATAGTTTATAAATTGTTCTTCCATCACGTTTTGTTTTAAATTCACACAACAATTTGCTAACATCAGTTATACGCTATTGTGGGCTTTGGTTATTAATTTATAATTTGTTTTGTGTCTGTCAAATCAGTCTTAAACTGAAACATTCTGCATTTCTTGACCACAACAGACGTATAGCCGAGAACCGTTAGCAAACATTGTTACTAATCGTTTTCAAAAGAAACATATTTGTATAGTAGTAAATAAATAGACTTACCTACATTTATGACTTGATGTATAACATATCCTTTATTTATCCAATCATTACAAAACTCTCCAAAGTGGTATCCTTCTTTTTCCCAAAAAAGTACTATTTTTTGATTTTTCGGCATCATTTTTATTTATTTTTCATAACCTATCGCTTTTAAATATTCTTCGTGGTCTTCTTCTGTTTCAATACCATCAGGCATACATTATTTAAAATCAAAAGGGTTTTCTATTCCTAATTGATTTGGTTGGTTTTCGGGGTCAAAAATAATCTGAATAAGTGTGATTATTTTATCTGACACTAATTCAAAATCATCACTAAATACACATAATTCACTAGAATATTCTACATCCGAACCTATTTTACATTTTTCTTGTTCTGAAATTAAAATATTAATAATTTCTTGTTTTAATTTTTCCATGAGTTTTTTTTTAAATTACACAACGATTTGCTAACATCAGTTATATGCTATTGTTGGCTTGGTTATTAATTTATACTTTGCATAAAAAAACCCCATAAATAAATTCATAGGGTTTTTGTTTCTTATTAAATACTTCCTGGATGCAATATACTAATAGCATGTGCGACTACTACTGAATCCCTAATTGTAAGAACTCCTGCACTTTGTGATTGTTGAGCAACTTGAATCAACACATTTACAGCTCCTCCAACATCCATTCCTTTAATTTCTTCGAAAATAGGAGAAACATTTTCAGTTTTCTGTGCTCTGTTTTCATTACCTGATGATTGCTCAGTTAATGGCCCATCATATTCCTCAGGTAATGGCTCTTGATTTCTAGTTACATCTTCGTTTGTTTTCATAGATAGATATTAATTTAAATTTATTTATATTAGATTTATTATATACATTTATTTTATTTTGTTTCACTTCCTTATATTGACTTAAGCATTTTAATTAAGTTAGGCTGTGGGCTCATATCGCTTTTATCTTTGCGAGTAGATGTATGTGTTAACATACCTTTAACCTTACCTGACCATGCGTCTTTGTTGAAATCAAATGCTTCTCCTGGTGTTTTAACAGCTAACCATTCTATTAATCCTTTTTTAATATCTATTCCATCTCTCTTCTTAATGAATAAAATTAATTCCATTAATGATTCAATTTGCGCATCTGAATATTTGTGATAGAATTGATATCCTCTAAACTTGAATCCAAGATCGCAAACTTGACTATGGTGAACCAATGTACCATTATAAGTTTTATATCCTCCGTTTGATGTAGGGGTAAGTGGACCAAAACTACAAACCTCAACACCTACTGAATTAACATGCATATGTTGTGAACCATTTTCTCCTAGGTGCCATGCATATCCACCATCAGGCATACATTTTAATATAACACCATCATATTTTGTATTTCCGTTCCTAACTGATTGACCTCCTATTAAGAACTCGGTACCTATTTTTCCTCGTGAATCATTGTTCCATTGATTCACGACTGCAAATGGATTTTCGCTACCTGCCGTATGGTGTAAAAACAAATATTCTGGCCTATGTGGGCCTGCATTATATTCATCAGGATCTAAATATGCCAATTCAAATTGGTTTACAGTAACCTGCGAATCTAAATGTTTCTCTAAATCCTTTTTGAAAATAGCAGTTTGAGTTAATGGACCTACTATTCCATCAATATTCATTCCGTGAATTCCTTGAAAGTTCTTAACTGAGTATTCAGTCTTAGGTCCGAATTTACCATCAGGATTTAATCCTAATGCAGTCTGTATTAGTTTTACATCTTCTCCTTTATCTCCTCGTTTTAATAAACTTCTCATTTTAATATTTCATTTAATTGTTTAATACATTCTTGTATCTGTGTATACATTACATTTATATTCTTATGTTGAAAAACACATTTATAAATAACCTTATTAGTCATTCTATGCCTCAGTTCACATTGTAAGGTATATCTTGGTATTTTTTTAAGTAAAGGTTGTAGGTGAATAATATCCCATATTTGTTTTCTAGCCAAACCAGTAAATCCGCACTCTGTTTTAACATAAGCTATTAGATTATAATCTAAAGAATCTATTGTTGCAAAATTTTCTACTTCTTTAATATTGTTTGTTATTAAATATAACCTGTAAGCAGTATGATGATCCGACTTTAATATGGTTGGTATACTACTTGATTCTAATTTTTTATTAATATAAGACTTGGGAATCTTCATTTATTATAATATTAAATAATTAATCGTTAGTTTGATTGATATTCTTATCAGACATAGGTTTAATATCGGTTCTATATGGATATAGAGGTCCTCGTTTATCGTCAACTATTTGTTTTGATTTATTAATTGAATTTAATATTCCGGCATCAGGTGTTTTTTTTTCAACCGACATCGTCTGTAATTCTATATCATCATCCATGGAAATTACATCATATTCAAATGAATCCTTCTCTTCTTCTATGTCATTTTCAGGTATAGGATTTTTAAATGAATCCTCTTTTCCAATTATAGATTCTGGTCTAATATAGTCAACTAATGATTTAATAAATCCAAGTGCCACTAATGGCAATATTGCTCCTGATACTGTAGCTAATATTCTTTTTTGTGCAATAGGTTCCCATTCTACTAAATTAAATAATTCTATCCATCCTTTAAAATCGGAAATATGTGAGTATGCATAATACATATTTCCTTGCATTTGAACAAGTGTAATTGTAATAAATAATGACCAAATTAAAGTTTTGTTCATTTTTTCTAGTATAACAAGTGCTGCAAGGGAAGCGGCAGCTCCTAATTCAAATCCTATTGCTAATGTGATAGCTAGCCAATTAGGATTAGATAATTTAAAAAAATCTACAACGTGAATCGTGGAAACAATACTCGTGAGTAAATACAAACCAACAAATGTACATATTATAAATATGTTTGTAATTTTATTCTTTGATGTTTTCATCATTGTTTTTATAAAATATTTTGTTAATTAATAGATCTGGATTATTTAATCTTTCTGCTCTTGCCGCGCAACCACAATCTTCAGCGCCAGTCGCCTTTGCAATTCTTTGAGCTAATTGATCAAGTCTAAGCGCTCTAGCTGCCTTTGCTATATCACTTCCAACTCCGTATATCTGTTTATTTTTTTCAATAGCCATTACTTAATAGATTCTAATTCCTTTATTTCTTTTTCGATTTGATTCTGTCGCTGAACATCTAGCATTTTTCTGTCAGTTGCCTGTATCATTCTTTTTTCAATGTTAAGTCCTTCTATTTTAACATCAAGTTTTGTTGGTAATTTAACAATAAGTTCTGTATTTGATTTGCTTTGTTTTTTAAGAGTATCGATTGAGAATCCAATTCCACATGATTTGAATAGTATTAATACTAGTAAAACGGTAACTACCTTTGTGCCATGCTTTGTAAAAAAATCATTTAATGTGTTCATAGTAAAAATTATTTTAATTAGATATTATTTATCTATTGTTTATTTCGTTAATCCTTTTAGGTGTTAATTCCTTTAAGAATTCAACAAAAAGCTTAATTGCATTTTTTATATCTGTTTTATGACACATTTCTACCGTAGTATGCATATATCTCATTGGTGTTGCAATTATTGCAGTAGGTGTATTTTCCATGAAAAATGACATAGTATCATTTCCCATTGATCCTACTGTTAACTGTAAAGGAATTTTATGTATATCTGCAATTTTCCTTAACATTTTGTTTATTTTTCTATGATTCTGTGCAGTATATTCTAAACATGGTCCACTTCCGGCCCTGTTGTCACCATTAATTGCAGTAGACATTGCAGGCGTATCCGTTGCATGGCATACATCATGAACTATTGCAATATTGGCATTTAATTTCTTTGCAATTAATGCGGCACCATGTGATCCTACCTCTTCCTGTACCGAGTTAACAACGTATAAATCATATGGAAGGTTTATATTATGTTCTACTATTGATCTAAGTGCTTCGGCTATAATATATCCTCCAATCTTATTGTCAAGTGATCTTCCAACATAAAAATCTCCTATTTCTTCTAATTGAGTGTCGAAGGTTATTAGGTTTCCAACCTCTACACCTGCATTTAGGACCTTCTTCTTATTTTTAAGTCCCATATCAACCCATAATTCATGTTGAGAAAAACCAAGCGATGTTGTATGTTCCCTCGTATGAATAGCAGGCCATCCGAAAACTCCTCTAAGTTTGTTGCCATCGTGTGTATGTATCATTACCTTCTTAGAAGGTGCAATCATATTATCAGAACCACCATGTCGTTTAACCCTAATCATTCCACTTGATTCAATCGATGTGATGATCCATGCAATCTCGTCGCAATGAGCTTCAATAACAACCCTTTGGATATTGGAAGCGAGTACATCTCCTGAATGTGTTTTATTCTTTAGAATTCCATATGCCGTTCCATACGCATCAACATTAAGTTCGTCAACTAATGGACGAATATAATCTGTCCATATATTCTGACCTTCTGTTTCTTGGCCTACTGGCGAAAATGCATTAAGGTATTCATGTAAAAATATTTCGCTATTTTTCATTTGCATATTGATTTAATCTTTTAATAAATTCTCTATAATAGTATTTAATATCAGGTTGTGTTAATGTAAATATTTGAGGTTTGTCTTCCATTTCATTTGCAATCCAAACCTCACATCCTGTAGGAACTATTCCTGTACGTTCCCAGAATGCAATTGCGTATCCAGCAACTTGTATAAAATAATCCTGAATCCATTCATCTTTTTTAGGTCTCCTGGAATTCTTATAATCTATGATTAATATTTTACCATCATATAGTTGTGATACATTGTCTAAAGTACCAGCATATCCCTTACCTGACCATATAAATTTTTCTGAAGCTAGTACCTTTTGAATTCTATCAAAAAATAGATCATGGTGCATCCAGAATTTTAGAAACATTTCCCAACCTGCATTTAGCCACACACCTCCATGTTCATTCTCGTTAAATTGATTGATTTCTTTATCGCTACCTGATAAATATATTAGATTTGATAATCTTTCATGTGGTGTGCCTTGTATTAACTTGTATATTTCAATTAATCGATGCATTATAGTTCCTCTGTTCCCGGATAGGTTTGTAATTCTATCAGCTTCTTCGGGGCCTACTCTATCTCTCCAATTATCTAACCCAGTATCATCCTTTGTATTTCCAAGAACAGTAGTCATTGATGGAAAGGTTCCAATTACGATGTCATTAATTGTTACTTGATAGTGTCTCTCTCCATTGACGTCTACTCTTATAATAGTTTCACTATTATTCATAATTTTTCAGTTAAACTAGATTAAAGATATAATTTAACAAAAGTAATCCACCTGACCACATCCCTAATACTAATAAATTTCTAAAAAATGCCTCTGTATTAAAATAATCATTTTCAGGATATAGAACTACTAAAAACTGTTCAGTTCCTTTTATTTTACTTATTTCAGGATATGACAAGTCTGATAATCCATATTTTATAAGAAGATCGTTTACAGGTGCTAATTGTTGAAAAACAATAGATTGCTGCACAAGTTCAGGTTGATTCATAAACTCTTCTTTAATTGACATTACTCCGTAAATTCTTCCAATCCAATCAACACGAAGATTTGCAGCATTTAACTCCTTTTCAATACCCTTTACTGCGTTAAAGTACTTTCTAGATATATAAGCCTCTTTAATAAAGTAAGGCCAAAATAATAACGTATCTTTCATGTTTTTATTGTATTTATATATTATATGGATAATTTATAGTATGTTTCATCATTTATATAAGATTTTCATGATACTGGCTTCAACTTTATTTTGTTCATCGAATGCTTCTTTCTCCCATACCCTACCATAATAATCTGGAAAGTATTCAAAATCATAGAAAATGTTTTTATATCTAACTCCGTTTAATTCTACTATTAATTCTTTTGAAAGATATTGTCTAAGATGAATTAATTCATGTGCTATGATTTCAATAGATTCTCTTCTGTTAGTTTTTTTTACGTGAATAACATACTGTCCATTTTTTGTCTGATAGATTAATCCCTTTAATTCAAATCCATCAATTTGGTCAGATGTTAATGGAAAAACAGCAACTGTTACACTATCTATTTTCATAGAATTTAAACCTGCTAATACGATGGTATCTAAAAAGCTGTTTTTAGTCCTGTTGATTACTACATTTTTCTCGGTAAATGCAACCTTTTTAAAGGTTATTTCAGGTTGTTTGTTTATTAAAAAATATATTAATATAATTAAAATTAATCCAAAAATGATTTGAATCCAGATGTGCATTCTTTTTTTCATGATATCTCTAACCTGCTATTTTTAATTATATATTTAATAAAAAAGAGGGTCACCTACGGCACCCTCTATGATAGTTTTGTAATAAATTACAGGTTTCGAATTGTTTAATGTCTTGTTCTGAAAGACTCGATGACTGTTGCATCACCACCGCGCGAAACTACTTATACCTTAACGTGAATAGGTTTTAAGCAATATATTTTACAGGATATCTTTTGTTTGATATAATTTCAAGTTAGGTTACGTTGCTGAAAATATCCTTTAAAAATAATATTGTTATGCCTTTTTGGATTCAGATACATTAACCCTAACATCCTGTGCAAGTGTCTTAATAGTCTGCATTGCCTTTCTGACACGTGTTCCTGCAGCTCCGTTTCCCTTTGCTTCAAACTTAGCTGCATCTTCTCTGATTGAATCAACTGCTTCTGTAATCTGATTTAATAATTCTTCCATGTTTAATTTATTTTAAGTTACTATTTATATAAATATCCTTTAAAAGGTTTCAACTAAATATTATCTATTTTTAAGATCTATGTAACTTCCATTTAATTCAACGGCAATAATAGGATTACGTCCATCGAGTTTTAGTTTATTAATGTATGCCTCCGGGAAATGTATATTGTCATACACTCTGATTTCATTTGAATAATGTACTTTTATGACATTACTCGTTTTTTTAAGGGATAGGTTATTGTTTCGATTAGTCGAACAAACTTCGTTTTTCTGATTTTCCATTTTTATTTATTTATTTAATGATGTGATTACACTCTCTAACATAATAGATTCTCTTCTGAAAATTCTTTCCTCTGAAATTGCTCTATCTTCTTCCATTGCTACCTGTATTTTTTTAATAATATTGACATGCACATTTGAATGAAGATTTTTTGCAATACAAAAAACTGAATTAGTAACTTGTATTGTGCTACCATTAACCATAATGTCATATTTCAATGGAATATTTGAAATGTAATACTTATCAGTTAATGGAGTCATTTCGATTTTAGTGTCTTTGTTTTTTAAAAGACTGTCTATTATCTCAATAAATTGAGATTCCTGCGGCGTAGGTTTATACATGAAGAACCTATTTTTTATTTTTTCAAACATTTTTTTTTATATTTAAGCTTGTTCTGATTCTATCTAGTAATCTTTGTATGTCATCTTCACTATCAATTGACCAACCTTTAGTCTTTAATACAAAAAATGCACCTTTGTCATAATCTACACCAAGGCTTGATTCACATTCTATTATTAATTTTTCATAATCATCTCTATCAGACACACAATTGGATGGTTGTGTGAATTCAAATGTAGATCTATCTAATTCAGGTTGTTTTTGTTTTTCCATTTTATTTAATTTTAATTAATATATGTAAATATAATTAAAAAACTCTGTATTAAAAAATACAGAGTGTTAAATCTTTGTTAAAAGTTTCTTTCTGTTTCATACAATCCTTTAAATGTTGGAAATCTTAATGAGTAACTTCCTTTTTCATTAAAAGTTTCTTCAAAATATTGTACTGTTATCTGCTTTCCTAAAATTTCATTAGGATTTTGAAAAAAGAATCTTTTCTGTTCGTGATTAAATCCACTACCTACTTGAACTCTATTTCCCTTGTGTTCAATAACTACATTTTTCATCATCATCTCTTCGATTTCTACTCCATCGACGATAACTCTATTAAATGCATTTTCAATATCGATTACAGTGTATTCTACGTCGCTGAATTGTTTAACCTTAAGAACATCATTACTTCTTTTACCGATATAATCTGCATCACGTCTAAGCATTAAACCTTCCCATCCTTGTTCCTTTGCATATCCTATATAATGATTTAACATCTTATCGTCTACTACAATTTTTTGTTCTAATACGCCTATGTTTTTAAATTTTTTTTGAAAGAATAAATTTTCCAATTGCACATTTCTAATTCCAAAAAGAGTGTTTCCCTTTTTGTTAATAAAATCATCAGTTGGTATGATATCAAACATATAAAAGAAAGGATTTCTAATCGAATGATCTTTCTTTTTAATTTCTTTAATAATTCCTTGAAAATTTTCATTTCCATTTTCATCCATCATGCAAATTTCACCATCAATAACTACATTCTTTAATCCTAACGAAATTATCTGAGAATCTAAGTTCCTAAGAGTTGTGAATTCATTACCTGCCCTAGAAAAGTATTTAGGTTCTCCATTATCATCGATAATACAGATACATCTGCAACCATCGAGCTTGCGACTTAGGTACCATACGTCATTGTTTAGATCTATTTTCTTTGCCATTTTTTCATCGTATGAATTTGCCAAAGCAACATCAAATGTAGGTATTAACCCTGGCATTACCTTGTTAATCATGGATGTAGTTGAACGCGTCTTTAGGTTTCTATCAATAATACTAAATATTAAATCCTCGTATCTCTTATTTGCCTGTACGAATCCATTAACACTAGAGATCGCAGTATGACCTGTTATCCATCTGTTATTTAAATCGTCTAGTAAAACGAAAAGATTAGTATATCCGTATTTAACTAATTGTGAATTTTTTTTACAATTTTCTGAAGTAACACCATACTGTTTAAATGTATCATATGTATATTGCAAGGCTTTTTTTACTGTGATATTTTCAGTATATGACTTAAGTACATTTAATTTATCAGTGTTTGAGTTTGTTTTATTAGACTCATTAACAAAATTTTGAATTGATTGAAGATCGGTGAAGTTGTTCATATTGTTTTGATTAATTATTATATGTAAATCTAATCAAAAAACTCCATATTAAAAAATATGGAGTGTTAATTTTTTGTTAAAGTTTTACCTTAAATGTCAGTATTGCCTAATACATATCCGGAGTGATCTAAGAATATGTTATAATCTACTGTTATTTCATCGTCAATTAATATACCATTTGAATATAACATAAATTCTCCATTAACCAGGATTGCGGTTGAATTAGGTGTACGACTATCATTACAGTATCTACCTAAATCAGCAGTCTCGTACCATGGAACTTCCATTCCATCCTGAAACATACATCTACCATCAGGTGTCCATATTGTAGTTGTCCATATACCTATTATTTCGTCTAAAAGAATATCTGCAGTTGCGAATATTCCCATGCCTTCGATATCTGATTGTCTTATTGTATATTTCATAGTTTTAAATTTATTATCATTCAACGGCATCTTTAACATTATGTGTTAAAATGTTATTCGCATAATACGTATGTGGATTGACAAGTGCCATCTTATACACTGTTCTTTTTTCAATATTATAATCAATTGAAGATACCTTTATCATGTTTCCTTCTATATCATATAACATATCGTTTAATTGTATGTCTATTAATGGTATAAATTTCCAGATACCATTTCTTTGTATTAATTGAGAGTGACTATGTGTTGCCTCGAGCAGTCCATTATTTATTATAATAGTATTGTAGACTTCAACAGGTACTATTGATGCAATACTAGAATTTTGACTTGTTGTTTTTATATAATTGCTATTCCATTTATATAATTCATTAACATCATTAGTATCGGCGAGTGTTTCAATTCTTGCGGATAATAATATTTGATTTAAGTATAGTAATTCTATAGGTGATGTACTTCCACCTGGTAGAGTTATCATTGTTCCTTTTACAAATCAAAAGACTAAAGTACTCATATATACTATATTTGAATCAAGCCCATCTTCTCCTGTGGAATCAACTGCCCTAACCATTACCGCATATTCTGTGTCAGGGCTAAGACCAAATACTGTATTAGGTGGATTAGTATAATTAGATGTTAATATACCATTAAAAAATGCCCTATAAGAGGATGCTCCTGATACTAAACTATGTGTAAATTTAATTGAACTACCTGAAGTATCTGTTTGTTGTAGTTGTTGAGGAGCAGGCAACATTGCAGCCGCCGCTCGATGATCATATCCTCTCCACTCACTATATGATGCTGGATTACTACTAGAAGGCCTATTAGTACTATTTTGATTTATAGCGCCATACGACCCGTTTTCTGCCGCATCTATTGAAAGTGTACTAGAATTAGCTCTAGCTAATTCACTATTAATTGTACTTGCGGAAACAGGTCCACTTGCTGAAATTGCCATAATCTAATAAAATCTTTATTTTATATATCAATATTACTTTATTTAAAGATTGGATATATTACTTATAATAAAATATTAAGTATTGGTCTTTCTTTTTAATAAAATCGACAATACTAAATATAGTAAAGGACCACCTGGTGTAAATATAAATAAAAGTCTCCATCCATTTACATATGTATCAGTCCATTCACCGATACCAGTACATACTCCTCCAAAATATGATTTTCCTCTAATTCTTTTTAATTTCTTCATGTTGTTTTGATTAATTATTATATGTAATCTAATCAAAAAACTCCATATTAAAAATATGGAGTTTTAAATCTTTGTTAAACTATGTAGTTAATCCCACCATCCACTGATATTTTCGTTCATTATACTAAATAGCATGTTTTGTGCTCTTTGTTGATTGATGTGCGACATATTCATTGCAATAATTTGCTGATCTTCTTCTCTATCCTCTCTGTTGAATACACCTTCACCGTTTAAAACTCTCTTATAAATGAGAGGATATTTATTAAAATAGTCGCTAAAGTTTTCTTCTAAAGTTCTAGATTCCCATGTTGATGAATCGCTACCTTCAATTGGTTTAAACCAATTTTTCGTTTTATGGTAATTAGAGTACTCAGATGCATAAAAATCATCTTGAATCAATTGAATCAATTTACTGCAAACCATCATTCTTCTTGAATCCCGCTGAGCCATAGTGTGAATGTCTCTCTTTCCTATATAATTAGACTGTGCATTTAATTTGTGTTTTAAAACCTCAAAAATATAATGAGAATCATAGTTTCTGTCATTCCATATTACAGGAAACCAGTAAATGAGATTTTTAACTCCATTTTTTAAATGAAGATGCATATATTTACCTTCGTGGTTCCACCATGAAGATATCGAGTCGACTTTGTGTGTAATCCAATTTCTTGCAGCTCGTTCATCTTTCCATTCATCGAATATGTCTTTATCTGGTTCCATTGTCTTTATTTGATTTATATTATGATTATACTATATCGGAAAACAATTCATTATACATTTCATGTAATGCTATTTTTTTACTTTCAGCGTCTGTGTACTGTTGAACTAATTTATCAATTTCCTCAGTATGTTGAGGATGTTCACCAATCGCAACTGGTGTTTTTAAATAAATTTCTAATCGAGCTAATGCATCATGCATATCTGCCGTGTATTTAGAATTTAATGCTGTAATTAATCTATTTTTCATATTTATATTTATTAATGTTATGTATAATTATATTATATTAACAGGCAGATTGATATTGGAATATTACCATAATTCCACATCTGTCAAATCAATAGAAGTTCCTGTTAAATGACTTTTAACTATAAGAGATTCTCCAATTCCGTCTGGTGTAAATGTAAAATCATATAACCCATACTTGCCGAACAAATCTTTTATTTTTTCTTGCCACTCCTTAAGCGCCCTTTCCTGTTCAGGTATAAGATTGAATTGAATTGCCATATTAATATTGTGTTCTAAGTAATTTTACAACATCCATCGCATCTTCAACTGCATTATGTGTAACAACACCATCAATTCCTGCCCTTTGTTTGCATTCATAAAGATTTGGAACATGTTCATCATTTTGCCAGTCAACAAAAAGAATTGCAGGATCTAATACTCTACTTCTAATAGAAAATATCTGTTTCCATCTTGGAAGTAATTCTAAAAACTTTTTATCAAATCCTGCAAAGTTTTTACCAGCACATGTTAAATAAGTTTTAGGTAATGTTGATGTTATTGCAGGATATGGTATGCCATCTACACTCACAGTATGATTTCCAATAGGACTATCGGGTTTTTTATAATCGGGATCTATTCCATTTCTAAAGCAAAACTGAAATAATTTTTCTACGATTTCTTTTTCGCTATAAAATTTACAGCCATACGAAGTCTCACATTCGATTTTAAGCTCTTGTGTTTTAGCCTCTCTGTAATTATGAATGGCCCCTATTAGCTCTTTATTTAAGTTAATAGCAAATACACTTCCTGTTATATTTTCATGTGAGATGACTCCGTGAAACCTAGGAAGATCACTAAGCGGTAACTTATTGTTAGTGTCTTCAATTACAGCACCGATGCTTAGTATTTGGCAATTTACAGGATCTAACCCTGTTGTTTCGATATCAATACTTATATACTTCATAATATTTAGTTTTTAATTATATTCTAAATCTTTAAAAAGTTTACAAATTCGGTAGCATTTTTAGCCTCCATAAAAAACTTAATAGAAGCATCTAATGTTGACTTTCTTCCATTACGTGATGTTAAATACAAAAATGAACTCTCATTTAAATTATCGTTAACTCCCCACATTAAATAATAGTTGGGATTAGCAATCCCTTTACCGGTAGTATATGCTTCGCGATATGATACAATGTTCATTGATTTCCAGCTATCGGATATGTATTTTCTTCGCATTGAACTTACCAGTGATAATACACATCGTGAACTATCATCTTTTTCTTTTTTTCTTTCAAAGCTCATCAAAACTTTTATTTTTCCTAAAGTTTCATGTTGTATTTCTTTTTCCATTTAGATTATATTTAAATGTTATTAATTATTTAGTACCTTTGAATCTACTTTAATAAATTCATATTTTCCTTTAATGTAAGTATTCAATGATATTCCCTGTGATTCAGCTGTTGAAAAAAAGAAGTAATCAGAATACTCAACATTTGCATATTCATATGTCGCATGTTTAAATATGATACTTAATTTTTTGTTGTCGAAATTATATTCAGATGATTCTATTGTTGAAGAATCATATTGATTAGATTGTGTCTTGATCATTTTTTTGTTTTTTATGTTTTTCAGTAAGTACTTTTATTAAATCTCGATATGCATCAACTGCATCATTTGCGTTTACTTCCTTTGCTCTTATTAGTTCATTAGTTTTTGCATTCTTAATCATGATAGTATCGATATCTAACACTATTAAAAATTCTCCGATAACTGTTTTCATATTCGATCGTTTTAATTTGTTATAGTAAATATAACTTTTTTATTTAATAATTAAAAACATTTTATGTTAATTTTTTGTTAAAGTTTATTTAGAGGATATTTGTTATCAGTTGATTTGTTATACTCAGGGTGCCATTGAACTGCCCATATTCTTTTTTCATCATCTTCAATACCTTCTACTATTTTATCACTATCTAGTGAATAGTGTGTTGCATTAAAATTAGATGCAATTGTTTCACAATATTGATGATGCCTAGAATTTACTTCTGTCAAGTTTCCGTTGATATCTATTACATTATGAAATCCTGAAATTCGTTGGCTATGATCTTCATCGTCTTTAAATATATCTATAGTGTGTATTTCCGAAATATTTTTAGGCAAGTTTGAAACCTTTCCTCCGAAATAAAAATTTAGGATTTGCATTCCTTTACATATTCCAATGATAGGCTGATTATTTTTAAGAGCAGATTCTATCCATTTTATTTCTAAATTATCTCTTTTTGTATTTACACCGATATCAGCTCCTCCACATAATAGTAAAGGAGCATCAATATTGGTGATACTATCATCTAATATAATAGAGGTAAATCCATTAATATTTAGCCAATTTATATATGTCTCTTTTTCTAATTTTCCCTTAGGTGGTGCTACTAATACTTTCATTTATATTTAACTTAAAAGGTTTAATATTTTTTGCTTGATGCCAGTTTGTTTAATACCTTCGCTCATCTTTGGTGTCCATACAAAATTATCTAAACCCCAAACTCTCGATTGATCTCCATTATGTTTATTAGTAACTTCCCTTTGCATTACCAGATCATCTACTGCAACCCAATGTGTTATTGATGGATTGTCCTTTACATATTGCATAATCTCTAAACATCTTTGTTGCTCATATTGATCACAATAACTCCATTCAAACCCATCATGTTTATCGCATCCTATAAAAATAGGAGTAATTGCAATTGGTCTTTTAGAGATTCCCTGTGATATGTAATAATCACCTAGTTCATTTAATGATGCATGTTTCTTCCAATCAGAAGAAACAACAATTTCTGCTCCTGTCTCTTCTAAAATTTGATTTAAAACATTAACAGCCTTTTTATCAAAGTTATCAAAACGATGAAATACATCACAATCTTTATATGACAAAGATTCCGGATGTTTCTTAATCCATTCATTCCATTTTCGAGTTCTCCCGCCCCAATTATTATCAAGGCAAATTACGCCATCATTGTCTAAGAATATTATTTTCATTTTTATGTAATTTTATATGCCCAATGTAAAAGCCCTTGGCGTGTTTTTAATCCAATACTTTCATCTGTTATTAATTTATTCTTTCGAATGCACATTGACTTTAACATTCCAGAATGACGTGGAATAAAAGATTTCCATCTACCTATTTGTCGGTTGTCATCAACTGACCTTCTACCATAATAAAAATTAATATACCAATTAAACCATCCGTACGGATCTTGGTCCTTTATCCAACCTGAATTTATCCATCCTTCATAATTCATTCCACATTGAACCTTGTATTTATTGATACTCTTATCATATGTCTTTTTAATTAATTTCTCCGGATCAATTGATTTGGTTTCTAGTAAAAAGCTAGAGTGAACGTGTTCTGTCCAATATCGATCTACTTCTACGTTTCCAAAATAATTGCCTCCAAATATTCCTTCATTAATCATTTCAATTGGAGAATAGTTTGGAGTAAAATCATTTCTATCTTTAAATTGATATATTGATAGCTCTTTATTATATTCTGGAATGTTTTTCATGATTAAGCCAGTTTTTATATTGTTTTAATTTGTATATGTAAATATAATCAATATGTTGACCTATTAAAAATTTAAAGTGTTAAATTTGTGTTAAAGTTAATGAATACGTTTATTTAAAATTCTTATTGCTTTATTAGCACATTCATTAGTTAGTCCATATCCAATATCGATACAATCGGGGTGATTAATGTTATTAGAGCAACATACGAAATTTCCTAATTGGCTTTTTAACATATCCTGGTCATCATCTAAAATAACATAATTTTCTATTTCTGGATGTAAATTAAGAACTACTTGAATTTCATCACCTCTTTGTAAACTTTCATGAGATTCTTCGTCTTTAACTCTTCTCCATAAATCTGGAGTAATTCCTATAATTTCACCAGGATAACCTCGGTGTTCCCACATCATACGTAACATTGCCAAACCCATATGCCTCCAAGAAGAACTTATAATTAATTTAGCGCTAGTTACTTCTATGATTCTACCTAGGTTTTCTACTAAATTCTGATGGAAAATACCGCCATATTGATCATGATCCTGTGGAATTACATTAAGTACACCGTCAAAATCCAGGAATATTACTTTCATTATTTTAATTCGTTTTTAATATAATCTAGTGCGGTCTCATATGCCAAAGATTTAAAAATATTATCTTTGTTTTCTTTAATCACGCCTTCTATTAATTCAATAGATTCATCTAATCCAACATGTTGTGCTAATAATAAACAAGCCGATGGAACAGATACTGGTGGTTTAATAGTTTTATCTTCAAGTATTTTTTTAATGGCATCTCTAAATTGCTCATTATATGAAGGCTTTAAATTGTCAAGCGCCTCTTCTAGCATCTCAGAAAAACATGTTGCACTATTATAGAATTGTCCTGTGAATGAAATTGAACCATCACTATTCCTACCAAGTTTCATAAAACAATCGTCATCACTTGATTCTTCATGATTTATAACTCTATAAAGTGTTTCGCCATGAATAAAATATTCCTCATCTACTCTTTTGTTTTGATGTTCATATTCATTAAAGTTTTCTCTGAAGTCTTCTTGCCAATCCTCTCCTAATTCGATATTATGCCTTTTAGCAATTTTTTTACAAGTTTCTTCTAATGAAGACTCCATTTTTACTGGGTATAATTTACCTAGGTGGGATTCTGTTTGACTCATCTTATTTGTTGTTTTACTAGATTTAATGCATTTCCTAAAAGATTAAGACTAACCAATATGGAGGGTCTCCGAAGAGAAGTGCCTTTGATACATCGCTCAATTAGTATGCTACCCATTCATATATTCTATAAGTTCTATTGTTCATCTTTAGACTCTTCTACTTCTACTCCTACTAATTGTAATTCATAACGAGAGCCTAGGATAGGATCATATACCAGAACTAATTGCTCAACCTTTAAAATTTCTGTTTTTTTCATAATTTTTATTTTATAATTCCTTTTTCAAAATTGTTTTTCTCTCCTTTTTTTCTAACTGGTTCCCATAAATTAAATCCAAATGTATATATCGAAGGAACTATTATTTCCACAAATACAATACCTGAACATACCGCTGGAAGTGAAATCTCATATTCAATTGAATCATTTTTTGTGGTTGACTCGTTGATTAAACCATACGGCCTATATGTTACTCCATCTATTGTCTTATTATCGGCACATGATGTTAATGATAATACTACTACTAATACTGCTAATTTTTTAAACATATTATGTTGTTTTTAGTTATATGTAAATATAAACAAACCTTTTGATATATAATAACTTTATTTGTTAAAGTTATTAACAATTATTATAGCAGCCACATGGGTTCCCATCTGAGTTTCTTCAATTGCCCATTCAAACGCATCACTTTTCATAAGTTGGTCGCATATATCACGTGCAATTGCTACTTTAATTGCATCTAATGCAAACTTTGAATCCATTTTACCATATGTTTGCTCATATTGACTTAAAACCCTTTCAGACCTTATTATGGTAGAACCTTTAGATCCAATATGATATATATATATATGGTATTGGATTTGTTTAAACCAAATCAACCCAAGGAAAAATAAGATTTGCAACTGATTTAAGACTTAGTTTTAAATCAAAATTTAATTTTTTGTCTAATAGTTCTTTAATTTTCATCTTTATTTTTTATAAGTTGGAGTTAAAAATAGTGCAAGTAACGGAATTGACGAACTTGAGTGATAGCATGTAAATCCAATCAGTGTGAAAAATGCAATGTAAATGAGTGAGATTGAAAAATGTTTCATGATTAATTACTTCTATACATTAATTCTCTATTTTTATAAATACTTAATACTGAACCCTGCCCATGTGATATTGCAAACTGCCATCCAAAATATTCATAGACCATTGATGGAAAGCCTTCAGTTAACTTGTCAATTGCGTCTATTTCCTGACCTTCATTACTTGCAAGTTCCCATAAAAGATCTGTAACGTGAAGTGCACGCTCTGAATATGTTTTATAATGACGAGAGTCATATACTTTCTGTCTTTCAAGTACAAATTGCATTAGGGTACTAAATGAAGTCTCATCTGTAAAATGATTCTTAATTCTTTGTGCTCTTGCTCGTTCAATTGCATTTCTTATTTCAATCTTATTAAAATAAGTTTTCATTGATAATTCTCCCTCTGGACTTTCTAAATGATCCTTTAATCTGTGTGCTAATGATTTTATTTCTAACATTTTCTAATTTTTTATTTTTTAATTTCTTGAATTGCAGATTCATTGTCATCTTGAATTCCCATAACCTCGATTTCTATACGAGCTGCAATAATATCTAAATCGTCAGGGCTTACTTCTAGATAATTTATTCCTTCAGCGTAGTCGAAGAAAATACTTTTTATTTTTTCGATATTTGATCTTGTATCTGTCATAATATGATTGTTTTAATTTGTATATGTAAATATAATCAATATATAGACCTATTAAAAATATAAAGTGTTAAATCTTTGTTAATTTTTTATTATAATAGAATACATGTTCGATATCGTTTTGCCTATAAAACACCTCGCTGAATAGAATGATGAACTCTTTACTAAATCCGTTAATTTGATATGTACCAAATTCCTTTCCGAGGTCCATATTCTATCAGATACTGTATTTCTTACTGAAGTCATGGTTTGATTTCCTATGGAAATCGATATTGAATGACATACTTCGTTACATACTGTATCATATACTGGATCGCATACTGGATCGCATACTGGATCGCATATTGCATCCACGATTGACTCCCTTGCTGAATTATTTATAGGTTTACCTAGTTTCATGTTTTTATATCTATTTGGGTTATTACCGACGTCATTACTGAATCCCACACTGGAACCCTTATTGAATTCCCTACTGAATCCCTGACTGAATTCTTTGATAAATCCCATACTGAATCCCTAACCGACGTCCATACTGAATCCCTGACTGAATCCTCTATTAACATCCTTACACATTTACCTAGTTTCATATTACTCTGTCTATTGAATTCTTTACCGAATCATTTACCGAATCATTTACTGTATCTTTTATTGGTTTATCCCTAGTCTCATACCTTCTATTTATTAATTTCTTTCCATTTTTATAATGAATTAGGATAATATAATAATGTTGGATTCTTTTTTTGTATATCTATATTAGGATATTTTTCTTTAAATTTTAAAAGATCAAAACGAGATGTGATTAAATGATAGCCACTTTTTGTTGGTATAATCTTTTCGATCTTTGGACCTACTAAATATCCTATAGGTATACCTATATCGTCGTATTCTATTACAGTATAGGGGCGGCAATGATATTCAATATGTGCTATCATTAATGGAGAAACTTCGTCAGCGTCATCAATATCAATAATCCATCTCTTTTCATGGGTCTTTAATTTTCCAACTACTGATTCAAATAACCCTTTTTGATTTTGATTGCCATCTTGTATTTTTTGTGCAAGTGTAACCATCATACTTAATGAAACATCCTTATGATTTTGTTTTTGAACATGTATATACGCTCTGGCCTTAAACAACTCACATAGTTGAATAACTTCTGGATATCTTGATTCTAAGTGTTCGATACTTTCAATACAGTATGTCTTTATTGTCCTTACTGATTGATGTGAACTTCTTTCTTCGACCGGTTGATCTTTCTTTCTCTTTAAGACATATAACATGTAAAAATCTCCTTTGTTTTCAAAATTAAGAAGTGTTTTGATTATTTCTAAATTATTTATCATGATATGACTGTTTTGATTTATTAAATTAATTTAAACTTAGTTAATTTGTCTCGATTTGTCTCTTTGTTGATTCCTATTAAATATGTATTCTCTGTTATCTAATATTATTTCTTGCATAATCTTTATTGTTTAACATATGATATTAATTGACCATTAACTCTATCAGTTTTTAAACACATAACGGGAATTAAATTCTGATTTTCATCTTCCTCATTTCCAAGTGTCAAATCAGTCTCTAACTCAATGTATTCTTTGTTAAGGGATTGAATGAATTTAGATATTAAAATCTCTTTACCTTCATCTGTTACATAAGTTAATTCAGCTCCTTGTGCAAATTGTGCAACTTTTCTCAAATCCTCTTCTGAATAAACACCATTTTGCTGTGATGCTTTATAACCTTCTTTAAAAGCTTCAACTTGCTCAATAGAATAAATACTTGACCCATATTCTCTACGAGCTAATTTTTCAACCTCATCCTCAACAACAATCACCGGGATGTCTTTGTCTATTGAGAAGTTTATTGTTGCTATGATTTTACTCCATTGGTCATTTCGCACATAACCTCCAGTATGTTTATCTATTAACGAAAATAGAGTTGATGAGGTATCGAACATTACATAAAACCCTTGATTACTTCTATCTGCGGTTTCATCTATAACCACTTTACCCTGTGATGTTGTTATTACTTTGTGTTTCATAATAATTTTGTTTTTTAATGATAATAACTAATAGAACCACAAAATTTACAAATTTCATGTGTTAAGTTTTTTGGGATATACCCACTATAATAAGGACAATTAGTTATACTGTAAGTGTATGCACTATAACCTTTAAACTCTTCTGGCGGTACAAGATTTTTTAGTTTTTCTTCTTCTAATTTAGTCATATCAATTTGGTTAAAACTTGGTTTATTGCTGCTTTTTTGTCAATTGAGAAATTAATAGTACACATGATTTTTTTACAGTCTTTTAACCAACTTTCTGAAAAATCTACCCATCCACAATTAACTAAAATATCTCCATTTTCAGTGTTAACTAACGATTTTATTTTTAGTATTGCGTTTTCTTTATTTGTACACAAATATCCCATTTTTATTTCAGCGAATTCATCTACTACAACCTTTTTACCTTGATCTGTTACTATTACTTTATGTTTCATGCTGATTTATTTTGTATATGTGTATAATATCTTTATTTTCCATTTTTAAATGAATTCTATGGCGTTAGTTTCTTTGTCCCAATCAAATGTTATTGGCTTATTCGCATATTGATATTCTTCGTTCAATAAGGAGGCGTTAAAAAAGTGAGTTCCATTGAGGAATCGATATCCTGCACTTCCATGAATATGTCCAAACACATGAATCTTTGGCACGATTAAATCAACCCGTTCCCTTAATATCGTACAACCTAACATAGGTTCATTATATGGATATCCACTAGTATCCAATATCCCTGATGGAGGACAATGCGTAACTAATATATCGGTGTCGTGTGGAATAGCTTCCCATTTTGACATTAAACCAGGTCCATTCTTAGGCAGATTAAATGCCCAATTATAAAATTCAGGCTGCCATGGACTGCCATATATTTTAATATTATCTCCAGTTAAATCTCCATTAGGTCCATCATTATATATTGTTAATTGATCGTCTTGTAAATAATCAATCGCTTTATACTCTTCATATATCCCTTTAGCACCATCTGGATTGTTTTCGAAGAATCTATCATGATTTCCCGCTATAAATATCTTTGAATCATATTGACTTAGTGAATTATACCAATAACAAAAGTCTTTAACTTCATTTGAATTATAGCCTGAATTCATTAAATCACCAGCGTGAATTAAGATATCTCCACCTGGCAGATCCAATAGATTAATTAAACCATGCCTAGTGTGAGTATCTGATATTAATGTTATTCTCTGTTTCATCTTTTTAAGTTTCTTTTTATAAATCTAGACTCATTCTTATTTAGGACTATAATATATCTAACATCATTCCTGTATTTGTATACCTGATACCTTACACCTTCTACTTGATGCCATTCTTTAGTGTAACTGGAATCGTTTATTCGGTCTTCAACACTACCACATGATATTAAAGTAAATGCTGACATTATTAATAATTTCTTCATAGATTGATTTATATCTTACCCAAAGGCTTAAATACTTTAATTATATTGACAGTTGACTGGAATGTTTCAGCAATCTGATAAAATACTATGTAATTACTCACAGAGTCTCTTGTAGTTTCCTAAAAGACCTATGATATTGTCAGCACCTACTGGATTCGCAGAATGAGAATAAAATATTGGTAGTTTTTGATTATTATCTATACAATAATCAACTAACCATTTTGCACAATCCATTCCAGTTTTTTCAGTATAATTTTGAGCATCTTGATAATCTTTACTTATTTGATAATCATGCCAGTATTCTTCTGGAGTATAATGTTCATCGGCTAAATCATGGTCGAATGATATTAAATAAGGAAGACCAAATTTAGTTATCCATTGTGTAAATTGTTCATAATTTAAAACCCACTCAATAACTCCCTCTTCCTTTGGTACTCTACCTTCTATATTTAAGTAAGGATTTCTTAAATCATCTAACCATAATATTTTTAAATTATTCATATCGTATGTTTTTGATTAATTATTATATGTAAATATAAACAAAAAAACCCTGATTAAAAAATCAGGGTTGTTAAATCTTTGTTAAAGTTTAAACTGAGAAAAACATGTATTTTTTCCATTCTTCTGGAATATATTCAATGGATTTTAATAGCATTAGATAATGAGGTCGTTTTGGCACTGGTATGTCTTTTCCAAATTCTTCTAAGCTTAAATCTGCCTTTTCTCCATTGCATCTTTTACATGCGGTTACTAAATTATCCCATGAATTTCCACCTCCTTTAGACTGAGGAACAACATGATCTATGGTTAGTGTTTTAATATTGTCATCTCCACAATATACACACATATTTCCATCCCTCTTAAATACATTCTCCCTTGTTAACGGAACCTTATTGTGTCGGGTGTTTACGTACTTCTGAACTCTAATAACTGATGGCTTTTTTATAATCGTATCTGGATTGCATAATTTAAAATTACAATCATGTTCTTCAACGATTGCTGCGTTTCCCTTAATAACAACGACATATGCTCGTAGACTAGTGATAATACTTCTTGGCATGTAACTAGAGTCAAGCACTAGTGTTTTGGTGTACTTTTTCATTGATATTGTATGATTATACATATTAGATTTAAGTGTCTTAAAATCATCTAATATATGATTGATTATTATATGTAAATCTAAACAAAAAACTCCGCATTAAAAAATACGGAGTGTTAAATCTTTGTTAAAGTTGCACGACCCCTAGGAATCGAACCTAGCCGTAGTAGTTTTGGAGACCATACCGGCACCTTGCCTGTGAGAAGTATTTAAAGAAAATGTCTAAGTTAAATTCTACTATATAATGGTTGTCTAAATGTTACTCTGTTTCTTTAATATTAGAACCTCTAACGGGAGTCGAACCCATGTTTGATCTTTAGAAGAGATCCGTTTTTCCAATTAAACTATAGAGGCAAATTCCTGAATTTCGTTTCAGGTGACGTAGATAAATAACCTCTCTGGAAGTTAATACCTAACAGCAACTACGCTGCTAAGGCAAATTTGTCGTTTGCATTGATATCAATCTCGTCTTATATCCTATATTGCAATCAAAACCAGTCATCCCCTTATATTACTTCTAATTTAGTGGAGATGTCGAGAGTCGAACTCGAGTCTTGCAAAACGTCCATAAACTTCAACAATTAATATTTGAAATCCCAATAGGACTCGAACCTATATCCTCTGCGTTCGTAGCACAGCGCTCTTTTCCGATTAAGCTATAGGATTATATAGTTCCCCTTACGAGAGTTGCACTCGCACACCATAAAGGCACCAGATTTTAAGTCTGACATGTCTACTGTTCCATCAAAAGGGAGTTTAAAATAGTTTCGGGTCTTTCAGGCATTCTGTGATATTACTAACTCATCTGAATCTCCTAACGCCTTTTCAACAATCAGCGAGAATAAAGTAATATAAATACAGCTTCACTACTATTTTTATTTTTAATAACTAATCCCGTAGATTAGCAGCTCAACTTAAGGTATTGAGTTTGTTTGAAATAAATTCATTACCAAGTCATTCTCCATTTTGGAGATGTCGGGTGTTAGGACGGTACTGCCCCGTCTTCTCAAGATTCACAGTCTTGCGCTTCACTAAAAAGCTTCAAACACCATATGGAGATTAGTAACTAATCTTCGTTGCGATTACAGGTTACGCTCCTGTCTGAAAATACTTATGAGATATTCTCGATCCTAGATCAAATCGCAATTTAAGTATCGTATTAAGTTTGTCTATCAAGATTCGAACTTGATCAACCTAAGACAACGTTACTATAATAAAATGGCCATTCTACATAATATATTGGTGCACCAATTCTCTAACGCTTTACAGGTACTTAGTAGAGAGAAGAGGTTACGATCCCCATCCGAATTCGGACCAACTGTTTAGCAAACAGTGCTAGAACCATTCTAGTTTACTCTCTATTATTATTCACATGGGAATATTTGAACTTCCATTTCATCGCGATAGGGATGCGTGCTAACCCCTATACTACATGCGAATATTGTTCACCTGGGAAGAATTGAACTTCCATTTCATCCTTATCAGAGATGTGTGCTAACCATTCTACTACAGGTGAATTTTTTGTGCCCAAAGATGGAATCGAACCAACCCTGCTAACCACATGTTTAATCACTTTCCATGCTTTATCTAGAATATCGGGCAGTAATATTAAACCATCGTTAGCCCACTCGCCACTAAGGATATACCTTAGTACCTATTCGGGCAATTGATCGCTAAATGTGGTTGACTCCCACTGAATGTTTTATTGCGGACGTCATTTCTTGGCGTCAGGTCACTTTTTATTTATTTTTAGCAATTTTGTTGCAATTGGAGGAATCGAACCTCCACCAGGTATATACTACCAACACGGCTCATGAGACCGATGGCGACCACCATTGCAATTTAGCGGACCGGGAGAATTTCGAAATCTCGACCCGATGCCTAACAAACATCCGCTCTGCCCCTGAGCTACCGATCCATTATCCGTCTTTCCGGATTGTCGTTTGACGTTCAGCATTACCTTTAACGCTGTGCGGATTACAGGTTACGATCCTGTCTCTCATGGGCTTCAACCATGCGCTTTCACCAGATTAGCTTAATCCGCAATTACATAATATCAGAGCCTAACGGGGGTTTAAATTCCAATACGTTGACATTATGTTTTAATCAACTTTAACATGTTAAAGTTTAGTGGGACCGGGTGGACTCGAACCACTCCCTTTCGGACGAGATTTACAGTCTCGCTGCCGTATCCAAACGACTTTCTGTTCCCAGTTTTTAAGAAAACTTAAATTTGATTACCAAAGGGATTCGAAACCTACTCTCCACTTATGTGGTGTATTCCCAGAATACCATTAGCAAAACTATTAGTAGTTATTTCCTGCAAGATTTAACTTTCATAGTATGTTTATAAACAAAATAAGGATTGCAGTCATTTGTTTGTTTATTCCCATTTTTGTACCTCGTAGTGGAATCGAACCACTGCCAATTGCATGTAAAACAATTACGCTTCCATTACGCCAACGAGGCAAATCTAATTCTATGCTAGCAATATGTAGCTCTATGTATTAGTAACAGTCTCATCCGTGTACCCCTGGTAGGTAATGCTCCTACTTCCCCTAGTTAAAAGCTAGGTGCTTCACTTTAAAGCATCAAGGGCGTGTAATTATAAGTACTCTAAGTTCTTCTCTCTCCTTTAAATATAACTTAGAATGTTTTGGGAGATACTTATAATTAAGATTTTATTTGAAGAAGGTGTGGGATTCGAACCCACAACAGTATAACCTGTTACTTGTTTTCAAAACAAGCTCCTCATCCACCCGGATAAATTCCATTTAGTATTATCAATATGTCAATTAACGTTTGTTTTTAATTATAAGTAAATATAATCAAAATCTTTTAATCTTGAAAACTTTAAGTGTTAATTTTTTGTTAAAGTTTTAGTGGTCCCGGCAGGATTCGGACCTGCGACCTTTTCGTTATGAGCGAACTGCGCTACCGCTGCGCCACGAGACCATTTCTTTTTTAGAGTTTTTCTGAGGAGAACTCAATGAAAAGAGAATCATATAAACTGCATCGTTGCGACGCTGTAGAGTCGAACTACATTTAATGTAGCTTATGAGACTACCTCCGATACCGACCGGTCCGCCCGCCATATTTGCTGATTTGAAGGGATTCGAACCCTACTCCTGTTTTCCAATAAATGACCCGTGCTCCAATACACTATAATCAATCTAGAACCTTGCAAAGTTCTTAGGTTTAAGTTAATTACTCTTAAACTTTATCTTAAACTATTTTTCAATAATAGAAAATATTTAGCGGTCCATAACGGTAACGATCCGTTTTCATCTGGGCGACAACCAGGTATACTGCCTTTGTACTAATGGACCAAATATAAACAGTAGTTGGCTAGAGGGTTTTGCGGACCTTAACAACATATATATCCACAATTGCTGTTTATGACCAATTGCTTAACTAGTGTGGAGCTGACGGGCCTCGAACCCGCATACTTTTCGTTGCAAACGAAGTGCTAATCCATTTTAGCTACAACCCCTTATTTAATCTTATTTTTAGTAGCCCGACGGAGTAACGCTCTCCGGTTTTTGAATTGAAAGTACAATGTCCTGCTTTTAGACGACCGGGCCAATTAATTTAAATTATGTAATATGGTTTTTTGAATCCATATCTTAATCTCGTATTACGCTTTAATCTCTTAAGCTAATTACTAATTTAAATTAGAGCTCTCTTTCAGGATCGAACTGAATCTATTCCGGGTTACAAAGCCAGCGCACCACCATTTATGCGTAGAGAGCAAATTATTAGTCTTTCCTAATAGTCATTATAGTACTCTTACTCGGAGTCGAACCGAGATGCCATTACAGCGTTGGTTTCTAAGACCAGTGCGTCTACCTGTTCCGCCATAAGAGCAAATATCCTAGCATCACCTAGGAAAACTGTCCGGTTTATCCAATTCGAAAGAACCCCAAACGAATATATGGGTTAAGGATCAATGCATGTAGCCGGCAATCATTGCGGTATTGTAATCTTTAAAGATTTAGTCGAGAGAGTGGGATTCGAACCCACGTGATCTGCAGTCCAAGTGCAGCTAGATAAACCTGACTCCTATACCTCTCGTTTAGTATTATCAATATGTCAATTAACGTTTGTTTTTAATTATAAGTAAATATAATCAAAATCTTTTAATCTTGAAAACTTTAAGTGTTAAAGTTTTGTTAAAGTTATCTTATTAGGATTCGAACCTAAACTGAATCATTCAAAGTGATTCGTGCTAACCGTTACACTATAAGATATTGTAATTCTTTCTCTAATAAAAGGAGTCAATTGCTATTTAATGTTTTACCATTTCATCTTCCTACCTTCAATCCAACCATTATCTAAATATGATTGAATTTCATTATTTTTTATTTTAATAGATTTTTCATCTGTAATTTTATAAATCCAACATGTATTATATTGTGAGTTTAAAGATCCTTTTCCATGATCGATCTTAGACATTTTCATTTTATTTATAGAATCTTCTTTATGTTTTCTACCAGTCCAATTTATTAAAACTAACATTTTGTTTCTATATTCTGGATCTTTCCATAATTCTTTTAACCTTATTTTATTTCTTTCTGCATTCCGTTTTATAAATTCAGGATCAGTCCAATTTAGTTCATTCATTTTTTTACCTCCTTTAGATAATTGTTCTTTAGTCATGCAACCCGCACCACCTTCTCCGCCTAACGCTAAATTCATGCATTGAGGATCCTTTAATAGATCTTCATTAACCATTTCTTTTTCTCTAGCTTTTAAAGAATCTCTATCTTTTAAATATTCAATTATCGCAGTGACATGATTTTGTTTGCCATGTTTGTTTATTGAATGCCATAATCTTTTACCTGAACCAACATAACCATCTTCTAGGTTATCAGTTGAGTGCATTCCAATATAAAACCTTTCAGTAATGATACATGTAGTTTTATAGATGTAATGATATTTTCGCCTTGAGGCTTGTTTAACCTTAATTAACTTTTCCATATATATGGAAATGTTAAAAAGGTTCCCGGAGCGAATAGACAGGATCGAACTGTCATTTCCAGATTGGAAGTCTAGAGTAATAAGCCATTATACGATATTCGCGTTTAGTATTATCAATATGTCAATTAACGTTTGTTTTTAATTATAAGTAAATATAATCAAAATCTTTTAATCTTGAAAACTTTAAGTGTTAATTTTTTGTTAAAGTTTCCATTTTACATTTCCAACCGTTTGTTTTCTTTTCTACGGTCTTAAACAATTCTCTTAATAATCTTTCCTTTTCACACATATTCTATTGTTTTTAATTATAAGTAAATATAATCATTTTATTTGACTTATAAAAACCTCTAGTGTTAATGTTTTGTTAAAGTTATTAGAGTTTCGTAGTGGAATCGAACCACTTCTGATAGGGTTGCAACCTATCCAACCTCCAAGATTAAACGAAACATGTTAAATTAAAAAAGGACCAATCAGTTTTGAGAGGTCCTTTTGAATATTTATATGTTAATAGATTTTTAACTCATATTAACTTTATGATTTTCAAAAGAACCATTGTGTTTCCATTCTCTAGTATAAAAGACACATGTTTGATCCCCTGTCGGTAAGGCTAGATTCATCTCAAGTAGACTAATATTCTGCGATATGATTTGCAATGTTTTCATTTTAATTTGTTTAATTATATATAAGCTTTATTTTCTTATACATATTATATTATTATATATCTTTTAGTTTCAGCTAATTCACTATAAAAGAGCTTTATTTTTAATTTATTTTCAAAAAGTGTATTTCTTCACGAATTTAAATTATTTTATACTAGTTATATATAACTTTTTATTTTTGTTTCAATTACAATTAATTTTTTAGCACCCACCTCACTATCTCATCAACATTATAATGTTGAATCGTGTTTCACTACCTTTACGTTTTCACATATAGTCTAGTCTGTAGGGTCACGTAGTTAATTAGGTATCAGTAACTTTCCTATAAAGTGTTTCGAGCTTCTCCTATGTTACTAAAGATACTTTCCACTTATCACACTTAACTACTTGCTGAGAACTCATTTGTGTTGTAGTGAGGTATGTTATATTACACTCTTTTCTAAACCTATCCTTTCTCAAGGGAACAACACATCTAACATTACTGCTAGTATCTTTATGTAAACCAATAGTTTGGTAAGAAATTTTATCTTACATGGAATCAATTCCAGATTATTAATCCTCGTCTTATTCCGACACAATAGTTTGTAATTTACAAAGGTATTCAATGTTTAACCTGTTTTAATAGTCTTTCCTATCAGTCTACATTGTGCAATTAAGGGGCACGTTGCTCACAACCTATGCTTTAAATTATTAAAAAACTCTTTGCCCAAATTTCAGTGGGATACTTTCATAGTTATTACGCACTTAAAAGGTTTGCATTTGACTCATACTAATACATTTACAACAAACACAACTGCTGATACAGTCTATAATATTTGTAAAAACTACATTAACTATCTAATATGTTATAGAATAGAAAATATTATTGTTTGTCTTCAATCAAAGAGTTTTATTCTTTTATTTATTTTTTAAATTTTTTTTAATTTTATCTAATTGTTTTTGTGTTTGTTCAATATCACCTTTGATTTTTTGATTTTCACATTTTATTTCTTCAGAGACTTTCTCTAAATTATCTAAATTTTTAGCTTCTTTAGCTAAAGGTTTATTTAAAAATTGTATTAAATAATAGAATACTACTAATATTACAAAAATTGCTATAATAAATTTTATTGCCATTTTATTCTCCTTTTTTTAAAAAATTTAATAAATCTTCTAAACCATCTAAACCTTTGACAACTCTTACACCACTTTTTTTATCTTTAGCATCGTTAAGTATTTTTTGAATATACAAACTACGTCATAACCACTTTCATAAGCTTCTTTTATACTCTTATAATTAATGCTATGTTCTTTGTATACAATACATTCAGTTTCTTCATCTAAATAAATAGGTAAATTTTTGTTACAATAATCTAATAATATTAACATAACTATTTGTATTTAAAAAAACTCTTTGCCCAAATTTCAGTGGGATGTGCTCGGCGTGACCCTATCTGTGGAACGACACATATCTACAACAAACACAACTGCTGATACAGTCTATAATATTTGTAAAAACTACATTAACTATCTAATATGTTATAGAATAGAAAATATTATTGTTTGTCTTCAATCAAAGAGTTTTATTCTTTTATTCTTATTTCTGATACATCAACATTGTATTTTTTAGCAATGTCTTCGAGTGTTAATTCAATTATTTTAACTTCTTCAATTTCTTTCATAAACTTATAACTTATAACTTCTCCTTTTACCTTTGTTAATTCATATTCTGTTGCAGCTCCACTGTAAACTACATAACTGTATTCTTTATTTGTTTCTTTTACTAACCATCTTTTACACCAATAAATATTGGAGTCACTAACTAGAACCCATCTTTCATTAAATAATGATTTTGTTTTAAATGGATTTTCTAAAAATAAAGATGGATGATGATGAAGAACGTAGCGTTTTCCGTCTAACATAAATGTGCTTCCTGATTCAATTTGAATTGGATAAGTTGATTTAAAATTTATAGCTTCTACTTTAGTTTTACCGCCGTAAATTGTCCAAACATTATCTCCTACTTTTAAATCCTTTAACGTTCTCATGTTGTTTTGTTTTTAATTATAAGTAAATATAATCAAAACTTTTTAATCTTGAAAACTTTAAGTGTTAAAGTTTTGTTAAAGTTTTCTGATTGTTGTACCATTTAATAAACATTAATACTCCTAAGTAAACTGCTTCGATTTTAGACAAATCTGTTTTTCGATAGTCTATGTCTTCAAAAAACGGGTGATTAATAGTAACGATATTTCCTGTTATTTTAAAAGTATACCCTAATGATTCAATTTTTTCTACAACAGGCATTAACCAATCCCAGTTTTTATTAAAAGGTAAATCTTCTAATAAAAAATAAGGTTCATTGTTGTAATCACATACCTCGGCTCCTTCTAAAGTTACGATTTTTCGTTCATCACATACCCAATCGGATTCATTGTTGTAATCACATACCTCGGCTCCTTCTAAAGTTACGATTTTTCGTTCATCACATACCCAATCGGATTCATTTGAAGAATGATATTGCAAAGTTTGAAACTTTTTATTTTCAATCTTATAACCCATGAACTTAGCTATAATTTTTATTTTTTTTCCCATAATTCATTTAAAGGTTATATTAATTTTCTGTCAAATTTTTATGATTGTTTTGTTTTAATACAAATTTTCTTTATAGTTTGTATATGGGAAATTAAACAATTCATCTAGATTGTTTGGATTAATATACATTCCTTTCACGTAATGTGCGTCTGATCTATTTATGGTTGATCTTGTGTAAAATGACATAGTTTATATTTTTAATTAAATAATAAATGTAAATCCAATGAGTACTAATAATGAAAGTATAGCAATTAATATGAATATATTGACTTGTCTCTGTATAAATTTCTTTTCTTCGGTATTCATTAATAAATTATTTGTTATAACTTATACCTTTGATTTTTGGTTTGTTTCAATTTCCTTTATGTGCTTGCAATTTCCTCTTCTAAATGTAGAAGCAGGACAATTACAACTCCAATCGCCTTGTTTAAATTTTACTAAATATTCTGATTTTCCATTTGATGAAGGTACTTTAAATTCAAGATCTATCTGGGACTTAGACGTCACCTCTAGGGCAATCTGTTTCTCTTTATATATTATATCATCAGTATACTCGATATCCTCCCTTGTTGTTCCAGGATCAACCTGAATCCATCCTGGGCAGATATATGTCCCGCTTAATGTGTTAAATATTCCAAATGTCTTGAAAACTGGATCTCTTGGTATTTTATATTTTGCCATAATATTTTTAGTATGTTAGATTAACTAATTATTCTTCGAACCCCCTAGAATGTACTATAGTAACACCATATAATTCCTCATACTTTTTCTTAAAGCCAAATGGCATATATCGTACGTAATCTCCTTCAAATAACCATTTAATTGTTTTTTCACAAACGTCATGTAGGGATTTATCACTACTTCGATTTGTTTCACCAAGATATGATGCGTTTTGCTGAGAATCCCAATCAGTCTGATATGATATTGTAATTCTTTTACCCTTTGACATGTGAAATTTATATAATTTTCCGTCGATATTTATAAATCCTGGAATCATTTCAAATAATATGTTTGTATCTTTATTGAAATTAGTCATAATTGATTGTTTTAATTTGTATATGTAAATATAATCAAAAAACTCTGTATTAAAAAATACAGAGTGTTAATTTTTTGTTAAAGTTATGTTTAGTTGGGTTTTATTCTCCAATTACATAATTCACCATAATCGAAATTAGGTCTATCTACTTGATTATGTTTAATAAAATCATGCCATGGTTCGTTATGATGGTTTGATTGAATGGTTTTACCGTTATTCCATGCATCAATTAACTCTTCTTTGGTTAAAACTCCATTTATTGATAATGAGAAAGATAGTAAAGTACTACCCTTTCCTAGGGTTATTCCCTCCGGTGATGAATGTGCCATAATTTTTTATTTAGTTATTTTTAAATTTTGTTTTTGTTTTTACGTAATTATTTTAATAAACTTCATATATGATATACTCTTCCTATGAACTCTTTCTATTTTTGTTTCTCCACATTTACATTTTGTTACGATATAGTTAGTTTCATTTTCCATTGGAATATTATACAACGAGGTATCGAAATAGTGTTTGTGTTTATGTTTTTTGAACCACATATTATTTTGTTTTTAGTTATATGTAAATATAAACAAAAAACTCCGCATTAAAAATACGGAGTGTTAACTTTTTGTTAAAGTTTATTTCTGATCAAATGTTGAAGTAAATAAGTCATTCAAATAAATAAACATTATAGACAGTTCATGTGATTGAGAATAGCCCAATGATGTAATAAAACAATCATTTTCTTTTTTATACATCTCGAACATTCTAGATCTTGTCATCTTTGAATATTGTACATTTGCAATTCTATCACATAACTTTACGAACAAAGCATACTCTGTGCTTTTAATTCCTTCATAGTATTTATCGTTTGCTCGTTCCTTTCGTGTTTTACCCTTTTCATTTGAAACAGCATAAATAATATCCGCTGCAACATGTCCTATCACATTTTTAACATCATTATATGATACTCTAGTATCTTCAATAAGATCGTGGCCATACGCTGCTAAAATAACTGATTCTATGTCATTTGGATTGCGAACTAATTTTATAAATTGTTGAGCAGTATTAGCTACCATTCTTAAATGAAATTCATATGGTAAATACGTATCGTACATGTGATTAGTAGATCTATGTTGTTCTAAAATATATTTGATTTTGTCTTCCATGATAATATGTTTTAATTTGTATATGTAAATATAATCAAAAAACTCCGTATTAAAAAATACAGAGTGTTAAATCTTTGTTAAATTTCTATTTAAATATTAATAGTATTTTTACTACCATCTGTCATTGAATAAACAATATGTGATGGAATTAAGACATGTTCATTCGTATTAAACATTTCTACGTATTTTTTTCCCATACCTGATTTTAAATATGCAACAGTCATATGAGGATGATAATCAGGATAGTCTGTTTTATATGGAAGTTCACATAAAGATTTATTGGCGGCATGTAAATTATCTCCCTTAATATCAAATTTAAGTACATCAAACTCTTTGTTTTCAAATAATGAAATGTTATGTGCGATACATTTACCAAAGTCAAACCCTTGTAATTTTACTTTAACAGTATTTAATGATACATCTGCATTCAGTCCATATAATAGAGTACAATGTGATTCGGTTTCTAGACCATGACCTCCTCCTTCATCGGATTCAAATAGATCAGACGCTATTATTTCTTTATGAATTTGTGCCATTTTTGGAAAGTCAAAGTATAACATTGCACAATTAGCGCTATATGTTTGTTTTTTAGCCTCGTTCATAAATTCCTCAAATAATTTTATTTTTTTCATTTGCCTTATTTTTTATTAAGTTTCTTTCCCTTTTCAATAGCCCAATCAACTCCTTCATCTCCACCCCATAGTAACCAACTAACATATCCTTTATCAAGCCATGGTGTACTTTTAAATTCAGGTGATATTGCTGAGTTTTTTCTATGTCTATTAAATGATGCCATTCGAGATACAACATCAGCAGATATCTTTTCTTTATTTGCTAATTGATTTGCTCGTTGCCATCCAACTGCAGTACCGGCCTTTATTTCATCTCTACCATATTCATCGCGCCAATCAATTGCCATTTTTGCATTTTGAGATGCGGCAGCTGGATAATCATTATATGTTTCCTCTGATTCGTTTAAAAACTCTTCAAATAATTTTATCCTTTTCATTAATGTATTAATCTTTTTCAGGCTTCCATGGAAGTTTTTTGTCATGACCACCGTCTCTAACTTCTTTGGCTAAATCCTTATCTGCATTTCCCCATGTTCCTTTTCCTTTTTCTAAGAATGCATTTACTCTTGCATATCCCCATCCTTCTTGTGTCATTCCAGCATAGTGACTTGAATTCCATGCTCCCATTCCTCTTCGCATTACCGCTCTAATAATTCCAATAGGAACACCTGATGCTTTTGCCTTATTGTCTAATCCAGTATTAACCGCTGCGTTTGCGAGTTTTTCACGTGAAGTTGCCTTATCTTCCTTCTCACTAATAAAATCAGGATAGTTGTCATTTCCACAGTTATGGCAAATATATGGATCATTTCCACCTTCTTCTAATCTCCATTCCCACTTGCATTTATCACATGTTACTTGATTAACAGAAAATTCTTCAAATGTTTTAAATAGTTTCATTCTTATTTTATTTTATTTTATTTCAAATCTTTCTGGATTTAAATCCAGTGTTTTATTATCCATATAATAACTTAATCGAATTAATTCAGTATCTGATTTTTTGTCTATATCAGTTCCATAAAAGTCATTATATATTGTTCTGTATATTTGTATTGTTGAATCGTATGGCACTCCAGGTTGAGAATTACTTTCAATTATATATAGCTTTCCGGACTTGTCTTCCATTATGTCAAAACATATATAAGGAAGATCTGAAAATATTTTACCGAACCTAGACACTAGTGTATTAAATTTTTCAGGAATTTTATTTACGTCCATTTTAATATACTTAAAATCCATTTGCTCATCCTTCTTTCCCTTTCCCGACTTTGCCTTATCATTCATTGGTTCCCTTTCCATCCAAAAGAAAGGCTTACCTTTGAATGTAAATAACCTGTGCTCTGCTACCTTATCAATATACTCTGAGTAAACATCTAATTTTGTGTGATCTGCTGCATCCCATTCTGATTGATTTTTAAATATCTGAATGCCTATTCCTGAATGTCCCTTAGCAGGTTTGCCTATCAAAGGAAATCCTATTTCCAGGGCTTCTTCAGTGCCATGTACTGTTTTTGGAATATTTTCATCACCTTTAACCATCTTGTGAAATACTGATTTAGAACCAGATAATTTAATAAATTCAGGTAAATTATATATATTTTCTTTCTTAATAAGTCCCTCATCTAATAGTTTCTGTGTAACTTCAGAATTGTAAGTTAACACTGGAAATTCAGGATTAATATCTAAATCCTTATAATTTTCGAGTGTTACCTGAATAAAGAAATTGTCTCCTGCAAAATCCTTATACGACCACCATCGATGACCACTTGTAGGGTTAATTGTTAAGTATATTTTATATAGACTTGGAAAATTAGATTGCTCCGCAATAAATTGTTCAAATAATTTAATTTTTTTCATAGATTATATATCTTATATATAAGATGACGAAAGTTCCCTTAGATGATTTAATAATTTTATGTCTGTTATTTTATAAATAATCTTCATTCCTTCTTGTTGTCGTTTAACACCCATAACAGATCTGCCGCCATTGAACTTAATTTCATGTACCTTTGCAATATTAGGATCCATTTCAAAAATACAGCCAGAAAATTGGTCTTCTTTAGTCTGTAATGGAACAGATAACCAATAGACTCGATGTGACTTTGTAATCTTATTATATTGATTATGTGGTATAGTAAACGAATCATAATAAAATAATGGAGCATTTGTCTTTACTTCAACACTCATGCCATCTACTACCATATCCTTTATACTATCAAACACATCTAATGATTCTTCAACAACACATCCATGTTCCCTTAAATGTTTTGCAATTATCTTTTCACCTAACATTCCTAATAGTATTTTTTTGTAATTTACATCCATTTTTTTATATTTTAAAATATTTATTATAAGACTACTTATTTCATATATAGCCTTTACGTACTAAACAAAAAAATGGTAGCTCATGAGCTACCATTTTTATAGATTCCCATTAATATTAATGGGAATCTTCTACATCATTTGCTTCACTATAGCATAAATAGTCTGGATTAATAACCTTTGCTATTTTATTTCTTTCACCAGTATGATACTTAATTACAATGCCTTCGTGTGGAACCTTTGTTCCTTTAATAAAGTTTTTGAATGTAAATTCGTCTTGCACTGATTGAGACCAAAGGCCAGAGTGTAATACCTCGACATGTGGAAGATTAAACTCTTCATTTATTAAGAATTCGGTGGTTTTTGGTGATAAATATTCTCCATCTCGTTTAATATCGAATGCAACAAATTGAGTATCTGTTAAACCGTATTCATAGTTCTTTTGAATACCTGCTCCATAAATTTCACCATAAATTACAATTCCTTCACCAATACTAGTGTGTATGTTTTTTGCATATTCCCAAAGACTTTCTTTAATCCCATACTGCTTTGCAATATTAGACCAAACATCAGTAGAATAGAAACCTTGTGAGTCACTTCCTTTTTCAACATTATGTGAACCATATACATACTCATATCCAATGAATTTATGTCCCGGAAATTTTAAGTATTTTTTAATATTATCCCATATAGATAATTTATTTTTTCTAACAATACCGAATCTCGCGTTTGTTCCGTGAATTTTTCTTGTAATTTGAACTTCGTCTGTTTCGTTGAACATTCCATCCACATTTTTTAAATTTGGAAATTTGTAATAAACATGAAAGTTTTGATTGTCTCGATATTTAATTTTTCTACCTCCAGCAAGTTGAATTTGTCTAACAGGAGGCTCATATTTAGTAACACCTAACATTAACATCATATCAGTTCCAACTGGACAATTTTTTTCTAAAGACTGCGGTGCTAAATACTTAAATGGAATAAGAAGACACTCGGAGTATACTCCTCGTAACTTCACAGTGCGCACGCGGTTACCTTTTCTGAGATATGTAGTAACACCCATCAAATCTGAAAGTGCCTCAGGAATGACCGCATCGGTTGTTGCAACCACTATCTTATCACCAGTTTGAAATTCGTTTTTCTTAGTTACACAACTCCAACCTCCGATTAATGCTAATTCAAGAAAATCAGCCCCTTTAATTTCATTAATTTCCGTAACTAAACCAACGTAACATACTGAATTTAAATTTTCCATATTTATTTATTTTTAACTATTTCTATTAATTTTTTAAGACATCCTAATCTAGCTTTTTCATAAGTTTTGTAATTTGTTCCGTAAGATTTACCAAGGTTATCATATTTATGTATTATGTATCCTCCATAAAAATCTCCTAAATCTTTACTTCTTTTCAAAGGTAAAG